TCCCATGCTTGGGATATTCAGTTCCATTTACTTATACTAGAGGTGGGGCTTATTGCCTTATTAATATCCCTAATACATCATTTCAAACATTCTATATTAAAGCGGCTATTGCATCAGTACACTATTCTGGAGCAGGAATGGGCGATTGGGTAGGAGACCATAGAGGCGAGGGCGCGTGGTGGCTTCATTGTGATGCTGTAGGTAGTAATGCAGTACAGGTGAAGGGATTTCATCTAGCTAATAAGAATAACGATAGTTGGTGGGGCGGAAATCCACTATATTCAGGTAACGGTGCAGCTAAGGAAATTACAGTTTGCTTATTTGGATATGTCAAATACAAATAACAATTATTAACTTTTGATTTATTATAAAATAATATACAATTATATATGTTTAATAAAAATAAATGATTTATGACTTTAAATGATGTTTTAACAAAGCAGAATCTTATTACAAAGATTCTTTTAGCCGGTAGCGGCAAAGAACTCTCTAAGGAGTTAAAAGTAAAGATTATGAGAATTAGAATGTCTTATAATAAGATTAAGAAACAGTTTGATGAAGATACACAAGAATTTAGTAAGCAAATTGTTTCAGATGAATTAAGAGATTTAGCTAATAAGACAGAGCGTACTCCTGAAGAGGAAACTAAGTTTAATGAGTTGAATAATAAAGCTAATTCAGAATATCAGGAATATCTTGTACAAAAAGGTAATGAAGATATTAAGGATGCACCTGAAGACACACTTACAGAAGATGAGTATGGTGATATTCTTGATGTAAATTCTGATGGTGAGTATGAGATTAATGGTCAGAAAGTAAAAGCTGCTGACCTTATGGAAGCTTTTTATGAATTATTTGTTAAGTAATGGAAATAACAAAACGGAATCAAACATTTAATCTTAAAGATACAACTTCTGATGGTTGGACTGTTTCAGGTTCAGCTACTCAGGAGGTTGATGGCAACACTTCTATTAATTTTAGTGTAAGCAAAGATGGAGAGTTGAATAATCAAGTTGGTTATTATAATTATAATGTTCCAACTGATGGTATGGTTAATATTAATATCACAGCAATTCCAGAGAATTTGGATGCAGTGATTGATTATACCCAGACTGCAACTAAAAAAATTAAAGATTATCTCGCTAACCAAACAATTTCTAAGTAATATGGGAAGAAAAAAACCTAATTCAGCTCCATCTGGTTTGTCAGAAGGAGGCAAAACCGGCAAGGGAAAAGGAAAAAAGTGTAAATAAAATAACTTATAAGTTGCTAATAATTTCTCTTAAATATCTACCTTATTTATTAGCTTTAGTAGATATAATACATACTATCTTATCATATTATGATATAAATGGAGATATTTTAAGACTAATTGGAGGAATATCTATATTATCTTTAATATTCATATATTTAGCTTCATTCGCATTTAAATTTTGTGGATTACATAGACTTCCAATATACTATGTATTTCTAAGTAATTTAATAGCAACTTATGATACTTATATAGGCATTCCATGCACAGATAAGCAATTACTCTGTACTTATTTAATAATAACGGGTATATTTATTATAGGATATGTTATAGCTTATAAAAAAGTTACTAAATTAGATTATAGATGATATTGATGCGGGTAATTCTAATGTATCATATGAAGAGTAGTGTAAAATTCTTCACTTTATCTAGAATATAACAGATAAAGATTAGAGAATGAGCAAAATACAAGCATGTGATTATTTAGATGTTAGTCATGCTACTTTTGACAATTATGTTAAGAACGGATGGATTCCAAAAGGATATAAATAGGATGGGTTTAAGGAATTGTCTTGGATGAAATCTGATCTTGACTTTTATTTAAGATACTTATTCTAATAATAAGTAACGTTCTGATGTTTGAGGAGACGTAGTTAGAGGTTATTATCAATTGATAATGCCATTAACTATGTTTCCTCTTTTTATTTTTAGTAATGTCCGAAATTTGAGAATTTAAAATATATAATTGTTTAGTTCTAGAACATAAACAGATAATTATTGAAATTTTAAATTTTTAAGCAATGAGTGAAACAAAAACTTTTGTTGTTCCTGATAATTTAACAGGAAACAACGATAATCTTGCTACTATGGCAATGATGAATGGAGGTTTTGGAGGAGGTATGTGGAATAACCCATTAACTAAAGAATGATAACATAAGTGGGTTTAAAACTCAGGGAAACTCCTTAGAGCTTTAACTACCAAATATAAATAGTGATATTTATATGGATGAATTAACTACTCATGTATGGTAATAAGGTTAAAGATTGGACAATCCTGAGCCAAGCTCCCTTTTAGGGAGAAGGTGCAACGACTATCGAAAACACATCAAATGATGGAAGTGAGTAGAGTAAGGTTCAAGTGAATCTGAAGTGCTGAGTACTCTTAAAAGAGTAATGATATAGTCTAAACTTTATAGAAATATAAAGATAATATGTGGAAACGACATATTAGTAAATAATAATGTTATGTATCTCGTATGGATGTACATTATGCGCTGGATGAATAATGGTTATGGAGACCAGGGTGGAGATCCAGCAGTACAAAGACAGCTTCAAACTCTCTAGGATTAGATGCAAGATAATCACAATTCAGATTTAATTATGTAGGCTATAAAGGGAAATAGTTCTGCTTTACAAGATTTAACTACTAGATTAAGTTGTGATGCTATCTAGAGTGCAATTCAGAGTGTACAATCTAGTATAGCTAATGTGGGTAGTTAGGTAGGATTTTCTTCTGAAAGAATAATTAATGCGGTAAATAGTGGAGATAGTGGTATTATCCAAGCTCTTAATAACTGTTGCTGCTCTACTTAGAAGGAAATTCTTAAAATGGGTTATGAGAATCAGATTAACAACTAGAATCAGACTTATTAGTTAACTAGTTAGTTAAATGGTGTAAATAATGTAATTCAGAATGGATTTCGAGATACTAATTATGCCACTTAGCAATAGACTTGCTCTTTGTAGAATACAATTAAAGATACAACTACTATTAATACTAATGCTATTTTAGCTAAGTTAGATGCTCTTAGTACTTCGGCTTTATAGGATAAGATTGAAGCTTTGCGTGAAAGAAATAGTGAGTAGGCTACAGCTATTAATAATTCTCAACAAAGCGCCTTATTTGCTTAGATGCTGCAACAACTCCTATTAATGCCGCTGTAAGTAATTTAACTCAAGAAATAGCTAGTATTTAGTGTAAACTTCCAAATACAGTAACTTTACCATATTCTTGTGCTACTGCAGTTCCTACCTCTTTAGCATATAATTTATATGGAGCTAATACAGGTGTTTGGGCATAAGAAAGGAGGTATCTATGATATTACTTAATCCTTATGTTTACGCAAATAGAAATGGCATTCTTAGATTAGAAGCTAATTCAGTAAATGTTGGAACCACTAATGTAACATTTACCTTTACTCCACATAATTTCTTAAATAAAGCTTATTCGGGATTAATTTTATTTAAATTGCCTGGATTTACAGCTCCTTCTACAGCAGTTCCTATTGTATTTAGCACAAATGGAAAAAATTAGGATTTAACTACATTAGGTGGAGAGGCTGTTACCTCTGCAACTTTAAATAAGGCTGGTATATATTTAGCTTATTACGAAAATAATACATTACAATTATTATATTAATACATGGCATTTTCTAATTTACGTAACGGTAATCAACTATTTATATTACATAAAGATAATGTACCATCATTGGAATTAGGTAAGGTAGCTAACACCGCCTATTCCTAAGTATGGTAATACTGGGATGTATAATCCGGAGATGATTTTAGATATTACTGCTGACGTAAATGGAACTATGACTAATTTCTAGAAATTGCCAGCAAATAGTGAGATAGCAGATTTTGGTAATAATATAGTTATATCTTGTAATAAAGAAGCTATGAGTAGTGAAATTAATTCCATGAAATAGCGAAGTACAGATATAGTTAATAGTATTTAGTTACATAAAGACATTATTAAAGGATGTGATGAAATACTTATGCAATTAAATCCTGAAATCTAGGAAAGACAAAGATAGGAAGCAGAGAATAAAGCTTTAAGAGAGGAAGTTAATTCTCTAAAAGAAATGTTTAAAGAGTTTATGAAATCATGGCAACAATAATTGAAGTACAAGATACAAAGTTAGACAATCTTTCTGAGTATGTAGAGAAAATGATCAATTATGGCGGAAAAGTAATGCGCTGTATTGAAGAAATGTAGTCTAAAGATTACAATGAGAAGTATGGAAGACGTAGATACCCTAGAGAAGAGTATCGTGACCCTGACTATAATAGATATTTCTAATTATGAGACAAGCTTTAGATACTTATGATGATATGCCTAAATATATGAAGTAGTATTTACGTAATTATGGATGGCATTTCAATAAAGCTCTATGTAATTATGCTGTATCTCTGATGGAAAAAGGGGGTCAAAAACTTGAACCAGTATCTAAAGAATATGTAGATAAGACTTTAGAACAATATAATGTTCAATTAGAAAAGAATGTAGGTTGTGACTATGTATTCGTAGCTAATATGTGTAAAGCGGATTACTATGGTAGTAGTATAACCGATGAAAAGCACTTTGCTCTCTACATTAAAGACACAATAGATGATGAGGATGCAGGTGATGGTACCACTATGAGAAGATGGTATGCAACTATGGTAGCTAATGGAACAATGGTAGATTGGGAAGAGTTTATATGATACATTACAAAGCTTGTTTAGAAAAATATAATTGGTCAGTTGACATTTACGTAATACAGTATAAGCACGATTTAGAATATCTAGATTGTATAGCTAGTAAATATAATGTGCCTAATAAAATTTATGATAAATTAACAAATAGACTAACTAATTATATTAATTCTGGATTTATTTATAATTGCGACAAAACTAATCACAGTATTATATTTGTAGGAGAATCAGATTCTATTTATGAAGCTGCAAATACTCTAGCACATGAAAAGAATCATCTAGAGATATATCTGTGTAAGTTATTAAATATAAATCCAGAATCAGAAGATGCTGCTATTCTAAGTGGGGATATTACAGAATAGTTAATAAATCCATATATAGTATAGCTAATTAAATAATTAAAAAGTAGTAATAGAGGAATTTCTTAATTTTAAGGAGTTCCTCTATTTTTGTTTTGCAGCAATATTTCTATTAAATATATATAGACCATAAAATAATAAATATACAAATACTATGGGAAAATATTTTAGTATTGCAGAATTAACTAAGAGTGAAACTGCAAATAAAAGAAAAATTGACAATAAACCTACTAAAGAAGTAGAAAATTGTCTTAATTAGTTAATAGATAATATTTTAGATCCATTGAGAAAAGCTTATGGATAGCCAATTATTGTGTCTAGTGGATATAGATGTCCTGAGTTAAATAAAGCAGTCGGAGGTGCTAGAACTAGTTAGCACACACTCGGCTAGGCTGCAGATATTCATACTAAATCTAATTCTAAGGAAAGTAATAAACAATTATTTGAACTTATTAAATAGTTAAAGCTTCCTTTTGATTAGCTAATTAATGAGTATAATTATTCTTGGGTACATGTCAGCTATTCTCCTAGAAATAGAAGACAAATCCTTAATATTAAATAATGGCACAACTTTTTGGTAAAAACTATTAGGAAGTAGGTTCCTCTTCCTCCCCACTATTACTAAGAAGTAATGGAGAAATTAAATTATAGTGGGGAAATAAATTTATAGATTTAATTAAAAACGGGAAAATAAATTCAGAAGCTAAAGATTATATATTTACTGTAGATACTTCTGATGAAATTAAAGCAAATGGGATATATTTAGTTACAGAAGATAGTTCTATTTGGATAAATGTAGAAGGTACTAAAACTAAATTAAATAACACTGATACTACTTATGTGTCATTTTTAACGGAATAGGAAACAACTCCTGAATAGAAATAGCAAGCTTTAACTAATTTAGGCTTAATATATGAAAATATAAATGCCTTAAATAAAGCAAATCTCGTAACTGGTTTAGCTTATGTAGTTGAATCCAATAAATTATATTTAATTCAAAACAAAGTAGTTTCAGAATATTAGGTAGCATCAGCTTTACCTGCTTCAGGTAAATTTGATGATTTAACTATTAGTAATTTAACTATTAAAAACGACACTATAAATTCTAATTAGCTAAGTTTTACTATAGGAAAAACATAGTATTTATAGTTAAAAAATAGTTAGATTATATGTAGTATGCCTTTATTGTCTGACACTATCCAATCCTCTAATTATATATACAATTCATCTGGCTTTTCTTTATCCTATAAGCAAGGTAAATCTAGTTTAGATATAGACAGTATTAATTGGAGAAATATAGAATCAGAGTTACCTAAAAATCAAAAAGAGTATATAGAATACACTATTATAGGTGAATACAATATTGTTACAAGTACCTAGCAAGTAAGTTCAGACAATTCAACCTACAATTACCAATTTAATTTAAAATATCCAAATACTTTAAGTGTAAATGACTTTATTGAGGCTGAAATAAATACAACATATAATGTGTATTTAATTAAGGAGGAGATTAAAGAAGTTAAATAGGAAAAAGAGGTTAAAACTGAAACAGGAACAAAAACTGAAACAGATGTTATAAATCAAAATTGGTTCTATTTAAATAAGAATTTACCAGAGGGTTTTATTTTAAAAGTGGTATTAGATGACGGTAGTATTGCATACTATGGTTCCGAAGCTGTTGGTGAAGTATTAAAATTAGAAAATTCCAATAATATTGAGAGTAAACATGTAGTTTCTGCTCAATTAGTAGTTAAAAAAGAAGAAGTAGGTGTAGTAACATATGTACCTAGCACTAAATATTTTGTAGATGTAACTACTAGTTAGAAACATTCTAATAAACCTTTAGAATGTAAAATTGTTGAAGTTAGTAATAAGTACATAATCGTATCGCCACTTGATTAGGAAGCAGGTGGTGATATTATAGCTAGTGGTCAATTTAAAATATATTAGGCGAGAGTTCCTCAATTTATTTAGGGTGAGGGATTCTTAGCATTACGTAAATGGGATTCTGTAAATAATAAATATGTTTATCATACTATAATAGGTACTTATAAAGAATCTGAGTTTGGAATATCTGATGATACTAATGATAAATTTGGATTTTATAGTGATGATATTAAAGTTACTGGAATTTCATTAAGCGGAGCTAAATTTTCAGGACAATTACCTAGTTTTACTGAAACTAAACCTGATACAATAGCAAATAATTAGTTTCCAACCATGGAAATAGTTAATGAAAAAATAAAGAAAGCTGTTGATGATGCAGGTGATACTAACATATCCTTAATTAGTAAAAACTCTCTACCTAAGGGTTCTATTATAATGTTTAATAGTGCTGAAAATATACCTGATAAATGGTAGATTTGTGATGGGACTAATGGAACTCCTAATTTGATTGACAAATTTATTAAGGCTGGAACAACTCTTAAAGAAGAATCTATAGAATTAACTAAATATACAAACTCTACAGAAACTCCTGGAGAAACAACTCCAGAACAATCAGAAGATAATAAATATAAGCTTGATGCTTATTCCTTAATATTTATAATGAAAATGAAATAATGAATATGGAAAGTAATTTTGATGACACAATGTTTGAAGTAGATGAATTCGATGAGACTCCAAGCAATTTAGAAACAGATCCGAAACCTGAAAAAACAGACAATTAGGAGACTGATTCTACTCCTCCAAGTGAAGGAGATTAGGAAGATGATTTAACTACTGAAGTATTAAGACTTAGAGGTATTAGTAATCCGGACAAGATTAAATTTGAAGATGAGAGTGGTGCTGTTACAGAACGCTCTTGGGATTCTCTAACTAAAGAGGAGTAGATAAATATCTTAGCAGATTAGAGAGAGCATTAGGAGACTAATAATGAGTTAGCAGAAGATGAAATTGACCTTATTAATGCTATTAGAAATAGTGGAATGAGTGTTCAAGATTATATGCAAACTATTACTCCATAGATTAATCAGCCATAGGATACAAATTAGTTTGATGCTATGTCGGATGAAGATTTATATGCTTTCGATATTTTAAATAAAGTTGGTAATGATAACATTACAGATGAAGAACTAGATGCAGCATTAGAAGCTGCTAAGGCTAATGAAACTTTATTTAAGAAAACAGTTGATGGATTAAGACAACAATATAATAGATTACAAGAAGAACAAAAACAGAACATTGCAAATCAACAATAGGCTGCTGCTCAGCAGAGATACTAGGCATTTGCTAATGTGGTTAACAATTAGATTGACAACTTTAATAGTTTTGCAGGACAACCTATTCAATTATCCAATCAAGATAAGGACAATTTGTCTGAATTTATGTTAGCTTTAGATGAAGATGGTTCTAGTGCTTTAGGCAAAGCATTACAAGATCCTAAACTTTTAACTAAAGCTGCATTTTGGTTACTTAATGAATAGGAATTAATTGCAGAGCTATAGAAGCAACAACAAGATGCATATACTCGTGGTTATAATGCAGGTAAAGGAGATATTCTTAACAAATCTAAATTCGTATTTAAACCCATAAAGCAAGCTGCGAGTAAAAAGGATGAATCTATTTGGGATTCAGACGATTGGGATTAATTCTTAAATTTAATTTTTATTTATGTTAGTAGCAAATTTTGTAACAAACCATGCAACCATGGGAGATACAAGAACTTACGAAGATTTTAGTAAGTTTTTAGGTGAAAGACCTCACCGACTTGGAGTAGTATCCAGACTCTATCCAGAATTGACAGCTACATTCTTGACAGAGGCACTGCGAAATGTTTATTATGGTGATTCTAAGCCAAGTAAGTATCAAAGTATCGATTCCACTTACTTTGAGTGGGAGGTGGAAACTAATTATATTAAACGTGTTCCATTTGCAGCTGAACCAGTTGGTGATGGAGCAAACGGCTCTGAGATTGAAATGATTTTCCCAGAGAATTATTATCGTTTGCACGAAATCTTCAAGATTGAAAGTACTGGTCAATAGTGTTTTGTTGTTTCCGATAGTGTTAGAAAGGCAGATAATATGTGGTCAGTAATGGTTCGCTTGCTTGATGATGATTATTCTTCTGTACTTGATACTGATGGCACACATATTGGTGATTACACTTATTTTATTGGTAATGCTAAACCAGAATTGCATGAGACTGGTTGGGTTAAGTATCAAAGTAATGTAGAAAAGATGCGTAATTATATGAGTACTATTCGTGTATAGGATACATATAGTGCTAAATATGCATTGATGGAAGATACATTTATCAAGATTGGTAAAGGAGAGAACCAGGGATGCCTTACTGAAAAGATTTACAAGCTGGATCCTATGAAGAAGAATCTTATCGAGAACTTCTTGTATGCAAGAGAGAATATGATTTTGCTTGCTAAGGGTACTGTAGGTGTTGATGGTAAGACTACATTAGCTGATAAAGCTACAGGAAGACCTATCTTCATTGGTGATGGTGCTATCCCTCAAATTGAAAGATTTGCAAGTAAGTATTCTGCAAATAGAATTACAATAGGTACATTCCATACAGTAATTTCTGATATGGTATCAAAAGCAGATAAGCCAACAGGTAATCATTTCTGCTTTATGTGTAATGAAAAAGCTTGGGCTATTGTACAAAGAGTACTTGGTGAGTATCTTTCTACTAGAAAGACTGATGGAGCTTATCTCTGGTCTAAGCAAGGTGAAGGAAAGTATATTAAAGTAGGTGCTACATTCGATGCATATGAGTGGGGAGGCAATACTATCAGTTTTAAGGTTGATAGAACATTGTCTAGAGAGTACCAAGACCCATATTTCTTGTGTATTGATTTGACAACTGGTAAGACATCTACACAACCTCCTATTCAAATGTTCTCATTGAAGGGTAAAGACTACATTTTCAACGAAGTTCTCGGTGTAGGTGGTCGCTCAGGAGGTGAAAGTGGTGTTGTAAGTTCACCTGTAGCCGGTGGTCTTATGACAATTTGGGGATATGCAGGCATCGCTGTATTTAACCCTTATAAATCATTTATCCTTAAAGCTAAGGAATATTGATTTAATTAATAGATTTAAAAAGATTATCTAATAATATTAAGATATGGTAGGAGACGAGGTGCTCTCCTACCTATTCATAGAAATTTATAATGAATTATGGCAAAGAAAGTTAATGATGTAAAGGACGGTGACTTAAAGAGTAATGTTGTTGTTCTTAGAAGTGTTTATGGTAAAGTTGGATAGAAATATTTTATTCAGCCACAAAGAAATCCTAAAACTGGACGTTTTCCAGAGTGTGTAAAGTAGGTAAATTCATATGGAGATATTATCCTTACAGAAGATGAAAGAAATAGAGAAGCGCTAGGTTTAGCACATTTTATTCCAGTAACTGAAGTATTTACTATTACTGATGGCAAGTCCTTTGATTTGGATGATATTTATCAAGCTGCTGAATGGGAAGCAATTAAAAACTGCGATCTTATTGCTGTAGATAGATATGCTAAGAATGATAAGGGTGATTATTTAATTGATGGTACTGTAGACAAACATTCTACAAGACCTCGTTATGGTGCTGCTGAGTTATATGTTGATAGACCTGGTCTTGATGCATCTCGTAGAGTTACTAGAAAGAAACTTATTCATCAGGCTATTAACTTCATTCTCGATGATGAAAGAGGTTATGACGGCAGATTGCTTGTGGCTAGAGTATTGGGTAGAAATATGAAGAATCAACCTAATGCAGATGTTGAGGATTATTTAATTTCTATTGCAGAAAAGACTCCAGAGAAGATTATTAATTGTTACACCGGAGGAGATATGCAATTCCGTATGTTATTTATTGAAGCCCGTGAACATGGAGTAATTAGAAAGAAACAAGGTCTTTATGTTTTCGGAGACGATGGAAAATGCATCTTGGGAGCAACAGATGATGCTGCTATTGAATGGATGCAAAGTCCTAAAAATAGTAAAGTCATGGCTATGATTCGTAAAGATACTTATCCTGAAATGTTCGTAGATGAAGAACTCTCAGATAAGAAATAATAAACAAAATTAATCGTTTTAAATGACAGCTAGGTAGAATTAAAATTAATTTATTATAAAATATATTGTATATAGAACTACTTGTTTAATAAACAATAAAATTTATGTTGGAGTACATCATACAGATGATCCTAATATATTTGATGGCTATTTAGGTAGAGGTTTATGGAAAAATCATACTCGGTATATAAAAATCCAACTCCAACAATATAAATTAATACTGCCCACTTATCTAGTAATAGGTAAGCAGTAGGGAGCAAAAACGGTGGAGGCTGTGACGCTAATACCGTGGTAAATTATTTAATAATATAAATAATCACCGTAACGCATAGGAATTGAACCTAAATAATAGAATATAATATTCCCAAGAGTGTTCCCCTTCCTAAGAGATTAGGAAGAATATGTATGCTGGACTAAAACAAATAAGAAGTTTTAGAGCTATAGGATAAAAAGCCTATAGGGTAACAACACGAGATATTTGAAGCAACTTTAATAGAATTGAGTAAGATTCAAGCTCCAGCTCTTAAACTGTACGAATTTAATTACCTTTTTAATAAGGCGATTAATTAGTATATTAATAAAGTATATAATGTATATGATATTAATCAGCAGACTACTGACGATTTAAGAGTCTTAAAATCTACGGCTTATTTAAAACCTCATAAGTATGGTGTGACTAGTTCTAACAAGACTAAGCCATACAATAACTATACTGGAGGAGGTACTAATCCCACATATGATGGACAGAGTCCTTCTGCAGATATATAGTATGCAACTGCCAGTTCTTATTTAGGTGCAGCCCATTCTTAGATTCAATCTTTGAATGGTGCTACTTATGAGGTATTTATGCCTATTGATTATTTACATATGCTTAACTGTGTATGTATCTATTATGTTGCAAAACAAAAAGATTGTTGGGATGCAGGTTCATATATTCAAATTCCTGCAACTCGACTTACTGCGGATTCTTGGAGTTAGATTGTAACTGATATTTACAATAGACCATCTCCAATGCGTCCATATTATTATATACATAATCAGGCTTCTAGTATCACTATTCCAACTGATCCAGTTACTGCCGGAACAGTAGAAGAATCTAATCCATCTGGTTATACTGGCACTGATATGCCTATAGGTGGTTATAAAGTAACTAGTGATAATGGAGCGGTTGCTACTAATACATCAGATGATTCCGGAGCTGGTTCTAACTTCTAGAGAACCTTTAAACTTAAAAATGGAGAAGTTTCAAAAGATATTTCTTTAGTAGAGAAACCAACTGCGGTAAGAGTTGCAAATCCAAGCAATGTTCGTTGCGAAATCCGCTATGGTAAAGATGATTCTCTCTTCTAGTTAGTAGAAGTGCAAATTGATTATGTAAAGAGTCCTCAATTTATTCGTTTGACACAAGAATAGATTGATTTAACAGAAGATACTTCTCAAATTATGGAGTTCCCAGATTATGTAAACCAAGAGATTATAAATGAGTTGGTACACTTAGTTATGGAGCATTCAAATGATCCAAGACTGGCAAATAATATTTAGATGACTAATACTATTGCCCGACCAACTGGACAGTAGTAGGCTGCACCTCAATAGTAGGCAGCTCAACAGTAGTAATTTTAATTAAATTATAACTAATTATGGCAGGTTTAAATTTTTAGACACAAACTATTATTAATAGTAATCTGGATCCGGATTCAGGTAAAGGAGTAGTTCTCTTTGAAGGTAAGAAAGAGAAAGTTGATGGAGTTTAGAAGGATGTTCTCAAGATTAAGAGAGACTTTCTCTTTGTAAAAGATAATGTTGATTGTATTCGTAGACGTAAGGGATATTCAGCAGAGTTGTGTGAAGCAACAATTGACTTCACTAAGTTAACTTCTGTTGTACCTACAGACCATGCAGTTAATTATTTAAGACTTGATATTTATTTAGGAGTAGAAGGTGCTGAACCTTATATTTATTCAACTCCTTGGCATCATAAGGGCAAACCTTTCTGGGTAGAATTTATTGCTAAGAAGGATGATACTGCTAAGGCTCTTGCAGACAGACTTGAGAAGACAATTAAGTCTAATCATATGTTCCAAGTAGATAAAGACCTTATTAAGGTAGCCAATGATGGTGCGGGTAAGATTACTCTTACAGGTGCTACAGAATATCAGAGATTCAGAAAGGTAACTATCAATATCTTTGAAGAAGCAGCTGATTATGATGATGAAGTAGCAGCAATGAACCCTAATAAGGTACAAGCTACTGACCCTATAGCATTAGTTAAGTTTGGTAAGAATGCATTTGGTACCTACTCTCAAATTATTAAGGATTTAAGACTTCCTACTGCTGCAAATTATCAATGGTCTGCTATCCGTCAAGTAGAAACTCCTATTGTAGGTGCTACATATAATCAGTATATCATTGAATATCATGCCCCTGCTAACAGTCATCCATTGAGCGTTGTTGGTGGACGCCTTGACTCTTATACAACTCATGTATTCTGGGTTAAGAATGATGCTGACTTAGTTAGCGCTTGGGAAACTGCTTTGAAAAAAGTTGGCACTATTATAGATTCGGATACTAATGCAGAAGTCTCTAATCCTGGTTCTGAATCTCATACAGAGTCAGAATTAACTAAAGGAGTAAAGACTGTTAAGGGTTAATGGAACAAGTATTGCTTGAATGGATTTTACCAATAATAGGTAGTGGCGGTCTGGGTGCCGCCATTACTTATATTTTTACTTTTAATAGTAAAAAGAAACAAGCAGATGCTGAAGCCGAACAAAGTTTAGTAGAAGTACAACATAAAAAAGAAGATTTAAAACAGGATTAGTATGATTTTCTGTAGAAGACTTGTGACAAGTATATCAAAGACTATCATGAATTAGAGAGTGATTTTAGAAAACAGCTACAAGGATTAAGAGGAGAAATTGATAAAGTTTCTTTTGAAAAATCTAAAGCTATTGCAGATAAATGTACAGAAATTGCAGAACTAAAATCGAAAGTTACTTATTTAAAGGGTATACGTTGTTATAATTTTACATGTTAGTATAGAATTAAATAGAATCCTGAGGAAAATAAATCTAAATAGTAAGTATAAATGTACATAGAGAAATTAGCTAGTTAGATACGAAATGATGTAGTATCGGGTTTAAGAGGTTATCACTAGAATTTATCTATGAATATAGACTAGCTCTAGGATGAAATAGTAGCTTGTCGATTATCAATAATAAATGAATTACATTCTAAAGGAATTGCTCCTATAGACGATTTATTAATGGCTATTAATTGTGTAGATGTTGATTGTGAATCTTTAGAGAGATGCTCTTGTGGTAAAAAGAGTGATGGCGACACCATTACAGCACATTTTCAAATACCACAACTTGTCACAACATACGGAACTTAGGCTATTAAGTATTTAGGAGCTACTGATCGATAGAATAAATTTACTATTGTCACATCATTGTCTGAATTACAAACTATAAAATATAGAAGAAGGAGATTAACTAAACCTTATGTATGGATTGACTTCGCTCCTAATGCAAATGGAATGTTAGATTGTTTTTTATTTAATGCTCCTTTTGTAAGACAAGTGTCTATAGTTGCAGTATTTAAAGATCCAAGACAACTAAGTAAATATAAGTGTTGCAATTTAGACGATTTAAATGGACCTGATGTAAATAATAGTTTTATTGATTAGTTAATTAAAGACAAATTAACTAAAGAGAAACTATATTATTATAGACAAGCAGCTGCTCCTAAATTACCTAATGACTAGCAATATACTTCTGGTAACTAATTAAATACAATATGAATTTTAACTATGCAATAAGTCAAGCTAAAACAGAATATGATGTAACAGGCGATTTAGAAGATTTACAAGAAATTGGTTTAATTGCTTACGATAAAATAGGAAATAAAAATACTATACTTAAATAGGTACAGTTAAAAGTAGATTGCTCTAATGGGTCTATTTAGTTACCATGTGATGTTTCTATAATAGAAGCAGTTACTTATTGTGGTGAAGATTATAATTATACTAGTAATGTAAAGTAGGATGGGGATCCTTACTCTGCAAATGTAGAGAATTATATAGAATCCAGAAAAGCATTTACCAATCCTTATTATATAAGTGGTAAGTTTGTTAAATATAAAAGAGTAGGTAATACCTTATATGTAAATAAAGGTTTGGATACAGTAAATTTACTATATCATGCTAATATTTTAGACGAAGATGGATTACCTGATATAAATGATAAAGAAGCAAGTGCTATAGCAGCTTATATAGCCTATACTATTAAACAAAAAGAGGCTTTTAAAACTCATAACTAGGTAATTATGTAGGAAGCCCAATTCTTACGTAAAAGATGGTTATTTCTATTAGATGCTGCTAGAGTACCTGACTATATTTCACAAAATGAAATGAATGATATACTAGATGCCAAATATTCTTGGGACAGAAAGGTATATAATAAATCATATAAACCAATGTAATGAATAGGGAGGCAATTTTGCTTCCCTATTTTTGTTTCCAATAACTAAATAAATATAAATGAGTAACTTTGCAATGGGGCATTCTTTTACATGCCACGACATATTTATGAATTTTCCGGTTAGAAAGCTTAAAATGACTCCTGAATAGTGTAAAGAAGTCTATTCCGATGGGAGTAAAAGAGATTTAGCAGCTTCTATTTGGATGAGTAGTGTAAGATTAATTATTGATGATATTATTGAGAATAATACATAGTTTAAATTACCTGGAATGGGTAGAACACAATCTTACATATAGATGAAAAGGACAGAAGGAGATGATTTTAAAAAAGCTTTTAGACGAGGTAAATGGCGTGATGTTGATTTCATTACATCTAATTTCTGCGGTTATTAGTTATAGTTTGTAATGGAAAGTAAGAAAAGAACAAGAAGAGAAAAACCCATTTACTTAGCTACTAGAGATAAAGATAAAATAACTGAATACACTAATTAGGGTAAATAGTATTGAAATAGAAAACAATTTAGGACTATTATGAATAGATATTTGAAATGTACCCAACTATAGCACAATCTGATATAAAAAGAATACTCTAGTATGGTTGGAAAGCCTTTTATTTACATAATAGTTACGGTGGAGATGTGCTTGTTAATTAGGGTAAGTTATGGTTTTATTCAGGATATTTGATGAAAAATTCATTACGTTGGTTTGAATATTATTAGCATAAAATGAGAACTAAGTTAAGAGTGATGTATAAGCGTAAGAAAATCAAATGGGATGGATATTACTATTTTGCTCTAACTAGACCACAATATGAAGCTTATTTAGCTTAGAAACATACTGGTAGAGGAAGACCCAAAAAGAATTTTATATTTGAAAAAGTTATGTTTTTCAAAATATATGATGAATGTAACATTATGTAGAGTGGGCATGTAGCTATATTTAAATTTCCATATTCTTGGGACAGAGGTTTTTCTTTCTATCAAGCAAAACTAAAAACAGATAAAGCTGAATTAATATTACTTAGAGAACCCTTAAAGTTCAAAGACATATTATTATCAGAATATAATTATGAATTTATAATAGATGAACAACGTAAATATAAAAAGAAATAATTTATGGCAGGTAATACTATAATGACTGCAAAAAATACCTTTGGAGATGGACTAGTCATGGATTTTGCACCTGACAACACTCAGGCTACTTGTCTTACTCATGCCCTTAATGCGACTTTATTAACTATGAATGGTAATGAATTATCATTATAGAATGATATGGGTAATGGTAGAGTAGAGACAGCTTATTTACCTGAGGGTTATATTCCAGTAGGTACTTGTGAATTCGGAGATATTATATATATTGCTTCGTATAATCCATTAACTAATAAGTCTTAGATAGGTTGTTTCCCATCTCCTGAAAGAAATATTAGTAGTAAAGAGTTATCTTCTGCAGAACATAAAATTGATAATAGTGCATTCTAGGATTCCAATGGTAAAATTACTAATACTTCTATTAAATAGGTACTTATTGATAATAATCTAAATCCTGGTGATAAATATATTATATATGTATCACAGACAGATATGTTAGAAAAGAATTATACATATTTATCGGATTTGGGTAATACCGACCACATTCATGGTGGATTTCCGAAAATAGTTAAATTACATATAGTTAGTATAGAAGATTCAGGTAAAATTACTTACTTAGATAGTTCCGTTAGATGGTATGATAAAGTAAAACATACATCAAGTGAAATAAATACCTCACAACCTATTACTAAAGAAAATATAGGAGAAAGGTCTAATCTTGATTTCTATATTAATATAGCATAGGACACTCAGGGAAGTAGTTAGCCTGATATTGATAGTTATAGAAACTTATTAAGTTCAGGATATTCTATATTCTAGTCCAAAGTATCAGGTAAACTAGCTATTTTAGCAGAATTAGAAACCATAACTGGTTTTGAATGTACTTATAATGTATATAAAACAGGTACAAGTACTAAAGTAGTAAATGGTAAAGTAAAAAATGATAAAAAAGAAACAATTACTTCATGTAATATTAATTACAATATTTATGATGTATATTTAAATTTTCATTGGAGCACTGATAATTATAACATAAATCCTAAAGGAATAAAAGTAAGCACATCTGAATGGATTCTTAAAGAGGTAAATGATTCTAGAGAAGTTGGAAGTTGTTCCTATAAAGCATGGACTTACGATAGGACCTCTAATAAGTTACTAAATAATGTTGCTATTACTCAGGCGATGGATTCATTAGAACCAGGGTTTGATATAACTAACACATATAAATATACTGTTAAAAAAGATGATAAGAATGTACCGGAAGAAATAAAAGGATATGTTATAGGAGATGCTATTAATTATGAATAGTTTAAGCACGATTATAATTTTAATTCTTTTAAAGAAAATGTTTTAAATAAAATAAAAGAAGATCAATCTTACTCTTTTAACAAAATAACTTAGTATGTAGAAAATAATGAACCGATAGTAGGACAATACTTAATTGACTTAGACTAGATTATTTATGAAAAGCCAAAAAAGGAATCTGAGGAGGGATAGATAAAATATTATACAACTAATTCTGATGGAGAATTATCAGAAATTAAACCTTATGCAATTCCAGATACTATTGTAAATAATTATTTTAAGAATTCATTTTGTAAAAAGTTAGGTTCTTTTAAAGTGCCTGTTAGTCAAACTGTAACTATAGAAAATGAAACAGCAAATGAGACAAGAGAGGTGCCTATTGATAACTCTAACTTTATATATCATTACAAAGTTACTCCGGTTATGACTTACGGAGATTTAGATGTATATGAATAGGAAGGATATATTGATTTTAGCAAAATAAATAGTGGCAATATTAAATTAACTAATTGGAGATATTTTAATGGGGAAAATTTAAGTACCATACAATTAGGATTAGACTGCTATGTGGAAGAGGGTAAAGGTATAGAAGAAGTAGTTTTGGAGTTTTGTGATAACTAGGGAATAGCTGCTGCATATCATATTAATAACAGAGTCTCCTATTCCGGGGTAATACCTTTAAATATACAATTAAATCAAGCTGGAACTTTAACTAATATTGATTCACAAGGTAATACTATTTACCATGCTGGAACAATTTTAGATAAAGAATGCGATGGTTCGGTATATTTAATAACTGAAAGTGGCAAAACAGTGAAGGATAAACCTTCTACAGGAGAGTTAAATAGAGATTATTATGCTTGTAGTAATGATGCAGGTATTATCTATAGCAATATGCTTTATTTAGTTAAAATCACAGTAAAGTATACAACTAAAGATATTCTAGGTAATTATAATTCATTGTACACAAGTGATTATAGAGTTTTCTATCGTTGGTTATGGACTAACACTTCTTTTAATTAGTATTATACCTCACTAAAGGATTATAATGACTAGAAGTTAACATTAAATCTAGATATAGCTCCTATATATGATTCTAAATTAAATACTAAAGTAGTTGATTATAAAGCACCTACTACAGTATCAAATAATTTATCTGATACACTATCTGCTAATGTACAACGAATAACAGGAGAGATAGACGTGTCTTTAGATGCCGGTTTATAGGAAACTTATGATACATTTAGTTTAAGTGAAGGTGCTGACAGTGAAAATATTAAAGAGGCATTATAGATAACTAGTTATATTGGAAACACTTATGTAACTTCTCCTAATAATAATGGTTATATGAACATGTAGGGTACGCTACAAGAAGCTCCTATATTATAGCCTTTAGTATCTTCCATTTATTCTACTACAGGTTTAAGTACTTCATTACTACATTAGTTAGGATATACTACAGATAGTTCGGCTAAAGAACTATGGGAAGATTACACTAATTATAAAAATTAGTGGAAAGTAGAATATCAAGATAAGACAAATTCAAAATTTGCAAAAATAAATTATTATAACTATAACTATCAAGAAACAGAGGTGCCTAATGCTCCTTGTAAAACATAGTAGTTAAATGAATTATAGAATAATAAACTAAAATTGAATATAGAATTATTAGATTTTAGTAAATATGTTCCTATGTATAATAATTCTAGTATGTCTGGTACTTTAATTAAGCCTTTAGTTAGTTGTTAGGCTGACTTGGTTAAATTTGGACTGACTAACGATTCTGACATATATTATACGTCAGGTATATATGATACTTATATACTGTGGATGCTAAACTGGACCCATGCAGTTACAATGAATGGTTATGATGCTAAAGCATCGCCTTACTCTAGTACTGGAATTCCTTATTGGTTATCAAGTACTAGTTATGGAAATAGACCTACTATAAGTGGTCATACTGCGGGAGAAATGGATAGAGATGCTATTCTAAAAAACAAATATAATATACTAGCATTTATTAATTGGAGCAACAATAAGACCCAGCTTCGCAATTATATAATGGCTAAAAACGGGTATAAGGCATTTACTCAAAACGCAAAAAATGAATTAAGTCTATGTACATTAGAATCATATCCTTCAGATGTGGATGATCGCCATGGATGTACTGTAAATTATGACATAGATGTTAAATATACAAATCCTCCTACAAATACTGATTGGGCTTGGATAAGTACCTATGTAATGACTGATATAGCAGGCAATAAAAGGATGGTTAATATGGCTTCAGATAATGAGATATATATAAGAGAGGCTTTAATAGCGTTATTTGGAAATCTTTATAAAGTGTCTGATGAAGTTTCTACATAGAATATAACTGTAACGAAGGATATAATTTATTTATAGCCATATACTTCTACATATACAGTAGATATGGTTTATAAAGCAGAGTTTAAAAAAGAAAATGGATCAGAAATTGACTTTAAGCCTTATTTAAATATCAACGGATATAACTATAACAGTTATGTATAGAGGTTATTAAATAATAAGCCTAAAGATAATGTTAATAACCCTATAAATGAATCTAATATAAATATAGAAATAGGTAGTGTATTAAAGACATTACCTATATAGTTATAGGTAAATTATAAAACTCCAGATACTAGTATAGAATCTTTTGATACTAAATATCTATTTCAACCATGTAATTTAGGTTCAAAAGCTCCGTTAATGAGCATGCCAGGTAATTATAATAGTGATACCCTTTATATATATAAAGATGGATAGTTATAGCCTTGGGATACTTACACACCAAGCATTTATCCAGGTAGCTATAGTGCCTATTATGGAGATTTAATTTTTTACTCACTCTATAATATGAAAACGAACGAGCCGCAATTTAAAAACAAGGAGAAAATCACAGATATTAATGATATAAGATTTGAAAAAACTAATTCCGGATCATTATTTAAATACGAGAATGGAGATTTATATTTAGCATCAAGTACTAATTACAAAGATGAAGCTAGAATCTGTACCAGAAATAGAGTACACGACGGTAATGACCCAGATTAGATTGTATATGCATTTAACAGTCAAGAGAAACTAGTTCCTTGGTTAGCAGTTCTTAAATAATTATGGCAGAAAATATAACAAAAAGTAAAGTACTAGCCACAGATCTTTCACTTAATACAATGATGAAAGTTCTACCTACTAAGGGTAACTTAGTTTATGAGTATAATCCCTTAAGAAATTATAGACTGACTTAGAACAAATATGAATACTAGGAATAGTTCTATACAGAGTAGGAATTAGAAGATACTTTTGATATAATTATAGATAAAACATATAAAGTAATACCAAATGCTAAATTAGGGGAAGACGGTACAAAAGGACCTGTAGATAATGATTAGGCAATAGATGTACCAATTACTACTTTTAAGGATTATTCTTATAGACAATATTTCAAAACATTAGGAATAGGAGCTGACGGACAAGAATCAACAGATGACTTTGGTAATTATAAAGAAAATAGACCAGCAGCTGTTGCTTGGCAAATCTTGTATGAAAAATATAAACCAAACTTTTGTTGGGAAGAGGAATTTCTTAGTAATATAAGTTCTATATTTCCAGAGACTATAGGAACTCAATGGCTTAAAAAAACTGTTGTAGATAATAAAGAAATTTATGTTCCTCTAACGGAGAATGTACCTATATTGCATGAAATAGGGGAATTATCAGATTTTATAACAGATGAACTATAGTTTGACCTAGAACATCCAGTAAATATCACTCCTTAGTATAGTTATGATGGCTCAGTCAACTTAATTATTAACGATGGTATAAATGTGCCAAGATTAATTAATAGTAGGTTTAGTGCTACAGGTAAAAATACTTATGAGATAATAGATAGGAAAGGGGATAATGACACTAATATATATGACCAAGGTGCATAGTTTGATATTGATACTTCATTATTTAAACGTGTTTGCACTATACCTAAATTAGAATATAAAGGAACTACATCTGGAGGAAATTTAAAAGTGGGTAACTATCACTTTTATATTAAATTATCTGATGCCGATGGTAATGAAACAGACTTTGTTGCAGAATCAGGATTAGTTAGTGTATTTATAGGTTTTAGTAACCCATCTAGTATAACTACTGGTGTTAAAAATTAGAATAGTTATAAAGGTGTTTCATTATATTTATCTAATATAGACTTATCTTATAACTATTTATATGTTTATTATTCTCGTTACACTGCAGAATAGGAAGAAAATTTTAACACAGAATATAAAAAGATAGATAAAAAGTTTATAATATCTAATTCAGGAACTGCCACTGTAAATATTACGGGTTTTGAGCCTACATTTGATGTTACTGATAAAGATATTAATCTGAGTTATGAAATAATAGATGCAGCCAAAACTCAGGAATAGTGTCAGAATATGTTATTTCTAGGTAATGTACATAAATAGGATATTCCATACGATAAGTTATAGGATTTATCTCTACATTTTTTACCTTATCTAGAAGAGAGGGATTACATATGTAATATAGATGAAAATTATATAGTATCATCTACTAGCTAGGGATATTATAATTCAGAGTTTATATATAAGTATACTGGATATTGGAATGAAGAATTATATAGATTAGGAGTAGTATATATATTGCCTAATGGTTAGTTAACACCAGTCTTTAATATTAGAGGTAATACTAATGTTCAAAAGTATGGAGAAATAACTTATTCACAATATAATATACCTGATAAAGTTGTTTATAATGAAAGCAATTATTTAGTAGTATCCACTAAGGAAGCTAAAAATGTTTAGAATGAAAATGTAAAAGGGGTTGTTAGACTTAAATCTAATAGAGATACTAATGTAATTCACGGATTTGACATTAGAATATCTAAAGAAGCAATATAGGAACTTAAAAAATATGCCACTGGATTTTTCTTTGTTAGATAGTCTCGTATTCCTACAATATTAGCTTAGGGAGTAACTATGGGTGTAGATTAGGAAGCCCATGTTCCTTGTATAGCTACTGCTGATGGTATTTTAACAGAATTAGGTAATAACTTAAATACTACCCATGTTGAAACTTCTAATATTAACGATGTTAATTATGTATCTGAGGGATTCTTAAGCAGATATAGTTTTCATTTTAAGAAGAAGTCATCTGGCTTATTTGGAAAAATATTAAAAGGTATAGCTGCAGGCGTTGGAGTAGTGGCTATAGCTGCGGCTTGTGTATTTACAGCAGGAGCAGGAGCTGCAGTATTAGCAGGAGCTTCTCTATCTGGTGCTATAACTGCAGGTAGTACTGCTATTGGAGGTATTTTAGTAGCGGCAGGTGCTACTGCTACTGGATTGGGAGCCACTTTGGGTATTGCAGGAGCTTCAGCTGTAATAGCAGCAGGTGCCGGATTAGCCGCAGGAGCAACATTAGCTACTCTAGGAGCAATTTAGGAAGTAAGATATGGTACTAATAGGCTGTTTAGTAAGAAGAAACTAGATGGTAGAAATACTAAATGTCCTAAGGGGTACAAGATAGTCGAAAATGATGAATCTAGAAAATTAACTCAAACATTTAAAGATAGATTAATTATAAAAGACTCATCTAAAGTTAAAGTTTAGGCAATTTTATGTCCTGACTATGAAGTTAACCCAGCTTATTATAATCAAATATTTACTGGTAATAAGCATTTAATAGGTTTGACTATATCTCAAAGTACTAATGGACTTGTGGGTCATAGTTCTAATTATTTTACTAATAAGGGTAGGCATTTCTATTTAAATAGTTATTATGATATGAATATACGTAATAGCTATAATTTGCCTATTATATCAGTGCCTGATGACGTAAAATGCGTAGGACTTAATGATTATAAATTTAGAAGTAGGGCAGGCTTAGCGGAAGAGGCTTTTAGATATGAATGTATAGGGGACGATTATAAGAGTGAGTATTCAAAAAATAACTCTGATGAAGATTCAGAAACTATTTCTAATAAAAGGATAAATGCAGACATTGTAAGAGGTAGTTTTGGAGCTTATTTAGGTATAGCTTCAGATGCTAATAATTTCTCCCCAGCAGAGACTGTTAATATCTACATTCCTAATTATTCTTTAGTTAATTTATTAGATTATGTAAAAATAAGAATGGATGATAATTCTCCTTATAGTGCAATATCCGATAGAATAGCTTTTAAGGATTTAGAAACTAAATCTCTAGTTGTTGGAGAAACAGATAAAGATAATAATAAATCATTTAGTGTTTATAGAGGTGACTGTTATATATGTTAGTTTACGCATCGATTAATAAGAAATTTTAATTCCCCTTCTGCTCCTTATAATGATGAAATTGTTGATGAAGATACTTGGAAAGATAACTATAATCCAGAGAAGACGGAGAGTTATGAAAACATAAATTTAGGAGACGTTAATGCTGTTTAGTTAGGTATGTGGGTGACCTTTAGAGTACGTTCATCCTACAATTTAAATATACGTACTTTAGATAGTTCTAATGTTGATGAAAAACAAATGACAGGACATGCTAGAGGTTATTTCCCATATACTCCTATGAGCGTAGAAGGCACATATAAAATTCCAGAATCACATATTTATAATAAAGGATTTAGTAAATCTTTGAGTGATAGATAGAATAACTTATTGCCTGATGTTCCTTATATTAAGAATTGGTTTGGAACACGTATTATGTATTCTGATATTCATATTAATGATGCATATAAAAATGGTTATAGAGTATTTAGAAAGACTAATAGTGTTGATTATACTAGGGAATATGGAGAAATAACTAAGTTAATTTCATTAAATTCCAATTTATTAATTATATTTGAACATGGAATTGCAGTTGCTCCAGTTAATTAGACAGCAATTCAATAGGTATCAGGATAGCTTGTAGCTACTTCAAGGGTGCTCCCAGAGACCCCAACTATCATTTCTGATATGTTCGGTAGTCAATGGGCAGATAGTATTCTGAAGACCCCAGGAAAAAGAGGAAATAATACTTAGTATGTATATGGTGTAGATACTGTAGCTAAGAAGATTTGGAAGACTGATGGAAGCTCTCTAATCTGTATTTCAGACGTTAAAGTACAAGAATTTCTAAATAATAATATCACTCTTGGAGAAAGAGAGATTACACCTACATTAGGGATTCGTAATGTAAAAACTTGTTATAATTCTTATAAAGGAGATGTAATGTTTACTTTCTATGATAATACTACTGGTTTCTAGGAGAAAGTATGGAATTTATGTTATAATGAATTATTAGATAAGTTTATTACATTCTACAGTTGGGTTCCTAGTTTTATGGAGAATATAAATAATATACCATTTTCATTTAATAGAGAAACGTCTAAGTGGATAGCTAAACTAGGTACAAGTCATTCTACAAGCTCTTTTGCAGATGGCATTACTTTAACTAATGTAGTATTTGATCCTACTTTAGATGAGAGAGTATAGAATATATCAGTACCTATTAGTTATTTAACTAAGAATGGAACTTATAAAACTACTTATGGAACAGTAATGACAACAAGTTATTTTGTAGGTATATTGCAATTATCTAATAGAGTAATTCCTAATTATAATGTACCATATGATATTAGTTATGAACTATGTAGAGATATTTATGGTAATTATAAGAATTTTACTTTACAGAAGTTAAAATTTACTAATTCTGAAGGAGAAATGTAGGAGTCATTTCCTTTAAGTAATGTAGGGGATGCCTTATTTCCAACTCATGATGTTTCTATATATGGCTTATATATAAATCCTAGGTCCCCATTGTATACAAGAGATTTAATGGATGAGACTGGAGTTCAAAAGGTCTATTTAACTACTAAGGATGAAGAGAATAAAATAAGTAGTGTGTTTATAAATAAAGATATGAGGGCTATGTTACTTTCTGAACTCTACTATAGAAATAAAAAGAACCATGCTTATGTTGATACAGATGTAAATAAGTGGGAACCTAATACTAAAGAAAGTATAGACATTGCGGAGTAGTAGTTAACTGCTGTTGACATATAGGGTGTGACTTCTGACAACTGTTTAGAAAAATTTAAAGAAACAAAGGCATATGAAATTATTAATAATTTATATAATTAGTATGGTAAGTTATCAGCTTAGATAGAAGTATCTAATGATGTTTAGTTATCTAAATCTACTAATATTATGTCTATGTATTTTAAATGGAAGGAATTAGTCACTTACTCTGATAATATGTTTAAGTATAATGATAGTCCTATATAGGCTTATGTAGTTCATGCACAAACTATTACTTATTCAGAGTTAATTCATACTAATGCTCCTATATTCAAGAATTTGCAGGGTAAAAGAGAAATGTTACCTAAAGATAAATAGATAAATCCTGATACCATAGTTAAATTATTAAATATCAGAGCTACTATTAATGCTACTATACCTAATTCTGAACAAACACTAGAAGATTACTATTATAATAAAGCAGCTAGTTATAATGTAGCTACTTATGAATCTACCGTTGCAATTATTCCTAAATGGAATATGCAGTTCTTAAGTACTGATTTCTGGAAACATGGCTAGGCGGGTTCATTTGATATAGCAGATGACATATATCCATGTTATTGGTATGGTAAATAGCATCCATTTGAATTTGAATTTATTGTAGTTAATGATCCTAGTGTTCATAAGATATTTACTAATCTAGAATTAATAGCTAATAAAGCAAAACCTGAATCCTTCCATTATGAAGTAATAGGAGAGGCTTATGATTTTGCAAAAGATAAACCAAATATGTATTTTAGACAAGAAGCTATGAAAGCTCTTTGGCAATACAATGGTTGTGATATTGAGTATAATAGTGACTTCCTGAAGATTTAGACTAGACAATAGAATAAGTCAGCAGATTTACCACATAATTATTTTGCAAGAGCTAAGTATATTAATGAAGTAGAAGACAGTTATATAATGGCTTAGGTAGGAAAACATGATTATAGACACTTATCTGGAGGTGAAATTGTGTATTATCCGAATAGATAGGAGTTCAGAGTTTGGAATCACGTTCCTGCTATTGATGTTGATGATTAGTCTGATACTTCAGCTTCTTCTTTTGGGGGAAGAGGTTTAATGGCTTCTAATATGCGTTATCTTGAGGATAGATGGAAAGTATAGATAAATCCTTTACTGATTACTTATAAAAATGAGTATGAAAGAAAGGATTCTACTAAGGCTTTATGCACTCCAGAAAACTCTACTTGGAAAGATGGAGCAGGCACTAGAGCTGGGGATAAACTACCTCCATTACCTTTATATAATTCACCTATTCCAGATGCAGTAAAAGAAAGAGGTGAAATAGCAATTCCTGGATATTCTTCTTCTGCATTGACTGGATATTCAGAAACTACTGAGGGTAGGGATAATGCAATGTATAATTTATATAAAGTAGATTTCGAGAATGGAATACACCCATTTGATACATCTTCTTGGTTAGATGATGTGAATATTTATAAGTATAATTTTGGAAGTGCTCAAAATAGAAAGGAAACTGATATGAGAGATAAATTCATAAAGATTAGAATTAGATATTCAGGTAAAGAACTAGCAATAATTGATTTTATAAATACTATATATCAAGTTAGTTATGCATAAAAAAATAAGACTAATATAGAAAGGTTAGGCAGGATTTCAGTTTGTATAGTAGGGATTAGTTGGAGGATTAGTCCCTACTACAGCTGGTTCTGTATTAGATTAGAATACTATAAATGCTATCAATTAGCAATAGACTAATATATGGAAAGTACAACAAGATGAACAGGCTAAGATAAGATAGTAGCAAATAAGTTAGAATTATTAGACAGCTTCTAATGCTTTAAATCCCATCTCTTCAGGGTTAACTAATTTTGGCATAATGTCCGGTAATTATACAATAGCTAATCTAGGTTAGTTAGGAGGCTCTCTTAGCAGTGGTCTTTAGTTAATGTCTAATTGGAAAAGTCTATCTAATTAGGACAAAGCGACGGGAGTAGCTGGAATTGGTGGTCAAGCAGTAGATACTTTAGATAATATGTTCTTTGGTAAATAGCATGCTAAAGATTCAGGTTTAACTAAAGGATTAAATAATGCTTATGATTCTATATCTAATGCTGCAATGATGTTTTCCCCTGTAGGAACTATTTTTGGAGGTGCTATGAAAGCTGGAAAATTTATAGGAGATGGATTATCTGCATTAGGAATAGGAACTGATTAGATGACTACTACTGATAAAATATTAGATAGTAGCTTTATGAAACTTACTCCTGCTAGTTGGGCTAATGACATGTTTGGAAAAACGACACAATAGTTTTCATCTAATAAAAAAACTATTGAAAAAGTTGGCAGAGATTATACAGATTCTGTAAATACTATAGAGGATGCAGTTTCTAAAGCAGATAAAAAGTATGGTTTATTTAGTAATGGTGCTAGAAACCGAGCTAATAGACTTATTGATACAGCTAGAGCTCAATAGAATATTATGACTAATATATCTAATGAATATCAAGATTAGTTAGCTAATAAATCATATTTAGCTTATACTAGATATGGATAGGATATTAATGGTGGCATACAACAATAGTATTTAAGAGCTGCTAAACACGGCGCTATCTTATAGAGAATTAATCTAAGAAAACATAGAAAAGGTGGTTAGCTTAAAGATAAAATAGATATAGAAGTTAAATAGGAATAGTGGCAACCTATAATTAATCTTGAATATCCAGAAGTATCTAAATTGAAAGAAGGAGGATAGTTAGAAGAATCTAAAGAGTGGGCTCCTATAATTAGTTTAGATATATAGAAGTTAGAAGAAGGTGGTAAAACTGATAAACCTAAACAAGAATCAGATAAGATTGAGGAAACTAATTAGAAAAATGTTATTCCTGAAGGTGCTTTACATGCTCATAAGCATCATATGGAAAATGCGGAAGATTTAACTAAGAAAGGTATACCAGTAGTTGATAATAATGGTGAACAACAAGCTGAGATAGAACGTAACGAAATTATTTTCTCCTTAGAAGTAACTAAGTAGTTAGAAGATTTACATAAAAGATATTAGGGATATACTAATACTTAGAAAGAGAAAGATGAACTAGCTATTGAAGCTGGAAAGTTACTTGTTTATGAAATTCTACATAATACAGAAGACAGGACTGGTTTAATTAAAGAATGCAAGAAAGGAGGTACACTAGATGGGAATAAGTGATTTATTTGTATCCTATAATTAGGTATAGGCTCCTTCTTACTTAGAGTCTCCTTAGATAGAATATACTCCAATAGGAGAAGAATTAACTAATTAGGAAAATTTAGATAGAATTTAGTCTAGAAATTAGAAAAAAGAAGGATTTGCAGGATGGAATCCTCTAGAACAAAATACTTCAGAAGACAATTCAACAAATACTTCTCATACTCCTGCAAAGGGTTCTAAGTCTTTTAATTTAGCTATGACTTCTTATTTAGCTAAACATCCTGAAGATGCTAAATATAGATAGACACTTACAGAAATAGCTGCAAAGGAATCTAATTTTAATCCTACTGTTAAAAATGCTAAGTCCTCTGCTAGTGGATATTTCTAGTTTATAAATAGTACAAGAAAACAATATGCACCACATTTAACTAAAGAACAATTCTTAAATAATCCAGAGGAGTAGATTTCTGCTGCGGTTAAGTTACTTAAAGCTAATAGAAATATATCTAGTAAATTCGCCAATTTAAGGGGTCTTAGTTAGTTACAAATTGATTATGGAATGTGGTTTAGTCCGGCAGCTTTAAGTCAATATCTTAAAACTGGTAAATCTAATTTTAAAGATCCACAAGGAACTAGTTTAATGACAGTATTAAATAAAATGGCTTAATGGATAAGAAAAGAATAATTATAGGAGAAAAATCCTATACTTGCGATTTATTTGAAACAGAATAGGAACACAAGAAAGGTTTGATGGGTGTGGAATATCTTCCTCCAGATAGAGGTGCTTTATTTATTTGGTCTGAATAGTAGCCAGTTATAGAGATGTGGATGAAAAATACTAAAATTCCACTTGACTAGATAGCTATTAATGATGACGATGAAGTAACTGCAGTATATAAAGCTTAGCCTGAAGATGAGACATTACATCCATTTCCTAATGCTAAATATATACTTGAAGTAAACTAGAATTCAGGTATAGAAGAAGGAGATGATTTTGAGTTTGATGAATCTGATGATCCTAATAAATATGTAATGAAGGTACTTGCTCCTGATGGTTCAACTCAGATGGATCTATAGGGAGGTGAACGCATATTTAGTAGAATTTCTACAAAATAGATGATTACTTGGGCTAAAAAGGCGGAAGCTAATAAAGATAATAAGGAGTTATTTAATAAGTATTGTAAGAGGCTTGGCAAGAGAATGTTTAAGGAATTATATGCTCAAGACCACAGAGAACCAGAATATGTAGATGCTCCTGAATCTAAGAAAGATTAGAACGATAAAAAATAAATAATTACATAAGTCATCAAAATTATTTGCATTTTAGATAATTAATATGTACTGTTGAAATACATAATATTATTAGATAATTAACTAGTTAATTAACAAATTAAATTTAAACACATGCAATTTATTAAGAAGTTTCAAGAAGGTGGAGCTGCTCCAGCACCAGAGGCTGCTGCTCCACAGTAGGGTGGTGAAGACCCAACAGCTATGTTGATGCAAGGTGCTCAGCAAGCAGTACAAAATCAAGATTGTCAAATCGCTATTCAGGTATGTCAAATGGTACTCGAAATGCTTGGTGGAGGTGGTGCCCCAGCAGAGGAAGGTGGACCTGAGGCAGGTGGTGCTCCACAATCAGAACCTGTTTATCGTAGAGGCGGACGTCTTGTAAGAAGAATTTAGAAGTAATCAATTTTAAACGTAGGGATATATCTAGATACTCATTTAGGTATATCCCTAATTTTATAATATGGCAGAATAGACTAAAAAATCGAAATATAATTTTGGAGGTCACGAATTAGATGCTAAATTATATCTCTAGAATATAAGAGATAATGCGGAAACATTCCTTAATTCTAAAACAGATTGGACTCCAGAACAAAAAGAAGAATGGAAGCATGCGTATACTAATTTTACTAATGCTTTATAGGAAGATATAAATAATGGAGGTGGAAGATTCAGTACTGATGAATTTGGAACTATAACAGACACTAAGGGAGAATTCTCTAATACAGATTCTGATAATTACTATTATAATAATAAAGGTCAACAAATTAGTTAGGAAGATTATGATGCCTTAAAAAAGAGAAAGCAAGGTAAGTATTAGGCTTTTGAAGCTAATAGACAATTTGCTTCCTATGCTAGTTAGATAGGTAAGGGGTTAAGAGAAGCTTTAGCTGCTAAAAATAAAACTTCTGACGATACAAATGGATTTGATTATGCTAAGAACGGATTTGATGCTTATTGGCAAAAGAAATATAATCCAGCAGGAACAGCTAATGACCTTCAACCTTATTGGAATAAAGACAAAGAAGGAGAATACACTAATAGAGTAGCTGAAACTATGGCAGACTTAGATGATTATATGTCTAAGTAGGAAATGAATGATGATGTTAAAGCTGCTTATACTAATTATAGAAATATTCTAGGACAATATAATCCAAGTGATAAGAATTTTAATTTAGATACTTGGAAGAACAATATGATACTTGCTGCAAGTAGAGCAGGTATTAGTGGATGGAATAATGGATATTTTAATATTGGTTCTCAAAGTTCTGCTCCTTCTGAACCTGATAAGAAACAAGCTTTTGATATTAATGATGATGACCAAGCTTTGGCGTATGCAGGTTTAACAGATTAGGCTTTGGCTCATCCTGAGTTAAAAGATACCTTATTAGCACAAGCTAGACGTAAATATGAACAAGAAAGTCAGGCTATTGTTGATTAGGATAAAGCTGAGTAGAGACAACTATAGGAGGCTGCTCATAATAAAATATGGGAATAGTATTTACTTAACAATCCATATGTGGGAGATGTAAGAAAAAGAAGATTTGATGCTAACCATACCTATAGAGCTGGACTTACCTTTACAGGCACAGGAATATCCAATGATTAGTCAAAACAAGCGTTACAAGAACTTGGAAATGCTTTAGGTAGACCTGCAGATAGTGATGATTGGTTTTTAACATCTATAACTAATCCAAAAGTAGGTGCTAGAATAAATAACTTAGGTCTTGGTTTGGCTTATTATCTTCCTTTTATCGAATCACATCCAGAATACGCTAAAGCTTTTGGTAAATATGTTGAAACAACTCAAGACTTAAATAATAATACTGTATATAAAGTTAGAAATTCTAAAAATAAAAAGGGAGAATATTTATATTTCACAAGACCAAAGGGAGATGCCACAGTGAGATGGTACCGTAGTAAATCTTATCAGGATTTAAAAAATAGTATTCCTAAAGCTTAGTGGGGTTTCAAAGTCCAAACTTGGAAAGAAATTAATGAGAGTAATGAAAATAAAAAGAAGGCTGAAGATAAAAAGGCTATTAGTAATCCTCAGACTCCTCACGATAAAAAGGTTGCATTAATTAAATAGGAGAAAATAGGAGGAAATCCTTTTTCAGACAAAGCTACTGCTTTAAGAGCTTTATCATTACTTACAGATGTGGGCTCTACAACTGCTAGTTTTTCAGGCGTAGGTGCTCCAGCTTCTGCTATATCAGGTGCTATTTCTACAGGTATGAATTAGACTGCCGATATGTTAGAGGGTCAGGGATTCTTGGAATCTCTAGGTAATAATGCACTTAGTTATGGAATGGATGTTTTATCGGCAATACCTTTTGTTAAAGGAATTACAGGTACAGGTAGAGTAATAGCTAAAGCCGCTAAATTAGCTCCTCATATTATTACAGCCTTAGGAGCTATATCAGTATTAAAAAATAAAGATGCTTATATAGGTTCTTGGAAGAAAATGACTTCTACACCAAATTAGTTAACTAGACAAGATTGGTCTAATATATACGATTCCTTAAAACTTTTAACTGCTGGAACTAGAGCAGGAACACAAGCTATAAAGGGAAATAGAGCAATGAAAGGTGCTCTCTCTAAGGATAAAGTTAAAGTTAAGACTAATGAAGGTTATGTGACTGTAGATAAGTCTAAACTTGAAGGTATTAAGGGAACTAAAGGGTTAGAAGCACAAAATAAAGCCTTACAAAAAGCAACAGGTAATTCTAATTTAAGGTTTAATGCAGCTAGAAATAAGTATCGATTCTGGAAAACTAAAGATTAGGCTAAGATAAAAGAAGCTGATGTATATGACTTTACTAAGCCTAATACTAGAATGATAAATGGAGTGGAGTATGAAAGACCTTATAAATGGGGAGAATTAGGAATAGCTAATCATCAATGGCAAGCTCCTAAATGGATGAATGGTATTCTTGATAAAATTGAGGTAAGTGGCTTAAAGCCTACTGGTAGAACTTAGGCAGATATTGATTATGGAAATAGAAAAATATCTTAGAACTTCTCAGTAGCTTAGCTTAGAGAATTGTCTAATCAAATATCTCCAATAGTAACTGAGTGGAAGTCTTTAAAAACTTAGGCACAATCTGCCAGAAAAAATGCTGCAGAAGCTTTAAGTAAAGCAAGAAAAGCTACAGGTCCTCAAATTAAAGCTAATTATGAAAATTCAGCAAAGAGTTACTTAGACTATATTAGAAATAAAGCTATAGAATATTAGAAGCTTAAAGGAGAAGTAAAAGATGGTAAAGTTACATTTCATGTAGGTGATAACCATAAACCAGTTGAAATTGCTTGGAATGATATACTTAGAAAATATGGTATTAAATATAAATAGGGTGGTTCTATTTAGAAATTAGCTAGTGGTAATAGTATAAATGGTAATCCTTGGTATTCAGGGCTTAGTACTAAAGGAGACTTTGATGTAAATAAATATAAATATAACTATGATACTAGTTAGTTATATGCAGGAGATATGTCAAATGGTCCATCAGACTTTTACGTATCTAATTAGAAAGGATAGGGAGTAGGTAGATATACTCCAACTAACAATACATTTGGATAGAGTGTGATGGATATTGAGAACCAAGATTATTATTAGAAATTTGGAGAAGATCTATTAGATTAGGACGGAAACTTTACACCTATGGGTGAGAAATGGGCAAAGACTGTAGATGCTTAGTTACCACCAGATTCTCCTGCAACTTTCTATGATAATGCCGGCAAATTAAGAACTAAATGGACAGTTAAAAATAATGATAGTTTAAACAGACCTGCTGAATCTTATACTAATTTAGCAGATTACGTTAAAAGAGTTCGTAATGATCAAATCTTAGGAGCTAGACATAATGTATTTTTAAATACTGGCAATCGTTATTTCTATAAGGATAAAGAAGGAGTTTAGCATTGGGTAAATCCTGAAGATATAAAGAATTATCAGGTATCAGAAAAGCCAGTAACCTCTGGGTGGAATAATGATAAAACAGTTTACTGGAACGATTATGAACTTACAGGTCTTCATTCACAAGTAAATCCTGCTGAAGATAATAAACCTAAATAGTCTAATAACTTTAGTCTAAAAGATGTTATAAATAAGATGGATGTTACTGATAAATGGGGTATTCCTAGGGCTATGTATGCTGATATAACTAATAGAAAGGTTACCGATATGTTAAAGAAGTAGCCTATATTATATGACCCACAAGAAGACCATCGTTATATTCAGTCTGATTTAGATGCAGAAATGAATGGTCAATAGGCTGCAGCTTAGTTAGCTAGAACAGCCAGTCATCCTATTACATCTGATGGAAATCTACAATCTATGCTTTAGTTGGAGGCAGCCTCTAAAGGTAATGAAGCCCTTACTGCAGGACGTCAATAGAGTAATTAGAGATTAAGAGAAATGTAGGAATAGGCTTGGTAGCAAGAAGTAGCTAATCATACGAATAGATATAATACAGCTATGAAAAATAGAGGATCTCTCTATAATATTGCTAACGAAAATAGGGCTTTAGAAGCAGCATATCTTAATCAGAAATTTACTGTATGGGATGCTCTAGCTTAGGAGAAAGAATTTAAAGATAAATCTGATTATGAGCAAATGAGAGCAAGAGCAGATTAGTTTGCACAAGGAGATATAAATAATGCTATTAAATACGGTCTTTCTAATTATGCAGATAAATATGGTTTAACTCCTGAAGATGTTTCTTTATGGAATAAAGTATATACTGATGGTACAGTTAAATTAGACGATATTTAGAAAGATCCTATTAAATTAAGATAGTGGAATAAGGTATTATCAGCTACTAGGTAGATTCAATAGGATTTATTGGGAGAATATTATAGTATTCCTAAATCTAGATATTGGACTGTCCGATAGTCTACTCCTTTCTATGAGTATAGTACTGAAGTTAAAAAAGACAAAAAAGGTGCTAAGCTAAACTTACGTAAGGTAAGAGAAGCAGCAAAAGGAGAAAAACTTGCAGTAGCATAGTTAAAAGCTTAGACTGCAGATGCTGATAGATTCTATAAAACTACTAAAGACCATATAGATAGAATGTATGCTGCTATAAGTAGAACTATGAATTATAGTAGTACTAAAAAGAAACGTAAAAAGAGAAAGAATTAATGCCTGGCTAGCAAGATACAGTACATTCTTACAGACCCACTTTACCAATTACTTATTAGTATCATTTAAAACCTGGAGAATCCTTTTATAAAGATAGAAATGGAAAAGTTACTATTGTCCGCTCTAGAAATGAACAAGTTAGCAAAGATACTAGAAATAATTGGCAAAAGAAATAGGACAGTAAGAATGCTCCAAATATAAGAAAATAGAAGTAGATGACCCAGGCAGAACATAAAACTGCCTAGGTTGCTTCTAATATTTTAGATAGAGCAAGACCTTCTAAATTAGTAACTGCAGTTGTTAGAGGTTAGAAACCTATGGACTATATAGATAATGGAAATAAGGGCACTGGTAATGAAGTTTTAAACACAGGGTTTGACATACTTAGTACTTTTGGCACAAATGCGCTATTTAATATGTCAAAGTTTCCAAAGTTAAATCAAATAAATTTACTTACTAAAACAACAGAAGAATCTTCTGATTTGGGATTATTTAACTAGGGAAGACTTGCTTTAATGCGTAGATATAGACAGAATCCTATTTGGGAAAATAATGCAAGAGCTGCAGGATTAACTGATTAGGAAATAGAAACTTTCAGGAACTATGCAAATGGTTTATTATCTACTAAACAATCTTCTGAGCCAAGGGTGCCCAGCTTATAGGTTTTATAGGATACTAATTCATACAGTAGTTATAGTAATATTGCAAGAAATCCTGATAGCTCTATTAAAAGAGAACTTGTTTTAGGAACCGGTCCAAATTCTCCTAAATATACTGGCGTACATGAAGGAGGTCATATGAGCACCATGAATTATAATCCAGCAAATGAGAGAGTTGCATTCGAGTAGTTAATGTCTAATAAAGAAGCTAAAACAGCAATAGATAAGTTAATGCAAAATGCAAATAGTCTCGCTAATTAGTTAGAAATTGATCCTCAGAAAATAGTCAATGTAAGAAGGATATTAATAAAAAGAGGTATGACACCAGAACAAGCCGACTAGACTATACTAAAACAAATAAAATATTTGAAAGAGGGTTAGGAAACTAGGTCTAGAGGCTTGGCTGCTTAGGAGTGGATGTAGGATAATCATAGTGTAGAAGTTCCATAGACTGTAGATAATGGCGTCAATTTTTTCACTGATAAATCTTTAAGAAACGTATGGAGAGGAATAGCATCAACAATTCCAATAATATAGGGTTATTCACAAATAATGTAGAACAATACCTAGGAAAAGTAGACAAAATAATCTTTACACAAGTAGATTGTTTATATGGTTTATTAGATTCTGACCTTAAAATGAAAACTTTAACTGTAACCAAAAATATAGACAAAATCCTAGAACAATGTACTAATTTTCCGGGTTCTACTAATTATATAAACGCTGATTTATACAAAGATAATAGATTAATAGGAAATATAATAATTGATAAATTACCAGAAATATGATATTTAAGTTTGACTAGGGAGGAGCCACTCCTCCCTATGTTGCTTATTAGCCAGTTATAGTGTCTGATAAGCGAACTTCAGCTATTCCAGAAGAAGCCGTAGCTGCTAAAGTAGCTAGTGATGCTGATAAGGGTAAATTAACTAGCAAAGATTTATACACTATGCTTAAAGAAAAGCTTAAAGGTTTACCTAGTGACGTGGATGTAGCTATGTGGAAACTTCAATCTGTTGAAGAGTCCCTCAATTTAGATTTTTTTCATGATTTTACATCTAATGTAGAAAATAGGTATTTAAATGCTTTACAAACTATGAATCAACTTTCATTTAGTAGAGAATAGTATGATAAAGCTTTAGATAATGTAAAATCTAATGGAGGACTTAATGAAGCGGCTATAGATTAGTATGGTCAAGTATATATGACTAACGGTAAAGACTATAAGTTAATGTCTCCTGAAAAAGCTAAATAGTCCGGATGGAAACAAATGACTAATTAGGATTTACTCTATTTAAGAGCTAATGACCCTAGTTTGTCGGGAAAAGATGAGATTTTAAACATAGTTAATAATGGTATAGGAATAGATAAGGTAACAGAATATATTCAAAAATGTATTCAAGGATTAGGAGCTTCTAAATCTGAAGAAAATCTATATGCTAATGTTAATGCAGGAACTATATTAAAGGGCTTAAATGATTTTAAATAGGCGGTAGCTTAGTCTGGAAATTATGATGCCACTGTTCAAGATCTATACAGTGGTAAATTAATGACTAAAGATTCTGCAGAATAGGCTCAATAGGCATTAACTTACATATATAGAAGTTTGCCTAATAATATGAAATCCCTTTTAAAAACAAGAACAAAAGGGGGTACAGATGATGAAGCTTTAGTTATGATAGGACAATTAATCAGTTCTAAGACTTCTCCTGAAAAATCATTTGAACTTAAATTAGAAGATACTGCTTTAGACCATTAGGAAAAGTCAGGTAAAGGAGATAAAGATCCTCATTCTATAGAGGGTTTATCTATGAGTCCAGTAGATATGTTACAAGCAGGTTATGGTTAGAAGAATGATTTTACTATTTAGACAACTGCAGGTGCTTCTAATGGTATATAGATTCCTACAGTACAAATGCCTATAACTAAGAAGGGCGAGGGTATTGGCATGGCATCATTAAGTGATGTAGCATCTAGCGATTATGCAGGTTATCTAGATTTTAGTAATGCTTTTATGGGGGATGTTTAGATACCACAAGCAGGAATGTAGAATATAGCTATAGATGGTACTGCTTTATATACAGCTTATTTACCTTTAGACATGTAGTATTTTAATGACACAGGTTAGAAAAGACCTGATATAGCTATGTTAGGTAGATATAAATAGGCACAGAATGAAATAAGACAATCAGGAACTAAAGATCCAAGATAGATTAATACCATCTATAAAAATCATAATTTACCAGTAATGTACAGTCCTAATGGAGATATTTTAACTAACTATATCAAGTTTGGTATAGTAAACGGGACTGCTTTAGATAATGCTTTTGGTGATGAAGCTAAAGTAGCTGATTATTTATCAGAGACTACTGATAAAAATACAATAGCTAATACTCTTAATATCTTAAATAAGGGTAGAGGTGAAAAAAATAAGGTAGAATATGATGAAAAAAGTTGGTGGGATTCTATATCTCCTGTATTTAATGATTATACTCATGTTTATAAAGGAACTATATTTATGCCTATTAATGATGATTACTTTACTTATTCAGCAGCAGCAGGTTCTAAACCAACAACAGCTTAGGCAGAAATGATTGAAGCTAGATAGTAGGCTGCTAATAAAACTCGTAATTATGTAAATCCAGGACAACTTTAATGAAAGAAAATGATATTATATTAAATATGTTAGCTAACCCTAAATTTACTCTTGAAGATTTTCAAGCTGTAGGTTTAAATAGTGATAATACTGGGTTACAATCAGAAGATAAATACTTACAAAGTGATAAGATTAAGTCTGTTAGCGCTTTTTAGGATTCTAATGGACAGTTTGATAAAAATAAGTTTCATAACTTTTACTAGAGTGCAGGATAGTTTTATAATTAGATGTCTAATGATGATTATGAGAAAGCTATTCTAGAACAAGCACAGTATAGTAAAGATAACATATGGGTAAATCCTAAGAAAAGAACTGTAGATTATAAACCAACTTTAGTTAAAAGAGCAAATCCAACTTTAGTAACTAATAGTTTGGAGTAGATGGGTTAGATGGGTAAAAGAACATTATCTACTTCTGAAATAGCTTAGACACAAGCTGTAGTCAATCCTATTACTGGTGAGAAATCTGCTAGCCCTAATGATTCTTTCTTTTCTAATCTATTTAATACTTTAGTACTCGCTTCATATGATAATGATGTAGTAGATCCAAAGACAGGAGAAGTATTACACAAGAAAGGTGACTTAAAATATAACGAAGATGGTTTACCTTATTATGAGACTTTATCAGGACGTGATGTGCATGATAAATAGGTTCTTAATAAGATGAATACTCTTACCACTGATGGTTCTGTATGGAATAAATTTGACTTTTTTGATTCTGATGATTTAGATTAGAAAGGAATAGGTTCATCTTTATTAAAGAATGCTGCATTGGTGGGAAGTATGTTTATTCCTTATGTGGGTCCAGTAATTACTGGATTAGGTGTGGCTACTTAGACAGCAGGATTACTAGCTACATTAGGTAAACTTGTTGCAGGAAATGATAGTCCTACTTTAAACAATATATAGGGATGGGCTAAGTCTGTTAATAGACAATCTGCTACAGAATATGCTTAGCAACATACTTGGTGTGCTGAGAACTTTATTAATATGATTGGTGATACCATAGGATAGTTAGCAGAATAGCGATGGATATTTAAAGCAGTTCCTGTATTATTTGAAGGAAAGGATGCTTGGAAAGTAATGTCTAAAGAAGGCTATGATGCTTTAAAGAAATCAAAGCTTGCAGAGTTACAAAAAACATCAAGTTTAACTACTGACAAATTATTGTAGGATGCAGTAAGTGAAAAGAATGTGCTATTATTATAGTAGTACATGACAGAACTTAATGCTATTAATGAAACTAAAGCTGCTAAATATGTTGATGATTTAGTTAGAAAAGCTAACAATATAGGCAGTCCTCTTTCTAAAGCTTACATGATAGGTATTACTGTATAGGATACTTATGGTAATGCAAAAGCTGCAGGAGCTTCAGACTTAGAGGCGGCTTTATTGACCCTTGGTTATGCTGGAGGTGAAGCTTGGATTCTTAATACTGGTTTAGGAGAATGGATATTACCTGAATTACATATTGACAAGTTTAAAAATAAAGCTATAGCTGAAGCTTTAGTTAAACCGGTTAATGATGCTAAAGAAAGATTAGAATAGACTGGAGACAAGCAAGGATTTGTAAAAAAATTACTCAAGATAGGTAGAAATGTAGCTACTAACGTATATGCAGAAAAAGCTATAGCTAAGAAATCTGCTGAAGTTATAGGAGCACATGCATTAGGTGAAGCATTTGAAGAAACTTCAGAAGAGTTATTAGCAGATGCTTCTAAAGCGATATTTAATGTAACTAGATGGTTAAGGGGAAAAGATGCTCTTAATTTCTGGGAGGGAGATAATGCTCTAGATAGATATACTATGTCTGCTTTAGGTGGTTTATTCGGAGGAGGAATAACTTCTGCTGCAACTAATTTTAGTTAGGTAAGAAGCTTAGCTAGAATGGATAATTCAGCAGCTATGTAGCAACTCTTATATATGGCTAACAATAATTAGTTAGGTAACTTCTTGAAACAAGTAGATAAAATGACACTTGGAGACAAGAATAAATCTGCTACTAAAACTATATATGATTCAGAACAAGGAGTAATATTTGCAGAAGGAACTAAAGATGACAATCAGGACCTTGCTGCTAAACAAGCTATTCGTAATTAGGTTAAATTTATTGACAATATATTAACTACTAATGGTGCTAAGATAAGTACTGACTCATTACTTAGTAAATTAGCTATGGAGGATTAGTAGGATGTTCTTAGGAATCTTAAAATAGGTAATTTAAAAAATACCAATGTTATAGGTACATATGCTTAGGACTACTTGAATTTACAAGCAGATTTAATAACAGCCTCAGCTTAGTTAAAAGCTATTGATGATGAAATAGGTGATGTAAAAAGTGCCGCAACACCAGAACAATAGAAAGCAAGAACAGATAAAGCTGCTGAAATTGACGGCATTAGAGGTAGATTACAGGAATATCTTAATGGCACCATCTCTCCTGATTTTATTAGAGATGCTGTATTTGAGATAAATCCTCTGATTAATGACGGTTTTGTTATTACTTCATTAGAACAATATACAAAAGCTAAAGTAGGAAAATTACCTAATTAGCTATCTGATACTGAGCTTGCAAAACTGACTGAAGAGTTTAAGAACTACATGAACAGTGATGGTAAATAGTATACACATATTGCTGCTGCAGCTTACTAGAATATGATGGAATTAGGTTCTCCTATAGTGTAGTAGTATTAGGAATTAATTAAATAGGCTAATACCAACAATAATGCTCAATTTATATAGGATTTTAACCAGTTTATTACTAATTATTTAATTAAATTAGATAGTATTGATACTTCTGACTAGGAAGCGTATCAGACTAGAGCTTAGTTGTTAAATGATGCTCTAGCTTATGGAGTACTTAGATAGATGGCTCAACCTTATTTAAGTGAAGATTAGAGAAATCGTTTATAGAGTATTGCTGATAGTACAGAGACTGATCCAAATGTTATAGCGCAACTAAATCAAGAAGCTAATAATATTCTTATGGAAACTATCTCAACTAATATCAATAATTTAGTTAAACCAGTACTATAGTAGGGATTTATACATCCAGAAGCTAGAAAGGCTTTGTCTTAGGGATTATCTAAATTAAAGGATTTAATTGTAACTAAAGCTGATAATGACTTTATGGGAGTTTACCCAGGACATCCAGATTATGAAGAAGCAAAAAAACGTCGCAAAGAGTCTGTTGAGAATATCCATCAAATTGATGATTTACAGGAATAGATTGAGAAATTACCAACCACACCTGCTTTAGAGTTTATTGATAAATTCAAAATAGGAGCTACTAATTCTTAGTTAAAGTTTTCAGACCATTGGTAGCAAACTATGGATTTATTAGATAACAATAAGGATGACATGTCTGAATTTGGAACTGATGAAGTATGGGAAGCTAATAATCAAGAGGCGCTTAGACTAGCTAAAGCCTTTAGGTCAGTACTTAATGGTATGAAAGTTGATAATGCAGATATAAATAACCCAACAGGTTATTCTAGAATGCTTAATTTAGTATATTAGAAATCTGCACAGAAAAATTATGTACCTTTAGCAGAAATAAGTACTTAGGAAGCTAATATGATGCTAGAAGATGTCAACAAAATTATAGCTAGACTAGAATTTGCTGATACCTTAACTAAAATGAATAGAGGCTAGAAGCTTAAAGAGTAGAATAAGGTAGCTGCTAGAAAAAATCAATTATTATATAATGGTACAAAAAGACTTATTGACACTTTATCAGACTCTGATTGGAAAGATACTAGTATAGCTGATTTAAAAAATACTTTTAATAATATTACTACAGAAGTCAAAGATGCTTTAGAAGGCGGGGGAGTTAAATAGAGTAAAGAAACTAGAGCTGCAGTAGAAAAATATATGATGCAGTTAGATAATGCTATATATGATTTCTTTCAAGCTAATAAGGATTCTAAAGGGGAATTAAGCGTTGAGAAAATAGGAAAGTTATTAAAGAAATTTGCAGGCAATGCAGGATTCTTTTAGAAAACTAATAACATACTTAATGAATCTACTAAGTCTCTAAGTGATAATTCTTATATTTGGTATTTAGCATCTAGAGCAGCAGTTAGAGCATCTGATTTTTATGGTTCCTATAAGAAGGCAGTAAATGACAAAGTTGCTCCTATTGCTAGTTAGGAACTTGCAACTTATTTAGGAGTAGCAGCTATAGCTAATATGAATACTCTTAACAAGTTTGTAGATGCATATAGAAATACTGTTGTTTAGGAATTTAATAATTTATCTGAAAAAGAGAGAACTGACTTATTAAACCAGTTTGATAATAGTGGTGAGGCATATTCTAAGGATTTACTTAAGTACTTCGGGGCACATGATGTTCTTCCTCAATATAAGAATATGATATTTATAGAAGGTATTGCTGGAAGTGGTAAAAGTAAAGCAGTATTTAGAAATGTAATTAATACTATAAATCATATTAATCCAGAATACTTAAAAAATGCTTATTATGTACATGAAACCAGCGACTCTGCATAGAAAACAGCTGAAGACCTAGAATTACAAGGATAGACTTTTGGACGAGTTGATTTTTTAAAACACCTATCTTCTGAATGGAAAGATATTAGAGACAATAGTAAGGATGGAAAGAACTATTTATATAAAGATTCATATAAATTTGATCCATCTACAGGTAAATTAGAGAATACCTGGAAATTAAATAAAATAGCTGATGCTCCTAAGGTAATTTTTATAGATGAGATTTCTCACTATAATTAGTAGGAAGTCAGTATGATAGAATAGTGGGCAAAGGAACATGGAACTATTGTACTTACTGCTGGTGACTTTGATTAGGATACATCTATTGCTTTTATAGATGATGTTAAATATAAGGGAAATCCTGTAAGTGTAACTTTAAATAGAAATAATTTTATAAGAAGTCCTAAGTTGGGGGTATCTTTACGTACTTTAAATAAATAGCTTACTAATTGTACTAAAATGATGTAGTTAGCTATTTAGAATCTAAATGATGGTAAAGATGTGGATTTAAATTTCACTTATCTAGATAATGATCCAGATCATGTAGGTTTATTTGGTGTAAAAATAGCTAAACCAGTTAATGTATTGAAGGGTTTGAGTAAAGAGGAACTCGATAGAATTGTTCCTACTATAGATTTGATGGTATCTACTTCAGGTGATGAGAAAATAGGATATATTTATCATGATACTAATACTGAATTATATAAGTTATTAACTACTAAATATAAGGATAAAATAATACCATATAAAGATTCTGATGCTTAGGGTCTGGAAGGTAAATATTATATAGTAGAGAATGATATTCATTCTAATGTACCTGATTCTGTCTATTTAAGATCTTTGTATACAGGTATAACAAGAGCTTCACAGGGAGTTTTAGCCATAACACCAACCACTACTAAAGGTATTAGAACTATAGGAACATCCTAGGATAAGAGATTTTAGTTAGAGACCATAGGCGCTGAAGCCATTAAACATGCTTCTAAAGAAAGATTAGAATAGTTAGAAGATATGGTTGATGATAATAATGCCATAACTAAATTAGAGGCACCTACTAATACGCCTACTCCTACTAAGCCCCCTGTTCCAGGTGGTTTACCTCCAGTTCCAGCACCTGCGAGTGTTCCTCCGGCTAATACTATAACTAGTTAGGCTGATGCTAATATAGAAGTTGAGAATTTTAAAAAGCTTATATATAATCTTGATGGCACTACAAATTCAATAGCTAAGAAATTAGATCAGGAATTTGATATAATGGGCGTTGAAGCTAAAGAGGATAATGGTAATTGGATTCCTATTGTAAATTTAAAGAATGGGGATGATGAGTTTGGTGTTCCTTTAGTAGATTTCAATAAAGAATATACTTTATAGAAGAAGGATGATAAAACAACTGTTCCTCTTTACACAGTTGGACAAACATTTTTATTGCAAACAGGTCCTACAGACACTTAGATAACTATTGATGAAGTCTTATCTGGAGAACCACTTATATATAAGGTACACGATAAAGAGGGTAAATCCTTTGAAATAACATAGGAATCTATTTAGAAATTGTATAAGGGAGAAGTCCCTACTGAACCTATAACCCCTGAAGTCACTACCATAACTACTGGAATGGAAAATACTTCAGAAGAGGAATATGAATCTGCAATATCTCAATCTAATATAGAAGACACTGTTGAGACTCCTAAATCAGTAGGTACTTTATATACTATGAATACTTACTTACCAGGTATGAAAAATGATAATGGTAAAGCTGTATTTGATGATGATTCTCCGGAAAGTCAAGCTAGACATGATGCACGTATTGATGGATTTGTAGGTTTATCGAGAATACTAAAGACTGATGATTGGAAGGAGTTAGATGACTACTTTTCCTACTGTAGAAACGCTCTATTTACAAGTGAAAGGAATGCTGATGCAGCTAAATATTTAGCTAATATTTTAGGATTAACAGGTAATGTTAATATTAGATATGCCTTAAAAAGTTCTGCAGGTAGAATTAATTCTTCAGACCCTCGCTATTATAGATATGATTAGGGAGAAAATGAAAAATGCGAGTATTTACATTCTGATAGTAAGGATGCAAACGATGCTATGAGAAAAAAGGTGGTAGCCATCTTATTTAATGATGGAAAGCCAGTTCTTGAAATCCCAGTAGCATCTTTAAATTCACCTATTTCACTAATTTATTATACAGATGAAGAAGGCAATTTATTACATCCTGATTTAAATAAAGCTTATACAGATGCATTAATTAAGTATTAGGGTAACAAGAATTAGAGTGATTTAGCAGTATAGGAAGTAATTAATTAGTTTGATAAGAGTGGAACAGACTAGGATATAGTTGACTTATTTAAAGTGTATAGATTTACAGGAAATGGAATATTCTTCTTTGATGAATCATTTAATCTGGCTAAATAGTCCCCTACAGGAATTATACTTACTGGAGAAAAGGGTAAGTTACAATAGAATGGTAGTTATCGGACTTCTAATAAGTTTATAGACGTGTCTGAGTTAGCTAAGAATCCTTAGTTTAGGGTATCTAAAATATTGACATCTAGGGACGGTTTAGTTAATGGAACACATGCTGTAAACCCAGGTCATTCTTTCATTCTTGTTGGTAATCCTAAGGAATTTGCAGGAACTACTGATTTAGTTAATTAGTATGAAAGACAAATAGCAGACCCTAAGGCACCTAAAAAGGTATCTTTATATTATGTAATGCCTCCTAAGACTACAGTATCTGCTTGGCTTACTAATTAGCATAATTTATATTTAAATACCTTGGGATAGGGCAAATAGGTATATAATATAGGTAATGATTTCACAGCATATAGAGTATTAGACTGCTTAGATAAACAGGGTCTTTTAGATTCTATACCATCTATAGGAAGTACTGCACAAGGCTATAAATCAGGTAAAGATGTATTAGATTCTGTTAAGACAATACTCGATAATATTAGAGCTATAGAAAGCAAATGGAGAGGTGAGGGTGAGGGAGACCCTGATGCTAGACGAGTAATGTTTATTAAAGAAGTTAATTAGTATCTTAGATAGCCTTCTCAATTGATATTCTAGGAAGGACGTACTAATAAAGATATTCTTAATGCTTATATAACTTGTATGGTATGGAATAGAACTAAGGCTATTGGTTAGAAGGAAGTTATTACATATCACCCTGAAGTGCTTGATTAGATATAGTAGGCGTGTGAAAATGCAGAGGAACCTTTAAAAGACATATTCTATAAAACTCAATATACAAATAAAGCTCATGGTTCATTTCTTGAAATATAGTAGAGAGCTAATTGGTAGCTAGAAGGCATAAATGGGGATGCAGCATTTAGAATTAATGCTCGTATTGATACAACTAATTTTACATCAGATGAACTTCCAATAGCTAGAATTGCTGGAGAAATAGAATAGAAAACTATAAGAACTAAAGATGGCAGGGAAGTAAAAGTATGGAGTATGACTCCAGATGCCAAATAGAAATATGAGGCAGTTTATTTAGACTAGAAGAAATTAGAAAATAAACCAGACCTTATTGATGAATATGCACCTTATATAAATAGAATAGGAATATCTAAAGAAGAATTATCCGCTATTGCAGCTAAAGGAAATAGAGCTGATATTCAATAGGGAATTGTTGAATGGTTTAACTCTTAGAATCCTCACAACTTTGGATTTACTTATAATGGTGATGTTTATTTATTTAATAACTCTGAGTATTCGTTAACTTCTAAACCTACAAGCTTAGCCACAACAGATAACTTAGTTTTAAAAGGAGTAGATAATAATGGAGAACATGATATAACAATTACATTCAATGTAGATGGTAAGGGCAATATTACATCTATGTAGGGTAATGTAACTACCTTTAAATAGATAAAAGCAGAATCTAATGGAGTTACTATATCTAAGGAAGAATGGGAGGAAGCTTAGAATGGCATTAGAGATTCTATACCTCCATTATTAGCTAAAAATAGTGTCTTCTTAAGAGAATATGATAAATCTATCACAGCTCAAGGTAAACGAGACTTAAAACGTAATCTAGGGACTGCAAAAAAACTTCTAGCTACTGTTAGAAAGAAAGGGGACAAGGTTAAAGAAGAAGCGTGGAGTAAAATGATTTCTTATATAGAATCTATAAGCTCTGAATCTACCCCTACTATATCTTTAGAAAATGGAGATACTGTTACTTAGAATGGTAAAAGATATACAATAATTGATAAAGAAAACTTAATTGGAGAAGATGAGGTTACTAAAGAATAGGTAACTTTAACTACAGATAATTTAATTAAAGAGGAAACTTAGTGTATTCCTGTTAAATTTAAAATGATTTAAAATGGCAAAATGTTCACTTAAAAAATCACCTAATGGAGTCTATGGGGGATATAGTCAAGAATCTATAGAAGAACTAGAAGGCTTTGTGACTACAGCTTTTAATGAAGTTCTTATGAATGCTGGAGATGGATCAAACGGAGGTTTAATTAAAAAAGCAGTTCGAGATGCATTACATAAAATTGGTGATTAGTATTCTATGAATTAGTTAGATAAAATAGCAGAAATTACATAGAAGTTAATTGATAATTCAGAAGATTTAGTATTTTTGAATGAGTACATACCAATAGAGGGTATAAAGAATGCAATAAATCCTAAATATAGATAGACTGTAAAAGAATCAAACTCTTCTCTGGGAGAACCAGAGGAGGGTGAGACTCTTGCCAAGAAGTCTCAATTCTTAGATGATGTATGGGGCACTAATGTACGATTAAAGAACGCCTATAAACAAGAAGTAACTAATTAGTTAATTAATAAGTTTATTATAGATAGAGAGCATGGTGTAATTGTAAAAAATGCCGGGGACGCTAACCGAAATATTCGGGACTATAAGAATAAATTATGGGGAGATATTAAAGAGTATTTAATTGGAAAAGGCTCATTAGATGAGTTTACTCCAGATATTTATGAAGATGGAGAATATACTGGTGTCTTTGAAGATGAAGAGGTCAGAAAAGCAATAAGAATTTTTGGTTCTTGGGATGCTCAGAAGATACAATCTGATAGAGATACTGATGATTATAAAATATTTAAGAAATGGTTTACTCTAAAGAACTTTGACAACTTTACTAGAATGTTGCTAGGTAAAGCTATTATTATTAAACCTGGAACTGAAAATACATTTAGTAATGAAGATAATTACTCCTTTGCTTCCAAAAATGATGCGGTAATAACAAGCTGGAGAACTAATGAAGATGTTGTACTAGAATAGGAAATTGGAGCATTAGCACAATCCTTAATTAATTCTACACCATATTATTAGTATAGAAATGATGCAGAAACAGGCTAGTATATAAAGTTCTCTGATTTCTATTAGATTATAACTAAATTAAAGGAGTCTGTTTATAATCCTGTAACTTCTGATATTACATTTAGGAGATTAGATAATAGATATTAGAATTTATTTAATTCAGGTTTACTTACTCAGCATGAATTAGATCTTATACAAGGTAAATCTTTAAAAGATTTAATATGTAGTATTAGAGAAAATCCCGCATTATATAGTAAACTATTATTTACAGCTATAATTAATGATAAAGATACCCTAGTGAGATTAAATTTCACAGATGAAGATTTAAATAAAATGTACTCTTTATATAAGGGTATATTTGCTCCTAAGGATAAGTCTATTCAGGCTATTTAGGCTAAAGAAGATTATAGAGCTTAGAACTACTATAACTTAATAACTTAGGTAGTTGATTCTATCAATTCTGTAAAATTCCTATAGTATAATATTGAAGATGGAGTAGTAAAAACAAGACTCTTAAAAGATTATTCTGCTGAAAACGTAAGAAGATCTATAGAGAATAATATAGCATATACTAATTCTTCTCATATTTTATCTTCTTTATTTAAAGAAAGAGAAGTTAAATTATATAATATATAGACATTAGCTGATAAGGCTAACAATTTCTCAGGAATTACATGTACTATTCCTGACATTGGTATAATTGTAGAGGTCAATGAATTGGGAAATTACATTTCTTACAAAGATGAGTCTGGCAAGCTTTTAAGTTCGGAGGAAATAGAAAGGTTAATCGATAATCCGAAAGTAGAATCTCTATGGCAATTTATTGATGATAACTTATCTATTGGAGTTTCTTATGATACAGATTTGAGAAAAGCTCTTAAAATGTATTTAGGGAATCGTACTATATAGGATTTATTAAAATTAACTTCTACAGTACTTCTTAATAAATATATAGCTAATGTAAAGGGGGAAAGAAGTCATGGTAAAGCTGCATTAAATGACTTATTTGATAATATATATAAAGGCTATCCTAATAAACCTAAATATAATTCGGAATTAATGGAAATGGGATTATATGGCGATGCTATGACTCCTATTCTTGATAATATAGCTAAAGCTAAAGCACTCACTTCAGGTATTATGTAGTCTGCTTCAGTTAAAGATGCTGATGGTAAAACCCTATCTCAATAGACTCTTAGTCGTTTATTAGGTAACTTAATTCCTCAGTATAATTGGATTAAATCTTACAATTGGGTAGGTAATGATAAGGTTAATCCATTCTCTAAGATGTCCCTTATGTAGCCTGGTGTATTTAGAGGTATATATACTACAAGAGAGGTTAAATCTCCTTATGGAAATAAACCTCAAACATAGTTTACGGTATCTGAGTTTAGTTAGAGTGCCTTTCTATATGATTTCGTTGATGGTTTTACTACTAAAAAGGATGTTCGAGGAGATGTAGTTATTGGTAATGGAAAAGTAGGATTACTACCATCTGTAAACTCTGATAAAAATACTATTAACAGAATGTGTGTAGATTTGATGTAGAAAGTTGATTCTAAGCATCCGGAACTTAATGGTAAACAATTTATAGACCTTGATTCTAAAGAATTACAAACATTAACTAGTGAACAACTTGGACACTATTTCAAAGCAGTTAATTAGAATATACAAAAAGATTTTGATAAGTTATTTAATTGGATAAACGGTAAGTATCATTTAGCTATATATAGTTTAGAAGACATTAATAGTCGTTATAGTAATCCTGCTGATTAGTTATATCAATGGGTAAAAGAGTACAATGACACCCACAATAATGTTATATAGTTAATTGATTAGACTCACTATTCTATTGATAAAAAAACTAAGAGACTTAAATCCAATATGCTTTTAAAAGGATTAGAGACTAGATTTTCTGACCCTAGTAAGCTAGCTAAATTTATGCAGTGGAAGGAGACAGAAGTTTTAAAATCCTTATTAGATGAAAATGTAGAAATTCGTCTTATTGACGGTACCAACTCTTCTGCTAAGACCTATTTAAAAGACAATTATAAAGATTGGATTCATAATGGTAAAATGGTATTTGCTAAGGTTAACGGTAAGGATATATTAACTAAATAGGACTTAATTAATTTAGGACTAGATATTAATGATCCACATTCTTGGAATATAGAATTACATCCTATGCTTAGTAAATATAATGCGTTAGACTATTTCTTTACTTCTCAATATATGTATGCAGGAGTAGGATGTCATACTAATCATCCTTCTAAGGCAGATTATAATGTCCCTATTATTTATAAGCATCCAAAATTAGGTTTATCTACATTCTTATAGAATAATCCTCAAGCTGCAAACTATCTCATGGATTTTGATGACTTCTTTAATGAAAAAAGAGATGCATTTATTGAAGCCCAAACTCATGTAGAAAAATCTATCCCATTCTCTGATGATGAAGGCTATGTTTACTATGACACTAATCCAGAATGGACAAAAGCTAAAGAAAATTATTTAATATAGAATTAGAATAATCCAGAATTTTAGGATTTTGTAAAGAAAGCATGGAATGAAGCTAAACTTATAGCTAAGGAATAGAATAAAATTTTATTAAATTCTAGTTCTATTGTATTAAAGATGTTCCCACAGGACTTTAGTAAAGTATTAACCATGTCCTAGGAAGAAGCAGTAGCACGTGGTATGGATCCAGATTGGAAAAATACAATTGATACTGCTTTAAATGGTTTAATAGTACCTAAAATAGAATTCAAATCAGGTGAATATTTTGACAAAGCATTTAGCTCTTATTTAACTAAAGAAATGGATAAACTTCTTCAAAATGAAACTGAAGATGAAGCATCTCGTTTTGCAGCATAGCATAAGAGAAATGTATCTTATACAGCAGCCATGCATGAGTTTCAATTAAATCAAATAGATGGTGTGCCTTCTGTCTATAATATGGCAATTATGTCAGATTTGAAGTCTGATGTGTATACAGTATAGGCAGATGTGGATAAAGCTACTAATTTTGATGGTGCTACCTTTGTAAATCCATTTATAGTTATTTGGGAGAACAACTCCCTTAATGGAGATAAAGCAGGTATAAATAAAAAGCAATTTGTACACTTTTATGATAGAGCCACTGGTACAGGAGGTATTATTAAAACTGCAGGATTTGGTTTAACTAATGACAAAATAAGACAGTTTGACTTCTACCGTAATATGATGTATAATATGACCGGTAAGAAATGGAAAAATGCTGATGGTTCTCAATATATTATGCGTGATGGAGGTATTCTTAAAGACTTTGAAGACAACGATATTGACTATGGTGATTTCTACTATAGAAAAGGGGCTAAATTTTATAAGAGACGTATTTAGTCCTATGATGGAAATAACACTTATTCTATATTAGAGCAAGAAGTTGATGAAAATGGAGAAGCAAAGGGTAATGAGAATACTATTCAAGTATAGGTAAATTCTAACTATGATGTGTGGCAAATGTTTGGAGGTATGAATTCTGTAGACTTCTTAGATGGAACTCTTCAAGGTTCTGAAAAGTCTATAGAAATGACTGCACATGCTGCCAATATTTATGGAACTAAAAAAGAGGGTGTTATCAGAGCGCAGACAGCAGATGACATTATCTAGCCTATGAAGCATTCTGATATACATTATATGCCTACTATAGGTGCTGTTAAACACGGTGCTGCAAACATAAATCCAGTCTCTTCTTTCTTTAGTAGAAATGGTCTAAGTTTTATGTAGGTAGAAGTGAGATAGGCTGGTATTTAGCTTGATAAGGAACATCAAGCTGATAATGAAGACTTGTCTCTTATGACTTAGGTTATTTCAGCTGCTTGTTCTATGGGATACACTAAGGGAGAGGCTACTAATCTATATAATGCTTTATATAGTCTATCTAAATAGGCTACTAAAGCATTTAGAGACGAAATGGGAGACCTATTAAATGGATTCTCTGATAGCTTTAATGCTGCGGTAACAGAAACTATTATGAAGTCTTTGGTTAATGCTTCAGCTACAGACGGTGATATGCTATAGTTAGTAGCAAAGAATATTATAAAGAAAATAAATGCTGAAAAATAGTTTTCTATCAATAAAACTAACTACGCTGACATTGATAAAGAAATTCCTTATAGTGATGCTGCTGTTTCTGCTAAGGTAGTTAGTTCTTTAACCGCTGCATTAACTAAAGCTGGAATTAAAACTAAAATGCCTGGTCTTTTAGCAGTATTAAATCCAGCTGAAGGTATTATAAAAATGTATAAAGTGCCGGCCAAAGACAAAGATGGCAATATTCTATTAAATGAAGATGGTTCTACTGTATATAAATATGTAACTATGGATGCCATAGAAAAAGAGTATGATACAGAGAATGCTTTTGAAATAATGGAATAGTTACAAGCAGAAACAGAGCCACTTAGTTATAATACTGATGAAACTGGATTAATAACTAGTATGCCTGATGTCAAAATAGGACGTAAATACTTAGTTACTTTCTCAGATGGGGTCAACAAATCTACTAAGGTTGTAAATGTGACATTACCTCATAGAGTGGAGTCTGATACTAGTACTGTATTTTATAATAATGTTCCATATCAAGAATAGACTATGGGATATAGAAAGCTTATAGACTATTTAAATGGAGTAGTTAATGAGGAAACTGGAGTTACTAACCAAATTACAGAAGTTAAGGAGTTTTTAATAGGAGGTCAGGACTTAGATAGTTATGATGTAAAATTTTAGGATTCTTTAGGTAATAGATGGCAAATGTCTGATTTAGATATTGTACAAGATTATTTTGAAGCAAGAGAATCTAAAGACCCCAGAAGAAAAGTATTAGAAATATTATCTAAGTATGATAAAGACTAGGAATTAAAAGCTGCTATAATTAAGGAATTTAATGAGTCTAATAATTCAAATAAAGTTAAGATTGTCAATGATTTAAATGATAATTTTAATGGAATTTTCTTAACTGAAACTCCTATGTATAAAGAGTTCTTTTAGAAGTATGCATTAAAATTCTTAAATAGAGAAATGCAACGACAGTTGGCCGCTTTAAATCCTGAAAATACAGAGCCTTTAAATGTATTAATTAATAATAAAGTAGTTACTGTATAGCCTTCTACTATTGATATAACTAGTTATGGAACAGTAATACCTAAGACAGCTGCTTCCTCTTTTGGTCTTAATTAGTATGACTAGGTTAGTGATATTGTTAACAATCCTGATTTCTTCTTAGATAGATTAGCTAAGAGACTTAATACTAAAGTTTAGGATTATTATAAGGATGGATAGTTAGTATATAATTACCACTTGGAGCTAAAAAGAAATGATGGTAATCATGTTTATATAAGAAGAGGGATTGATAATTCTGACTTCGCCAATGAAATTTAGTGGTTTAGGTATGTTGATTCTGATGGACATGTATTTAGAGTAAACAGTGATGGAAATATTATGCATCCAATGTATAGTGAGAATGATAAAATATATACTGACTATGATGGAAATGAAATAATAGTTACTGAAGCTAAAGATACTTGGAAAGATTCTAAAGGCAATGAAGTAAAGAATCCTGATATAAAGAAAATTCGAGGCATCACCATTGATTAGAAGACTGGAGAAGAAATCCATTTAGATTCTCCATTTACCTTTTACTTAGATAACCTTAATTATAACTTTGTAAATTTAAATGCAAATTGCTCAGAAGCTGAACTATTAAATTTATTAGATGCAGCCAGAAGTAGCAAATCTAAAAAGGCTAATAATTTTGTAAAGAGACTTGCTAAAATAGGTAATTATGATAAATAGGTGGACTATTTAGATAAACTTACTAAGTATGAAGATTTAATAAAAGGAGATACTAAAAATCCAGCATATTTAGCCTTACAAAAGGAATCTAGATAGATATGGACTTCTTTTATGAAATATCTTGAAAATGTAGCAGCACGTATCCCTGCTTAGTCTTAGTAGTCTTTCATGGCTCAAAGAGTAGCTATGTTTGAGAATACAGATACAAATAATGCTTATGTAAGTAAATTCTAGTTCTTCTTACAGGGAAGTGACTTGGATGTTGATGCGGCATCTATACAAACATTTGATATAAATAGCAACGGTATTTATGAAACTTATTCTCCGTATGCTAATCTGGATTCACCAGCACTTCTTAAAGTTTCTGAAAAATACTTACCGTTCCCAACTGGAGATAGGATAAAAGTTGAAGAAATTCATGATCCAACTATAACTACTATGCACTAGTTAATAGCTAAATAGCATTATGATGGTAAAAGATTATTTGGATTAGCTAATAAACTTAATTAGTAGGATGCTTTATTCTTAATAAACTATACTAGAAATAAGGATGTAATCGTAGAGGTAAATACTAACAGTGAATAGAATATAAAAGATTTAGCTGATATTCTTGAGTCTATTAATTCAGAGGATTGGTATTCTTACGAAGATGATATATCTAATACTAGAGCCTTAACAACTTTATTATTTCCAGATAATGAAATGGTATTGGATGTAGATTTATATGATAAAATAGAAAATGGTATAATTGAGGCTATAGATAAACATAATACTTATTTAAAGAATAATTCTAAAGCTAAGAACGATAGAATATTAAAGAATTTTGCTGTAACTTCACTATTAAATATTATTAAAAATCCAGTTAATCTTAGAGAGGCTTAGTCTTCTGTAGATGTTATGACATCAACTGCTAAGAACTTAACTAAGGCTTCTCCTAAAAATGCAGTACAAAAAACCTTTACTCCAGGTAATGTATTTAATAAAATCTAGAGTATCAATGAGAATATGGTTGGTAAAGATGGTATTGCTATCTGTGCGACAGGTCTTAAATCTTTCTTTGCATTAACTCATATGTATAATACAGTATTAAATGATGAAAACACTAGTAATTAGGAAAAAGAAGCTTTAATGTGTAAGGTAACAATTGGAGGTAAAACATATAGAGGACTCGCTAACGTAAATGCTAATTAGGAGTTAATAGAAAGTTTAGCAGATGCCGAGAATGGTAATTTTACTACTTTACAGAATTACTTATTAGCTCAAGAATGGGAATCTGATGCTGCTAATGAAGCTTCTGCTTTTCTGTCTCTTTCAACTGATAATGCTAAGGAGTTAGCTTTAGCTAAATTAAATGCAGGTACTCAGACTTTGGGTATGTATTTATATGGGTTATCTCTTGGAGTTCCAGTAGACACTTTGTTTAAAATAATGACTTCTCCATTTGCTTTTAGATTAGTAGAATTAGCAAAAGGTGATACATTTAGTGGTAATAGTGGTTGTGGAACTATAATTGGTGCTCTAGACTACTTACATAAAGACCCACTAGAATAGCTTTCTAGATTTAATACATTTGATTTATCTACATATAACGAAGGTAAACCAAAAGATTAGAAAATATTAGGTCCAGCTGATTTTGCTTGGTAGTTATTGTAGAATAGTATAGCAGATGATTATAATGAAAAATTACCACTTCTTAGATAGTTAGCTTATAAAGGTAATGCTATTTAGTTAATTGAAGATTTAAGGTCTAAAGTTAATTAGATTAGTAGTGTTATCTAGACAAAAGATGAATTTAATCTCTATTCAACCTTATATAATCAAGCACTAGACTTTATGGAATAGTATATTGCTGATGTCTAGCTAGAATTAGATAGTGGAAGTTACGATACTGTATACGGAAAATCCATAATAGCTACAGACTTAGAAACTCTTGCTCTTGGTGCTGATGAATATAAAGAAATAGGTAAAATTCTTAGACTTAATCAAGAAGTAAATACTAATGCTTTAGATTTACAAAACTAGGTAGCTAATATTGAAGAAGTTATAACTAGAAGACTCAGACAATTAGCTAGAGTTGAAAATAGGGGAAGCTACTATAGTCATGGTGCCACAAAAGATGAGTTAAAAAATCCTGATAAATATAAGATTGATTTAGAAAAGTTTTTATATGATGAAGTATACTAGTAGGAAAAAATAGCGTAGTATGATAGAATTAAACAATCTTATAATGTTTTACGTGTTCTTACTACAGATCCTTAGTATAAAGGTTATATGGAAACCTTATATATGGCTCATCAAGGTCTGTTAAATAAGTAGTTAAAGTATAGATTTACAGTAGGTAAAATTGCAGATTTTATTTAGAAAAATAAAGTTACTGGTAATTTATAGTAGTAGGTACTTAAAAATGGTAACAATTATGTTGACTATAAACTAAGACAAAATTGGATGCGAGATAGTAAAATACAGATTACTATTCCAGGCAGTACCGATAAAATGAAAACTTATGCGTTTATAGGAACCCCAAATAGTTATAGTTAGTTATACTTTGATAAAACTATACAACTGGGCACTGATATGGGAGATGCTAATTTTAAATTATGGATGGAGCAAACTCTTATTCCTAGACTTAAAGCGGACCCAACATTAAAAGATAATATATTTATATAGCATTTAAGTCCTATAGTTAACTCAAGAACTAATTTGGGTATGACTGCGGTTTATTATGGATTAAATGGAATAAACATGTTGCCTTAGTCTGACGCTGAAAGAGAAATGTTTGATATACATAAAGACGCTTTTAATAAATTAGCAACCTATGACTTGATTAGGGACGCTAAAGGTCATACTTTTGCCATAAAAGACTTATTTTATCTATATTCTTTAATATGTAATAACGGTAAATTTGGTCCTACTTCTCTACATAAAATATTTGAGGATTATCTAGATTCAGGTCTAGCCTAGAGTTATAAACACTTTATAGCAGAAAAAGATAGAGACTTAGATTTCTACCAGGATTTAGTAAAGACATGTACAGATGAATGGCTTGCACCTATGAGTTCTCCTTATGTTGGAGGTTCTAAAGTACTCAAATATAAGGATTAGAACAATGAATAGATTCTACTTTATAAAAAGAAGGAAAAGAAGTCAAAAGGTGGATATGACTATGATGTCGAGTAGGATATGGATGACATCTTTATGAATGATATGGGATTTGATCCAGAAGGTGGAAAAGACCCTATGGCAGAAATCAACAACTATGTTAAATAGGAATCTAGTGCCCTAGCTAAAAGAGACTATAGTTTCTTCTCAAATCCTGAAGTTAAATATAATACATCAGGTTTTCAAGTATTATCAACTAAATCAGAACTAATTAATTAGCATCCTATAACCTACGAAGTTAGAGATGGTAAACCTGTATTAGTAAATATAGGGGGTGATGGGGAGATTGCAAAAAAGTTTATGAAATTAATGAAAGATCGTAAGGGAATATTACCTACTAAGTAGATTCTTGGAACAGATGGATTTACTGCAGTAATTAATGAAGAATAGATTGAATCAGAATTAAATAGTATAATAAATTGTGGATAATTGTTTAATTAAAGATTTAGAATATCGGACTAAGCTATCTTAGTCTGGTATTCCTGAATCTATATTTTATCCATTTTGCAATGGATTTATGAATAAGTATGGGAGATTACCTAATCTAGATGAAATTCCAAATGTTGATTCTTCTCAACATATAATTAATAAACTGCATCTAGATGGTAATAGCTCAACATCTATAGATAATATCATGTCTTCTACTAATACATCAAGTATTGAAGAAGCTAATGTTAGTTTAAATGATACCTATAAAGATAAAGATATAAATATAATTCCTTTATATAAAGAAGCTTTAGTTGACATAAAAGATAGACCTTCCGAATATAAAACAATAGAATAGGAAAAACATAAAGTAGATAGAAATCCTAATATGCAGGGAGTATTTAATTAGTTATTTAATAAGTTAGAGAAATAGTATGGAGTACAATTACATACTATTTCAGATAAAGAACTGGCTAGTGATGAATGGTAGGGAATACCTGAAATTTAGACAGCTAATGCTTTTATTTATAATGGAGATATATATATAAATACAGACCATGCAAAAGCCGATGCTCCTATACATGAAATGACTCATATGTTATTAGGTTCTATTAGATTTAAAAATCCTGATCTTTATTATGGAATTGTACAACAAGCCTAGAATTTTCCAACATTTAATTAGTTTATAGAACAAAACCCAAATAGAGCTATAAATGATAATATGGAAGAATTATTTGTTACAGAAATGTCTAAATATCTAGCAGGGGAATCTAGCATTATTGAATAGTTAGATGAAACCGTTATTAATGAGTTACATTATAACATGAAGAGACTATTAGATACTGCACTTATGGGTTAGTATAGTGTAAAAAGTATTCCTGATTCTAAGTTATATAGAATGTCTTTAGCTGATTTAGTAGAAACTGTAAATTCCCAGATGTTAGAAACAAGTTTTTATGGAAGCCTAGATGACGCTGCTTTGCATAGAGTATTAGCTAATACTAAGTCAGATTTAATGAAAAAAGGTGATTTAAGAGAAGATTGTGTATGAAATGTATTTATAGTTATAAAGGAAAACAGTTTTAGTCCATACAATAGTTAGATGATTTTCTATTAGAAAAACAAATATATGAAAGTAAATATGGAGATTTAGTATTCTCTATGACTGAAAAATAGTTGTCTGCTTAGAATAGAATTGATAGCATCAATAAAGAAGCAGAGGAACTAAATAAAAAATATGCTGAAGCTAAGAAAAACGCGTCATTTATAGACTCAGAAGAAATATTAAAAATGACTCGTCCTTATGTAGGTGTAAGTGAGTTTTTAATGGATTAGAGAAATGATGAAGGAGAACTTTGGGTGCCTACATTTACTACCGAGTATTGGGCTAAACAATACTTAAATTGGAGTTAGGGAATTTACTCAAAAGACGAAAAAGATGCATTTTTTGATGGTGATGATTCTAAAGTATAGCCTGTAGAATTAGGAAATCAGGGGGATTGGCGTAAAGCGGATGGCTCTCTAAAGGATGATTTTGGAACTATTGAATAGAATAACTTCCGTAAAATAATGGAAGATAAGTGGAAACACTAGGCTAAGTATGGTGATGATATTCATGCCATTATGCAGAGTTATTTTGCTAGAATAGGCGAAGATTCTGATGGAAATCCTAAGTATCGATATGAATTATGGGAAGGAGATCAAGGAGCTATGCATTTAGCTAAGAGTATTAAATATATGCGTAATAAAGGAATTATTACTGATGAAATGACTGATGCTAAAATTAATAGTATATTAGAAATAGCTAGAAATTTAAGAGATTAGTTATAGAGTTAGTATGGCAAAAAATGTATATTTTATCCTGAAATTACTGTTAGTGCCAAATTGAATCATGAATATGAAGGTAGAGACGATTTAAGTGTATTAGGTCGTCTAGACTTATTAGTTATTGATGAAGATGGTATTCCTCATATTATGGATTACAAAACTTCTCCTAAAAATTACGATGACTTTGTCGAAGCTAAGAAACTTACATTTACTTACTAGTTAAGTACCTATGAAAGAATGCTTAGGAGACATGGTTTTAATACTACAGCCACAAGCTTAAATATTATACCACTTAAACTAAATAACTTTAGAAAAGAGAATGGTAAATGGACTTACGATGATGTAGTACCTGGTGGTAATTTACTAGAATCAATAACTGATAGAGCCAATAAAGATTACATAGCTAATAATCTTGATGAATACATAGAAGCTCCATTATTATTAGATGGGGATTCTAGTAAGATTACAGAGAATGTAACTGATTTAATGAAAACTTGTTTTCCTGAACATGGTAATGTAGCCACTGATGAATAGATAAAAAAGATGATTGATGGCTAGGGAGGTTTCCATGAAAATAAGGAAGCGGGTTCTTTGGAGTTTAAGCCCAAGGGATGGACTAAGACTATATCGGTAAAGTAGAAGGAAGGGGCAGAAGCTGAATTATTTAATAAGGTTAAGAAATTCTTTACAGGCTAGAGAGAACGTAGTTTAAAGAGAACTTAGGAAATTAAGAGAGCACTTAAACAAGCACAAGCTGAAGACACTAGATAGATTTAGTTACCTAATTCTATGAGTGATTGGACTAAAACAAGGCTATCTAAATATTGTAGTAAATCTTGGGAAGTAATGGAAGGTCATGCACAAGATGTTGCTGAGCAATTTGGTATGATATTTTTATATAACAAAGCTAATGATTTAGTAGAGGTAGTTAAAATTAGTTCTGCAGATTTATCTTTTTAGCATTCTTGGGGAAAAGGTAGATAGAATATTATTGGGGCAAAGGAAGCTGATTTGGGAGAAAATTCCAAGTCAGACAGTTTGATTATTAAAGCTACTAATGGTAACATAGAGCTTATGGAAGCCATGGCAGTTTTAAATAATATTCAGTTTAATAAGTCTATTTAGTTAGGAAACATAAGTGTTCTTAATCCGGTATTTGGTTAGGGAGCTGAAACTAATTCTAATAAAGAGCTGCTTTATAACTGGAGAAAACTTAGAAAAACCTTTAACATGGATGGGGAAGATTAGTTTAAATAGGATGGTACTATTAAATTATTGTCTTTAGCTGAAAGAGCCTATCTGGAGTATGCTGATATAATGGATAGAGTTAATGACAGGTGGCAAGCTCAAGAATTTAGTAAGTTTAAACCTGCTATGACTGAGTTACAAAGTTCCTTACAACCTAATAATGTAGAAGAAAGTCTTGAAGCTCTTAATTAGCTTAAAACCAAATTGGAGAAAGACTTTGGAATGAATAAGGATATTTTAACCAGGGGAGAAAATAAGGGTAAAAGTATATATTCTGAAGTATAGAATTATGACTAGCAATATACTAAGTAGATGTACCAAATAACTCTTAGAGCCATTGCTGAACTTAGCGGTTTTGATATTAGACAGGAAACAAAAGCACACAGTTCTTTCTTAGTCTTAGAAAATGGTATGTCTGGAAATATGATAGATAACCCAGGTAACTTTGGTAATAGACTTCTTAATTAGGTAACTTAGTTAGCTCTTGATGGTTATTAGAATACTCGAGATATGTCAATTAAAAGACTTAATGCACTATCTGAAAAAGTACGAGAGCTAAAAAGAGGTGAAAACTATGGGGTTATTAGTGAGTATGGATTTGGTAATTAGGCTTCTCTCTATAATGGTATGACTTATTATGATACTGATGGTGACTTTAAATTTAAAAATCCTTGGAAAGATAATTCCCTACCTGAACATAAAAAAGAGTTTTTAAAATGGGCATTAACCGAAATAGCTAAAAATAAACATCCTGATTGGACTCCCGAAGTTATTAAAGATAAAATAGAAGCAAATGATCCAGATTTCTTTTAGGTTCCTTTAATAAGGGCAGATGCCGCATCTAAAATTAATGCAGACGGATGGTTAGGTTGGTTAAAAAGTAAAATGAGACCTTTAATTAGCAAAGATAATGGAGCAACTTTTAAAGAGAGAATTCAAAATACTTTAAAAGATATACAATCTAAATATTTATCTGATGAAATAGATTAGTAGCAAAGTATTGACGGTGAAGTATTTAAAGTAATAAATACTATGGATTAGGGAAGTGGTCCTGGCAGATTAGACTTAATTAAACATCTACAAGGAAAATACGGATCTAATTGTTTTGAAACGGATATAGAAAAAATATTAGGTGCTCATATGATGGCATATGCTACTCAACAAGCCATGGAAGATAGAATGCCTTTAATTAAAGCAGCTTATATATCCTTAGCAGTAATGGGTAATAACTAGGGGGTAGACTATTCTTCTGATGAGAAATATATTAAAGAATATGTTCAAAATAAAATAAATAAATTAGCAATAGATAATCCTTAGTTAAGACATTTAAGGAGTGCCACTGGAATGTTACAAAAAAGTGCTTCTTGGATGGCATTAGCTTTTTCACCTTTACAAATGTCTTATTAGAGTCTGGAAGGTGTTTGGAAGGCTGCTAAATTAGTTATAACTAAACCAGATGGTAAAGAAACATTTAGTTTTTCTAATATGCGTAAGGCTATGGGTATTGTATATAAAGAATTGTTTAATTATAGTGAAACAAATTCTGTAATAGAGGGTTGTAACGCTCTTTATGGTATAAACGATATGGATGCTGCCTCATTTGCCCAAAACAATAGTACTAATAAGCATGGTCTGTTTAATTTCTTTGACAGAATTGCATATTATTGGTCTTCTCGTCCCGATTTCTATAATAGAATGTCAATATTCACAGCATAGATGCTTGAAGATGGTAGTTATGAAGCTCATTCAGTAGATGCCAATGGTAACTTAATATACAATATTAAAAAGGATAAGAGATTTGAAGCATTATTTAATAAACCAAAGGGTTCTCCTGAATATAATAAAGCAAAAGCCTTATTCTTAGCCACTGCTTAGTAGTTAGTGAGGGAAAACGCTAGAAATGCCGATGGTTCATTATACACCATAGATTTAGATAATCCAAATTTACCTAAAGCCTACTCTAATAAAGAGTCTGAATCTATGAAAGCTATTGGGGATACCATGTATGGATATTACGATAGTTCTAAGAAATCATTATGGCAATCTACATTCTTAGGAGGCCTTATGATGCAAATGCAAACATATTGGTCTGGTAAAAAGAATTAGTATCTTGCTCCTGGAGGTATTAAAGCACAGGGTAAATGGGTCTAGATGGTAAGTCCTAATGGTAAAAAGTGCTATTATTCTAAAAATGAAAATGGAGATATTGATAACTCCTCAATGCCTGTAGAAGAGGGAGATCCTAGAGCTAGTGAAGTACCCTTTATGCAATGGAAGGGTAGATTTGAAGAAGGCGCTTTTATAACCTTATATGATGTACTTAAAAGAACTATAGGACATAAGGGAAATCTTAAAGCTGCTTGGAAAGAGAAGTTAGATGGAACTGACGAAGACTTATAGAAACTTTATAAGTAGAACATGAAGTTGATAGTTAGTGACTTACTCGGTATGTTACTTATTGGTTCTTTACTAGGCGGATTATTAGAAGATTTAGCTGATGAAGAAATTAAAAAGGCTAAAAAATCTGCACAGATTGGAGATGCTATGGCTGCAACAGCCTTAAGTCTAATAGCTAAGACTGTAAGAAATTCAGCTCTAGATTTTAACATGATAGACTCTTTGTTTGGCTTTGTAGGGGATTGGAATCCATTCTCTCTTAGTTATGCAGCTAATTAGCTAAGTAATGGTTGGAGTCTTATAACTGGAGATAAAAATTGGGAATAGACTCTATGCAGTGCCTTCTCTGCAGCACGCTAGATGAGACCAATACTTAATTGCATTAATTAGTCTTTACAAGAGGATTAAATACACTAATATGAAACCTAGAGACAATTTATCTACTAAATATCCTAGATGTCATTATAATAAATTAGGTAAAACTAAAATGACATTCGATACTACAGATTTAGCTGAGAAATATCTCAAAAAGATGCATTTAGATACTTATACTATTTATCAATGTACTTATTGTAATAAGTATCATATATCACACATAAATTAAAAAAATAGGGGCAAGCTAGCATTTGCTAACTCACCCCCTATAAAGAAAAAAGGGCAAGCCAATGGATTTTACTCCACTGACCTGCCCTTAATTATTATTTATTATACCATATTACATGTGTATATTCCATATTTTTGTTGTTAACCTCATCTAATGTAAAGGAAGAAGGGGATAGCCATTTACCTGTCCATTCTCATTAGAATACTGTCCTTCACCGTTGGCATCAATAAACCATCCGTTTTCAACGTTCTCTCTAAATTCATCTCTAGTAAAGAGATCTCCTAAATCTAATTTCTTCATATTAATTATTTTGTAATTGTCTTATTCTCTCTTGACATATATGAATAATCTTTTCATAGTCTTCTATTCTAGCTTCACTCTCAGTCTTTCCTTGTAATACTTTAGTTCTATATATACGTTTAACTATATCAGCATCCCAAGGATTTAATTTCCAATCTTGCCATACAGACCAAGGCTGAATTATAGACTTAGAATAGTTACTTTCTCCAATATTTTTATCTCTTACATTAGAATCATCTGGAAGTATTCCAATCTTTTGCAAATACTTAAAAAGATCAAGATTATTATTTATATATTCAGGAGTTATTAATTGCATTATTTGATATGTGCTTTATAATGAATTTTATCTAATAATTCTGCCAGATTTACAGGTGTGAAATTATTATTATCTACACCCACATCATACTGATTATCGAAATAATTCCATGGTTTATCTGGTGTACTATGCACATGACCATGTAATTGAATTATAGGACGATTAGTAGCTGGATCTGGTAGAGAACCAAAGGGAAAGTGGTTAAGAATTATAGTTTTCTTTTCCACCCTAATTACTTCTTCCCAAGATACTGTTTCGCATCTAAAAGGAGTCTCAAAACTTTTCATAATATTCAAATTATCATGATTTCCCATAATAAAGCTTATATGTCCAGTTAGACGTCTTATAAAATCAGGGATGAGTGATTTATCACCTAAAGCGAAATCTCCCAAGTGATAGACTATATCACCCTTAGAAACTACTTTATTCCAATTTTCTATTATAGTTTCATTCATTTCCTCAACAGAAGAGAATGGACGATTACAATACTTAATTATATTAGCATGATTAAAATGGGTATCTGAAGTTACCCAAATATGTTTTGCTTCTTCTTTTGTATATTTAACCATTTATAATATATTTATTTCTTGAAATAAAAGCAAATATCAGGTCTGCCAAAAACTAAGCTTGTATCTATACTACAAAGGTATTTAGTTTTACCGCCCTGTGTATTGACAACATCATAGTTGATTCCACGACCTACTCCTATTATATTTGTTATTTGTCTTTTATTCCAAATGTTTTCATAATACCCAACACCTGGATAAAAATCTATATAGATAGTTTTTTCACCCTCTCTTAATAAATATTTACCAATACATTGTGGAACCCTTGATTCTATTAGAGCTTTAATTAGGGGTCTCAAATATAATTTATTAAATCTTTTCTGATTCTCGTTATATTTATTAATTATTTGATAATCACTCCCTTTAACAGGCTTTTTATAATTAAGAATACCATTAGTTACATAAAACCCACCACGTTGAGAATCTATATCTTCTTTATCTTGAATAAAGCTATAAAATTCTTCTTTAGGATTAAATTTACTCAGATTATTACATCTAGATAGGAACTTAGAAAATACTTTATTAACTGGATATCCTACATGGCATTTTAAAAATTTTTCAATATCACCATTAAGATAGGTATAGTCATCATCGTTCCAATTATGCTTACAATACCCCCATTCTTTTAAATTTCTAGGAATAGCTGTAAAATCCTTAAACTTATATCTGGGAAATTTCTTATGAGTTCTTTTACTTTTAGTACTACTTCTTTTTAAACCGAATGTCATAATAGTTTTATATTAATGTTCTCTGCTTTTCCTACTTTCTTATTAGAGATTTTAGTCAAATTCTTTTAAAACAAAGCACTTAATTTCACCTTCAATTTCGTAGAATACAACATCGAGTTCATTCAGCCAGTTAAGCATCAAATGTGAATCGCCTTCACTAATTTCCTTGTATTCTTTTAACCATCCTTCTAATTCTCGAATTACATACCCATCCATTTGATCAGGACCTCCAAAATGATAGTAACCATCAGGATTAATGAATGTAAAGCCTCCTTCAATTTCTACTAATTCATTTTTAATCTTAGTAACTAATTCACGTTCCAAAATAAACTTATTAGAGAAGTACATAATTAATATTGATTTAGCTAAATCTAAATTATTCACAAATCCATACTCGTCCATACTTAATATAGTTATTAATTGATTAAAATTTTAATTAAATTCTTTTGATTATTATTCAATCTCATTGGTTTTTATTTATATAAATAAATTTCTCAATGAATTCTGCAGTACTGGCTTCATAAAACTCTGAAGAATTATTTTGATTCATATTCAGTTACGGTTACTTCCTTTGGAAATACTTCTGTTAAATCTGCATTTGCATCTACTTGGTCTTCAAAATCCCAATTCCAAGTATAATACCAATCAAAAGAATAATATTTATCTTCAATCTTTATAATAGCAGTATAATTAATATAAGACTTTTCTAAGTCAATATAATTAGTACGATATTGTGTATCTATTATTTCTATATGTGAATATAGGTTTTCTAAATAATCAAAAGCTTCCTCGGGGTATGAGATTCTCTAAATTTATCTAATTCTTCTACCATATACTGAGGCATATAGTCTTCTATTTCATCAAATTCATCACTAATTATATAGTAATATTCGTCCAGTCTTAATTTCATAATTCTAAAAAGTCTCTAACGTCAATATAATCTATACCAAAATTCTCAGCGCACTTCTTATCAGAATCTGAAAAATCCCCTGGTTTACCAGAAGCATCTCCTATCATAATACATTCATCTTTAGACTCTACTTTGTATTGATAGTATAATTGTTCTAGCATTCCAGTATTAGGTTTTCGATAAGTATCATTCTTATCCATAGAACAACAATACAAGCTATCACTATATGAAAAATTATTAAGTTTATTAATAAAATAGTCATAACATATACCTTCTACAGCCCATATCTTATAATTAAAAATACGTTTATCTGTAAGAGTCTTTAAACCTCCTTGATTACTTACTATAAAAAACATATTAAGATTAGGCATCTTTTCTATTATTTTATCTAATACAGGAAGTTGTATTCTAAAATCAGTAATGTCTTCAGGAAATGTTTTACCTGAAATAGTCTTAATTAAAGTACTGTCCAAATCAATGAACAGTACTTTTTTAGTTTCAAAATCAATCATTCACAATATTGCTTAATTAATACTTCATCAGTTATAGCATCCTTTTGATAACCAGTATTAAGTTCTTTCATAGCCAAGCTATAACCCTCCCAATTATCAACTCCTTCAGCCTCTAAAGCAGCTAATTTTTCGGAATCTTTTATTAATTGTAAAAGAGTATCTACATCTATAGATATGGCATTATTTATAACTTCAATAACACTGTCACCCCAAGGAATAGACCTTTCTTCACCGCCTATAGGAATTTTACTTCCATCCCAACAAGGACAAGGCATATCGGAATCCATTTCTAAGGCATCATATACTGAACAGAAGTCATCGCTATCATCTACGAGATATTAAAAAGTCTCTTTAACTCTATACATTATACCAAGATACTCTTAAGATTATCTACAAATTTATTTGCCTGAGCTTTGATATTCTCGATATCCTTAATTTCAGACTGAATCTTCTTTACTTCCTCTTCTTTTTCTGAAATCTTATCATTCATTTTGGAGATTAAAGTAACTGCTTTATCGTGAGCAGTCTGAAAAGAAGACTGAATACTATTCAACTTAGAGCTAAAAGAAAGACCAAATAAATCCTGTAATGAGTTCATATAACAATATACTTTAAAAAATAAATAATTGATCTTATTAATACTAATCTAAATATTTAATTATTCATAAGTTACTTTTATTGTATCCAGTACATAATTATGGTAATACTCCTCTAATTTAGGTATAATTTCATTTAAAAGAGTTGACTTATGATTAAATGCCCAGTTATAATTAGGAATTTCTTCTATAGGCAACCATTTAATTCCATCAACTTCATCTTTCTCCCCGCCTTCTTGAAGTTTACCAATAGGTTTTCTAAGACCTAGGATACATAAATGTCTTAAAGTAACATTACCTTTATTACACTTTTTAGGGTCAGTCTCCACGTTAATTAATGCAAAAGCTTCTGAAGGAATACTAACCCCACATTCTTCAGCAACTTCTCTAGAACATGCTTCAGTGGCAGATTCGCCACCATCTAAATATCCACATGGCATATTCCATTTACCTTGGTCATCAGGTGTTCCTCTACCTCTTTTATTAATTAATACATACCATTTACCATCTTTTTCTTTAGCTAACACGACACAACTAACTGCACAATATCTACCACTCCAAATGGTTTCTCCTTTATGAGGACCATCTGGAATAGTATAAGAATAAGATTTTTCTATTTTACCTATTTGATTCATTTACTTAAAAATAATGAAATTTTTTCGAGACATTTATCACATATATATCTACGCCTATTGAGTGTCCACCTCTCATCTATAGAGTTTACTGCACTGCAGTAATCTAAGATTCCTACTTGCTTATCTAAATCTATAGTAGAGCCACAGAAATCACAAGTATAAAGAATTCTTTTACCCATTTAATTCCTTTAATAAGTTTCTATATAATAGTTCATGTTTCCCCAACCTCCACTACAGTTAGCATTTCGTATATGTTTACTTCGAATTTCTTCAGGCACATTCATAATAACATATTTACCTGAATAAAACCTTTCACCATTAATTACGAAATTGCCCCATTCATCGTTTTCTGTAGCGTGATCTATAATATCACCAACAGTATCTAAAGGGGAATGGATTATCTCATAATCAGAAGTACAATCCCCATATATATTTGATATTGATACTAGTTCTATCATTTATAATATTTATATAAAGAAGTTACATTAGGGTCTTTACCACCATCATAAATACACACAGTCTGAATGATTTTACAACCTTGACGAATTTCTTTGAGGGCTTCCTCTATTTTATTTCTAGTAGTGCCTGAATAAAAAGAATCATCAAATAAAATAAAATCATCAACGTCTATTTGATTAACTAATATTTGTGCTTTAGTATCTTCTTGTCGCAATCCCCCATTAACTAGTATTACCTGTTCAAAAGTCTTACGTAATTCATAAGGCATATAATTAAATACAGCTCTTCCGAAGGCACCTGTGAGAATTAGACCATTCCAACCAAATGTAGGAATGCCTCTATTTACCCACAGATGCTCATCATAACACCATTGAACCAACCTATCCCAGGTAGCATCAATAATACTCTTGTGTCCACGAATCATATCATCCAAGTGATTAAAGAAATCTTCATCACTAGAATGATTTTTAAGAATCTCTTCTACTTTTTTATCTAAAAAGTTCATTTTCTTTTATATTTAATTAGTTTTATAAGAGGTTTATTAAACTTAGAAAGAAATCTATCATTTATATAACTTAAAAATTTACCTAATTCATACACAGCTACAACAGAGTTTAATGCTGGACATAAAACCAAAAGTAATATACCATCTGATTCGTCAGGATAAGTTTCATCATACTCTGAATCGTATCTAATATATAAAATAGCTCCTATAGCTGAAATTATATAAATAGCTAACCTAATTGTTACCATTTTTTATGAGTTTTATAAGTAATCAAATTATACAATTTTTTATTAAGATATGATAAACTAATGGGCAAGAAGTCCATTATTGCTATTAAGCATATACCACTATTTACTATGGGACAGAATACTAAAAATATAGTCCAACTATCCTCATCAAATATGGCTTGATCATATCTAATACTTAATATGGCTCCTATAATAGATATTATGTATATTATAATTAAGATAACCATTCCGCTTTAGTTAACTTAAAAAATTCTTTGTGCATTGGATTAGCTATTTCCTGAGCCATTGGGTGTGCATCTGGAGCATCTCTTCTCTTAAAGAAATTTTCCCAAGCATCTTTAAATCCACAAGAGATAAGTTCAGACTTAATGCCTAGAGGAAGTACAGAACGAGCTTGTTGAGGTGTCCAACCATTCTTTAACATTCTAAAATAGCCCCACTCAGCGTGTTGTAAAAAATCAATGTAGTTACTACCTCTAATATCCCAACAAGGTTGGATAAAGGTTAATTCATTACCAAACTTATCCTTGGAATAATTACAATAACGGGTACTTTCAGCCAAATGGGACAATCCTACATGAGTTCTAAACTCATCCATAACTCCACGATCGAGAATCATATGAGCTGTATATCTTTTATAATGATACTCTGTAGGCTCACAAAGATATTGTAAATCATCCTCCCAATGATGCTCTTTAATCACTCTGTAATTAGTAGTCACATAAATAGTATTCCTAAGTTCTCCATTTATTCTAGTACTACCATTCCCAAAACTAAATTTACTCCAAGGATTATAAGCATATTTGTCAAGCCATTCCATATTATCCTCTTTTTGAGAAGTTCTAGATAAATACACAGTGCCAAACTCAAGAGGTCTATCATGCCCTCTAGACTCTAGCATATTTACAAACTTCTCATAAGAGGTATCTGTAATCTTATTTTCACTTTTATAACTGACTCGTGCACATCTTTCAATATGCTTTTTGATTCCCACTAAAGAGAAATCTGTTTGATTGATAAATTCAAATGACTGTTTAATTAACTTCATATTAAGATTGATTATTTAATTTATACACTAATTCAGAAACAGAAGCCTTTAGACTTGTATTTTGCTTAGTCAAAGCCTTTACCTCTTTCTGTAATTCGAGTATTTTAACTTCGGCTTTAGCTAAATCAAAGTCTTCTGGAACTTCAAGTTTAGACGCTTTAATCAAAGCACTCAAGTTAGTTATAGTTTGCTTCTGAGATTGTATTTTGCCCCGTAACTTAAATTCTGGATCAGTTTCATCTATCCAAGATTCTAGTTCACCAAGACGCTGCATAGCTTTACTATAATAAACTTTTCGATTAGCATCATACTTCTTAAAGTTATCAACTTTATGTTCTAAACTTTGAATTGTACTTTTTAATTTACCAACGTATACTCTAACTGGATCTAGCAGTAGAGGATTCATTGATTTTACCATAACCCTATTGTCTTTCCTACTTCATTATCTATTAAACAATACTGAGAACCATCTGACAATGTTTGAATAAACTTCTTACAATGTTCAGCAATCTCAGCTTCTTTTTTAACACCAACAATTTGTCCTGTTCTATAAGGGTCTGTTGTAGTAGATTTAGAGGCATCTATACCTACAAAAAATACAGCTTTATCTTTATAAGTGGCACACTCTTTACAAGCATGGTCAGCATATCCAATAGCCTTATTATGTAACTTCTCTACTTCTTTAGCATTTTCCTCAGTAAGCAAAGAGTTCATAATAATTCCATTGTCTGCTTCCTTACCACAAATCGGACACAAATATTTAACTATTGAAACTCCTAATTTATCAGGCATTTCCTATAATTTCATAATTCATAAAATTTTGATCTTTATATTTAATTAAATTATCTAATTGCCAACAAGTACAAGGTTCTATTTCAGGATACATATAGCTAGGAATTATTGCTAATTCTCTAGCATTTACCCAACAATATCTTCTAGAACATCCCCAATACTTTGTTGGATTATCTTCTTTAAGCTCTAATTCTGGTGTATCATAAAATATGTGTAATTTACCTTTATGCTTTTGACCATAGTCATCATTGGGGTAATCATACGTTATATAATCAGAATCTCGAGCTATCCATAATTTTTTACTCATTTGAATAATATAGAATTGTTGGATTGTCCTTATGTATATCTATATTATCTAATTTAGCTATAGCTAATTCTTGTTTAAATTGCTCTAAATCAAATCCTAGAGTAATTACATGAATACCATTTACTGTAGGAACATAATATAATATTTTATTTACATTAGGTCTACATTTTCTAACTAAATCTAAATACTTATTTATAAAACTCCAATCCTTAGTATCAAAATCTAATATCCATTTAGATTTATACTTATTACACCGTTTTCTGCCAAGAGCCCTAGATACACATTTAAATAATTTATGAGTTCCCAGTTCTATAGCCTCTAGAGCTTCCCTGATTATTTCATATTGTACTTCTTTACAATTTCTAGGGTTTATCCAAAAATAAGCTCTAGCATTAAAGGCTTTGCACAAAGTAGTAATTTCTTCTTTCTTAGATAAGAATGTTTCTTTATCAAAGAAATGATAGTCTTTAATTACGTAACCACTACTACCTACATTATTTTTTTCTTTATTTCTTTGCATTACTTGTACAAAGAAGAAATCTCCCTGGTCTGAGAGATTGTCAAACCAGGGAGCCACTGCATTAAAATTATCTATTGTCATTTAATTACCATTCAAAGGATATTTATCCTTATAATTATTATAAAAACTTCTAATAACTCTTTCTGTAACTTGTAAATCTCTGTTTTTATCACGCTCAATACATACAGATAAAGGAGTATCAAAGAAATCCTTAAATTCTATAGCATGATTTCCATGAGCTATAACTAGAGCACGATAGTTATCTAACACTTTTTTATTTAAATTAGTGTTATCAATAACTATGTCATAACCTTTAAGTAAGGCTTCAATTAGAGCTTCTTCTTGTATGTGTTGTACAAGAGGTTCTCTCTTAGGAACCCAATACTTACCTAACATAAGACGAATATCATCTTGATTAATTCTAACTCTATGTTCAGGGTCTTCAAGAACCCATTGCTTAGCCCATGTAGACTTCCCACTTGCTGGAAGACCTCTTGTTATAATTAATTTACTCATCTTCTTCTACACTAATGCTTTCTGGTTCACCTTCTAATTGTACATCATCAAAGAATTCATCTGTACTAATTACTTCTCCAACTTTAGCCAATTCAATAGCCTCATCTTCTGACTCGGCTTCTACTTCATATGTAAGGTAGCTTTTACCTTTACACTTATATACCATATTTACTAAATACCTCATATTATACTGGCAAAGATTAAAAATAATATCATTAATACAACTATAAACATACTTACAATTATACCTTTCTCATAAAAATACGCATCTTTCCAATTTTTATTCCATCCAATATTATTAGCTAATTTAATCATTAAACATTCTTTAGAATTTCAGTTATAAGTTTCTTTGTATCTTCTACTGCTTGTGCAATAGTTTCTTCATCTAAAGTAATGTCTAATCCAAAATCTTCAATTAGTCTATCTATTATACAGTCCCTAAATAATTTAGGGGTTCGTGTATCTTCTTCTAGATAATCTGTAAATGCTAATTCTAAACTTCTTTTATAATAAGTTTCTTCAATTTCAACCGTTCCTTTTAATTCCATAATTATTTATTTATTAGTGAACCCAATGGTCATTTATATCTATATCTGCTCCTAAAAATACATTAGGACAGAATGGTTTACCTCCGGCTATCATACAATCAATCAACACTTTACCCACTTGTTCTTTAATTGCTGCTGGACACTCCAAGTTGAATTCATCATGAGCTGGTACACACATCTTTACCTTATCTATTAGCTTATGATCCACAATCCAATTAAATAGTTTAATAGAAGATAGTTTAAAGCACATTGCTCCTCTATTTTGTATCAATGTTTGGACTATTTCATTATCCCATAGGGATATTGGGCGCTTATAGGATATTATTGCTTCAATACTCAATCCTTAGTCTCTGAACCTTCTTACTACTTTTACTTGATTCATAAGCTTGGCTGCAGATTATTCTAATATTAGACCTTCCTGCAATTCACCCAATTTACAGTAGATAATTACTTATCTACGCCGCATACATTTTACGGTAATTAATAGATTGTTTCTCAGAAGCTGCTTTACGCTGCATATAGTGTCTTACTTCTTGTACAATCTCATCCTGTGGATTGCGTTTTCTTGCATTCTGATAATATTCCCAAAATCCGGGTTCCTGCATCTTGTTATGAGTCTCTTTTAACTCCTCGGCATCATAAATATGTGCTCTATGTCCAGTAAGGGGATTAAGTAATATATAACCATCTCTCATAACAGCTGCTCTGCAATAATCTTGATATCTTTTTATTCCTGGAAAACCTTCCATAAAATTATCATAAATTTCTTTTGCTTCTTCTACAGGAATACCATCATTTTTGGAGATAGTATTATAATCTCCTCCGTAGTTTATCGCGAATTCAATAGATTTAGCTTTTTGTCTCCAATTATGATAGAGCTTCTTTATATCCTCAATCTTAGTGTCTCTTGGAATTATATTAGGATAACTCATATAGGCTACCAAAGAATGGACATCACCACAACCATGTTCAAATAGGTCTATCATCTTCTCATCTTTAGAAACAGATGCAATAATACGAGATTCCTGACTTTGATAATCAGCAGATAACCAAGCATTACCTTCTTCAGATGTAAAACATGCTCTAGTTTCTGGATCATTCGGTAAGTTTTGAATGTTCAGTTTCCAAATACCGCCACCAGAGCTAACTCTTGCAGTATCTGTACCTATAGAATGAAAATCTGCATGTATTCTACCTGTTTTAGGATTAATTGCATTTAGCCAGTTTTGTCCATAGGTAGATACGACTTTGGCAGCTTCTTGATATTCCAAAAATATAGGAATAATTGGAAAGTCATTCTTTTGAGGTTTTAAAACATTTGCTTCAATAGACTTCTTTTTCTGTTTAGTCTTTTTGTCAAATGTCTCCACATTAATTCCAAGTAACTCAAATAGAGGTATTACTTGTTTTTGACTACTCCAATTTATCACACATTTAGGTTCAGTATCAAATCCTGTAAATAAGTCACCTTGAGTATCAATTCGTGTAAACTGATTCTTAATTACTTTCTTATAAGCATCAACCTTACCATCAGGGGTTTGTAAGTCTTCCTGAGGGAACCTTTTATATCCATCTTTAATTAGTCTCTTTACCTCAGCAGGATAATCTGCAGAATACTTTGGATATTTAAGTTCAGGATATTGAATATCATAGCCATTATGAGGATTTTCTTTATCCCAAGCTACTACCCAAGCATTTAATTCTGAAATAGCCTTATCAAGTTTAGCTTGATCTTTAGTCATTTTAGCTTTCCACTTCGTAATATCAAGATGAACTCCACAATATTTAAAGTAAGCAAGGGATTTAACAAATTCACATTCCAGCTCTACTGCGAGTTTCATGCCTTGTTTTTCTATTTCAATATCTTGTTTTTCTTTTATATCCTCTATATACGTAACATCTCCTGCAGCATAAATAACGACCTCAGTAGTTAAACCATCATTAACAATTTTACCTCGAACAGTTTTATCAATGTTAATATTTAAGTAATTCCATGCAGCTGCTTTCAAGCTCTTTTCACGCATTTGAGCTGGATACCCTAGATATAAGAGCTGTTCTACTATCATACCATCCCAAATATGCTTAGGATAGATACCCTGAACATATAAAAAGGTTAAATCAAACATTAAATTCCATCCCAGAAACAATCTGTCTGATTCTAGGTAGTTTTTAACTATTTGCTTTTCTCTTAGAGTTAGAGTAGTCCAATCAATAACTACTTGATTATCTTTATTACCTAACTGTATAGTCAATAAAGCTTTGGTATGACAGTCGAGACCCTTAGTTTCTGAATCTAACTGACATAGTTTGAGCGGCAACAGAACAGACATTGCCTGCTCCATTGTCGCTTCTATATATATATCCGTTTGAAATAAACTTTTATTATGACTAACTAAATAAATCATTGATAATTACAAATAGTTAAATTATTTAGAACTATATCTTCATTATCAATATTTAATTTGTCTTTTATAGCTTCTTCTACAGCTTCTTTTAATTCTTCTTCATTAATAACTAAATGCCTACCTTCTTTATACTGAGGAATGGTAATATCTACAAAAGTACCTAATTCAACATTTACTTCTACAGTAATATTTCTATTATTAGGTTCATTCCAAGGTGCACTTGGGTCATTATAAGCTCCTGCTGGATAATTTTCTGTCATGCTAAATAGTCATTTAACCACTCTATTCCATATTCATCTATTACCTTTTCATCTATCTTTATAGCTTCAAGTTCTATATCCTCAAGCTGCTGTTCATACCAATCTTCAAATTGATCCTCATCATCCTCGTCTATATCTGGACTATCTAAATAGCTAAATGAGTTAACACACTCGTCTCTTAATTCATTTGCATAACTCAGTTCTAATGTAGGATCTTCTTCACTTTCAATTACTTCATTTATTGAAGCATCACAAGCAACTGGATACTTAGCAATAACTAGCCACCAATTCCCATTAAGAAATTCTTCCTTAGATATCATTATATTAATTTAGATAACTGTAAATTGCATCTTTTTCTTATTTTATCTAAAGCTTTTTCTTTTATTTGTCTAACTCTTTCAACACCAATGCCAAACATATCTCCTACTTCTTGCTTGGACATAGGATTCATTCCTATGCCAAATAACATAATAATAATATCATGTTCTCTGACAGGAAGTATATCTAGACATTTGCATAGTTCCTTATTAATAAAGCTTTTATTAACTTGTTCGTCAAGAGAAGGCTCTCCGTCCGGTATCACATCACATACTTGACTATTTTCCTCATCCCCACCAATAAAGTCATCGACACTAACTAATCTGTTAGAAAATTGTGCCAAATAGTCTATTTGCTTTTCAGGGATATTAGTTAAAGTATGTAATTCATTTGTAGTTGGATTTCTACCATTCTTTTTAATAAACTCATTAGTAGCTCTTAATATTTGAATTACTTTTAAGTGTTGAGTTACTGGCAATCTAATCTCACGACCATACCAATATATAGTAGTATAAATACATTGTTTTATCCACCAAGCAGAATAATTAAGAAATTTAACACCCCTAGTTGGGTCAAATTTATTTACAGATTTACATAAACCTTCCAATCCTGAGGATATTAAATCCATAAGGGGAATACCTCTATTTTGAAACTGCTTAGCTATAGTTACTACAAATCTTAAATTAGAAGTAATTACTTTTTCTCTAGCCTTTTCATCCCCATTTTGAGCTTCAACAATTAGCTTGTTTATTTCTTCATTATCTAATATTTTATATTTAGATATATCTCGAAAATAACTCTGAAGTAGAGAGTCAGACTTGTCAGAAAAAATAATTCTTTTATTCATTAATTGTGGACTTAGCTAGTGCTTTAGCTTCATCTAATTGTTTTTCTTCTTGGGTTGGTTGATTAAGACCTATACGTATACTAAGAATAGTGAGATAAGCTTCCATTGCCTTGAGTTGAGCTATCAATAAATCTTTATTAAGATTATCTATAGAAGTCTTATCTATTTTATTAATTAAGAAATCTCTAAGCTTTGTAGTTTTAGTTTCCAATTCTTTGTACTCTGTAAGTAGTCTGTCAAACACGCTCTTTTCCATGTTAATTTTTATTTTAGTTAAAGTAGAATCTAGAACAGTAAATATCTAATATATTATCTTCTTCTTTATTAATCGATTTCCAAATACTTAGGTTCATAACTAATATGATAATCATTATCAAGAATAGAAACATTATATATTTCTGTATTATCCAGTTTCAAATATTTATCTTTACAAGTATGTAGGTGCCCACAAAATACATATCTAGGTTTAATTCTCTGAATAGCTTCAGCTAAACTTTGACCTCCAGCATGGATAGATTCTTGACTCCATCGACTCGGAGGTAATAAATCTAAATCTTCCAAAGCGGGAGTATCGTGGGTTAACCATATATCTATATCATTTGGAACTTGATTATATAGACCTTCTAAAAATTCCTCACTGTGCATAAATGCCCAATTCCCAAACATGTGACATTGTGGAGACCCATATACCTTATAATTTTTACCATCAGGAGCTCTATAATTAGTATAATCATTAAGTAAATAAGTAAACTTAAAATCAGAAAGATACTCTAAGGCTTTCATTACTGGATATTCTGAAGCACATATAAAATCATGATTACCTGCTACCATATATACTTCTTCACAAGGCAATTCCTTAATCCAAGGTAAAAAATCTTGAAAGAACCATACAATAGATTCTACTCTATTTTTCTGTATATTCAAGGGTACAACATCTCCTGCAATTAAACATAAATCACACTTCTGTATATGGATAAGATTACCATGTAAATCAGACATTGCGCATATTTTCATATTCTATTAAATATTCAAAGAATCCATCATAAGATAAGTTATCTTTTATTGTAATAACTTCCTTTCTATTATCTACAGATTTACACCATTGGTGCCTATTAACTACCTGATAAAGAGTTTTATTATTGTATACCATATCTAACATAGCTTCCCAAGTAGCTATATTTCTAGTACTAGAATCTTCATCGTCTTTAGTTATATAGTTAAAAATAAATATCAATTGCCACTTTTTAAACAAAGTAATAGAAATATAAGGGTCCCATTCATGTTCGATTCTCTCATATTTCCATTTCCAACCAACGGCGCTAAATCTAATATCTAATATTCTATTATAATATCTATCTGTTATAGGTAATCCAAAGAACCATATTTTCTTGCCACAATAAATATGACAGTTAGGTCTATGGAACCAGTCTTGGCACTTCCACCAAACATAGAATGGATTATTATATTCATTCCAATGCTTGGTAAAAGTGCATATTTTATTAATTAAATTAACCTTCATCCTCTAGATCCATTTCTGGATGTGTCTGAGACATATCTAAGAATTTGAAACATTTTAATTTCCAAGCGTGACCAATCATATCCTCCTTTTTAATAACTATACCTTCATGAGGTACCTTATTAGCACAAGAAGGTGATTTACATTCCATATAGAAACGCTTATCATTAGATAGTTTATCCAAAAACTTTTTTGTCCAGTCTTCATCCCTACTATCTAATTCAGGATATAAATCCTTAGCATATCCATAATAATATTCAGTTACAGGAGTTAGTCCTACTGATTTACAATATTGCTGTACTTCTCTTGCACTAAACTCGTGCACCTCACCATCTACATTAGTTAGTGTGATTCTATAAGGTCTTACCTTAAAATGTTTTTCTGGCTTATATATCAAATTGTCTATAATAGCGTTAGGCTGTTCACAACCATAATCATATCCCTTTTGAATATATGTGCCAGTTGGATTGTATCCCACAATCTCTGCATAAATAGTCATACCCTTTTGAATATATGGACGTAGATAATCATCAGCATACTTCCAAGTATCGCAACCATAAAATCCTGGTGTCACATTAGGATTATAATACTGGTTCTTAATTACATTCTTTGAAGCATATAGATGGTCATAAATATCGAAGTTATTACCTGTGAGCCATTTAGCTAATTTCTCTTTCCAAGTAAGTTCTTTATGACACATTACATATGCTGAGATATGAGAAGTACCATGTATTTTCTCAGTAATACTAATTAAATCTTCAGGTTGAATTACATTAGGACATTTCTTGATAATAACTGTTTCGTAATGATATCTAAATTGAGAAGGGATGACTTTATCGAGTTCCTTCTTAACTTTACGTGTCTTTTTTGAGCCTCCTCCAGGAGTTCCCTGTGATCCTTTAACGATGAATTTCTTATTAACCCAAAATGTCTTGCCTTCATGTTCTACTGTATCAAATTCAGTTCCGTCAATTAATTCAATATCTCTATTAGTTATGGATATAAGCCAGTTAGTAAATTCTACAGCAGGTACAATAAATCCTTCTGATAATTCACCTCTTAATTTAACGGCTTTAACCTTACCATTATCTTCAAATAGACCAGTTTTATGTGGATCATTGTTTTTCTCTGACTTTCTAAATAAGTTATTATAGGATAAAAAATCAGGATTAATACAACAAGCTGTTGGGAAATATATATATAACCCTGGTTCAGCATCTATTGAAGTAATGATATTAAATCCATCAATAGTACAACACTTGAGTTTAGTTACTTCTGGATTTGAATGCTTTCTAAAAACTTTAATATTAACTACTTTAGCTAAGTAATTAATGTTACAATTTTTACTCTTGATTAGTTTCATTATTAATTAATTCTTGAGAGAACTTAATATTATCTAATGAAATAATCTCAGATACCCAAGGACACTTATCTAAGATTGCTAATCTAACCGCTTCTTTAACTTTAGATATTACTTGTTCTTTAGTTAAATTGGTATATTTACTTTTATCTACTTTGATACACCAAGGTAGGGCTGATTCAAACCCTCCTTGATGTATTTTTATAGTAGCATCGAAATTAACAGCATATTCCTTTAACTTAGAAACATACTTAACTTTTGGTTTCTTTTCGATAACTACTGGTGGAACAACTATTTTCTTTTTAGGCATTATGCAAATTCATCATCCGAAGCCACAGATTTGAAATATTCACACAGAAAGTTGGCATATACTTGTGATTGTGCTTCACTATAGCTATTATCGAAATAGAACTGAAAACAATGGAGGAGTTCATGCCAAAATGTATTGGTTATTTGATCTTCTGTCAACTTCACCACAGTTTTATCTTCTAGTTCTACGGTCTTAGCTATAGTTATAGTATTAGTAGTATCACACCAATTTCCGTAATTATTATTATTTGTTTTTTCTACTAATTCTACTTTAATAGTATTTCCAGCACACTTAAACTCACTTGGCAATTGCATCAATAATTTTCATTACTTGTTCGGGAGTCATCTTACATATGTCTTCAGGATCTTCTAAATTTGCTCTGTTTTCTAGATAGTTAAGTAAATCATCCATTACATCTAAGGTGCCTATTGGTAGATGATTTTTAATAACAGAATATTCTATATCAGAGAGTTCTACTGGTTCAAATTGTAATAAATCTAAACCATATTCTCGACCTTGGTATATCTCATATTCCCAGGCTTCATTACTACCAAATCCTTTTGTAGTAAATGCACTACCTAATTTGAGTTTAGCATACATATAGATGCGATACATATTTTCATCTAATAGTTCATAGAAAGGCATATCAAATTCATCACACCAATCTACACTATAATTAATTAAATAATGTTTCATATACCTGTTTGTGCTGTATAAAAGTTAATACTTCCAGTTCCAACTATGTGAGCTTCTTCATCTACTTTATCTATATAGTACTCTACTTCACCCTCAAAATCCTCAATTATAGTAGCACACCAAGAATGCTCTTCTATCCAAGATTTCCAATCAGGGTTATATGCAAGTATCTCATCAAGTAGGAACACTCCTACAAGACCTGCACAGAATCCTCCTATAGCTTTACCTTCATCAGGAATAGGGAGTTCGTCATCTCCATATTCCTCATCTTCGAGGTTATCATTCAGAACTCGTAGAATGCTTTCTAGAAGTTCTTTTGGTTCCTCCTCTGTTTGATAAGTAGTACAACTCCAATCTCCATAAATAGTAGATTCAGAAATATAATTATGGATACCTAATACTTCCATATTCTCTCCAAAATCACATTTACCCCAATCGTCATATTTACGAGACTCACTGAAGTAATAATCTAGAGCAGCTTTGTAAGCTAACTCTTCTGGGGTAGAGTAATCCTTAAATGGTTTACTACTTATAGACGCCAGAAGTCCAAAATCCTCTTCATTAGGACACTTAATAGGATTCTCCTTAATTATATAACATGGGTCTGTAATTACAATGGTTCCTTTAAAGTACATTAGTCTGCAAAATTTAGAGTTGCCCCTACTTGAGCATTATTTAATGTATCTAAATCATATTTATCAAATCTACCTATGGATTTGCCTTTATAAATTACCTCGTAGTGTCCTTTACCTATCAGTTTTATTTTCATATATAAGATTATTAATAAAATTTACTCCAAATCGAAGCGGAAGATTCTCAATTTTGGCTGCGTCGGGATATTATCATCTGAATAGTTAAAGAAAGTACATTCAGCTTTATGCCCTTTGTACTTAGTTTCAAAGTTCTCAACATATTCAGCCTTAATTTCCCTATTACCTACTGGCATAGCTTCAAAAGTACGTCCATCTTCTAATTCGCAAGTAAATGTCATATCTTCAGAACCTCTAAGTCCCAATTTATATCCAATTACTTTAAAATCCTCAGACTTATATTGTTTAATCTTTATAAGATTATTACAACGAGAACCTACTTTATAAGGCTTGGAAGGGTCTGTAATTACAGCCCCTTCAAATCCTGCAGAAACCCATTCATCGTGAAGTTTCTTCATATTATCCCAACCAGATACATATTCATGTCCCAAGAGTCTGATTGGTGCTTCTGATTCATCCTCACTACTTCTATAAATAGGGAAATTATGAGCCTCTGCAAATTTATCTTCTAAGAACTTATAACGTTCTGAAGCTATCATGTCAATATCTGCAGAGTTATAACAATCATATACCCAATACTGCAACCAATCACAATCATAAGCATTCTTCTCCATTCTAGCAGCTCCTGAAAGTTGCTGAAGAGTCTTACCTCTTACGAACAACTCACCATCAAGAATAACAGTAGGATTTTCTTTGAAGAAAGCGAGCAAAGAAGGGTTAGTACGCAAGTGAACTGTACTATAGTCGTAATGTTCACCACCACGGCTAGCTGTATGAATTTCTTTACCATCCCAGTAGAATAATGCCTTTACACCATCGAGTTTTCTACTAATTAGCCATTCTTTATTAAATATCTTAGGATTTGTAACCTTATCAGCTTGTTTAGCTAATTGAGGTTTAATCACACCATACTGATTGGTCTTAACATCTCCAAATATACTAAGGAGTTCATCATCAGTATATTCATTAGGATGTTTGTTAATTTCCTTATAGCCTTTATCTAAATATTTCTTAACTTCGGAGTTAAATTGTAAAGTATATTGTTCTTGCCAATTTCTCTTCTGTTTAGTTCTATCTACAATAATTTGAGGTGAGAGGGTTGTTTTTCCCCTCACCTGACCATAACTACGTTGAATTATATAACCAGCTCGTCCATCGCCAATTGAATGCCATTCTTCATCACATTCTACAACTGCAAAACGAAACTTACCAGTACTAGCGCGTCCTAAAAGATATTTAATCATTACTTACGAAACTTTTTAACAATGTTCCAAAGGTCATCTACTGTTTCTGTTGGAATTTCTGAACCATCTTCATTATAGGCTTTATTTACTTCATCACCTTCAAACAAAGCAGGTCTTTCATATATCCACCAGTTAATCCAATCTACTCCATCTTCATCGAATGTAATATCCCAAATTGATTCGGCAAGATCAGCTACAGTATCTCCTATAGGAAGTTCCCACAGATTAATACCAAAATCATCCCATCTATCGTATTCTTTATTCAATTTCAATGTGTCTTCAATAACCTTTGTGAATTGTTCCTTAGTAATCATATTAATTAATATTAAATATTAAGTATTTATCTAATTAATCTAATAAATCTAATATCAATTACGAACTCCAGTGTGCCCATAACCACCTTCTCCACGTTCCGTTTTATCGAGTTCATCAACTAATGTAAATTCAGCTTGTTCACATTTATAAATAATACCTTGCCCGATTTTATCCCCCTGCTGTACTGTAAATGGTTCAAATCCGTTATTCTGTACAATAAGACCAATGTCTCCACGATAATCAGCATCTATAACTCCGAAAGAATTAGCCATAGTCACTCCTTTCTTGAGACCAAGACCACTTCTAGTTACAACAGCTAACATATATCCTTTTGGAATAGCCATGTGCAAACCAGTTGGAATTAAAGCACGACCACCTGGATAAATTGTAATCTCAACAATCTTTCCATTTATATTTCGTGAAAGAGAACAATTCCAAGTAAGCTTTTCCTTTACTTCAGTTACATTGGCACAAAAATCAAATCCAGCAGAGCCAGATGTTGCATATTCAGGGAGAGCATTGTTAGACTTATTAATTACAGGTACTTTCAACATTACAATAACGATTTAAAATTTCAGAAATATTATCTAAAGTGCATTCATTTGATTCACTATAAAAAGGAATCTCATGATTATTATCTTTAAATAAAGCAAATGGAGTTAATCTAGCACTATAACCACCTTTTAATCGGTATGCTTTCTTTTTCTCTAGATAATGAGACTCATTATAAGTTTTTATAGTGACACTATAAATAGTAGCTAAGTCCTCCAATTGTTTTTTAAAATCTAAAATATCATTATTATAAGCTAATTCTAAAGTCATTAATTACTTTTATGCCAAAAATAACTAGTTATATCTTTAGTTATTGATCTTCCACAAGTATTATCAATTTCCAACATTACTTGATTTGTATTAGGATTATCTAATCCTCCTCTTTCTTCTATATAAGGACCTAATTTCACATAATCAAAATACTGTAAATCAATTTCTGGAGCTAAATGATTTCTACCACTATACCAACCAACTTTTAAGTTATACTCTGTTTTAATATATTGTGCAAGAGCATTAACACTTTTTGGCTCTATGTCTCCACCCATAAACCCTACACAAGTAATACCTTTATTTTCTGTAATTAACTTATGTAAAGTTAATTCTCCTAAAGGTTCTCCTATGTCCTCAGCAAGATAAGATGAATGGCAACCAGGACAACGGCAAGGACATTGACTAATATTGATACACAAACTAATTTCGTTAGGAAACTCTGAGAAAGTAACCATCGAATTGACATATTTAATCATTTAAATAATCATTACATTCTTCCCAGAGTTCATCTATTCCGTCTCCCCATTCTACATCTCCATGTTCTACTCCTAATGTATCTAAATATCTCAGAACAAGAGTATTTATATGCTCATAAATGAACATTCGTAAATCTTCATCAGACATTGAAGCACATTTAGAATCTAAAGACCTTACAAAGTCAATAAGTTCTCTAGCTTCTATTTCTTCATAAACATTAAGATTTATATATGCCATTCTTCAATTTTATTGGTTTCTGTGTTTAGCACAAATGGTTTACAGCAATCTAACATAGCATACTTATCTGTAATTAAAGGTTTAGTTCTTCCTCCCCAAGAGTGTCCAAATATTTGATAATAACCTTTATATGGAGTTTGCAGTTGAAAATCTTCTAAATCATTCCAGACACAAGAGCCATATTTATTATATCCTCCTCTAGAATAAGGGATATGATCAAGAGCACTAAGATTAGTTATATCTATACTATCTAAGTCTTTTAATTCTAGATTATTATAATCTAACCAGTCTTTAGTAATGCCTGCATGAGAGAATAAGTATTTATGAGGCTCTTTAAGAGTTAAATCTTCATATATGTAATATAATTGAGGATTTAAACTACTAATTAGCTCCTTTACTTCTTTTTGTTGCCAGTAATCAAATCTGCATTTACCATTTCCATTGAAATAAACTAAATCGTGATTACCTAATAGGCATATAACATCAGAAATCTTACGTCTATTCTCTACAAAAGCAACTAATTCTTTAAGATTAGTTAAAGATTCTACTTTATCAGGCTCTTCTACTATATATTCTCCGTAAGGGTCGTGATAATCTCCTAAGAATATAATTTTACCTTCCCAATTATTGCATGGTTCTTTCCAAAAACCACGACCATGCACATCAGGCACAATTAATATTTTAGTCACTCAAATATCACTTTTTAAATTTTTCTAAGAACTCATCTTCGGTAACTAACTCTGTAATATCTTCAGCATCTATATCACCATTAGAATAATTATAAGGAGAAGCTTCTTTAATTAATTCCTCTATGTAATTTTCTATATTGTCTTGAATGCCTTCAATAATCTCGTCTATGCTATCGTCTTCAGTTCCTATATAGGTGCGATATACGTAAAGTAAAGCTGAATAAAGGGTATATTCATCAACAAATACTTGTCGAATTTCACGCCATGTTAAGTTTATCATTTTTGAAGTTCTTTTAAACGTTTAGTATAGTAATCTACTAATTTATCTCCTGCTACTTCTTTTATTTGTTCAGCAATATCTTCAGAATACATATTAATATGGTTCGAATTGTTGTTTTACTAACTTACCTTCTTTATATTCAAATGTGCGTTCGCCTCTTACTGAATCATCAGGCTCATATCCTTCATAATAGTATTTACCGTCTTTGAAAAATATTTCATCTTCTACGATGGTACAATTATAAGGAAGCCAATCTGCGTCTAGATTTTTTTCAAAAGGTATGTAAACATCATATATTGATACAGCTTCTTTAGTAGTATAATAAATATCATCATACTCTTCAAAAGCTTTCAAATTATAAGATATTTCAGTAATAGCCTCACCATCAAATTTTCCGTATAACTTCATTACAGTAAAGATTTAAATATTTTGACAATAGTACCTTTCTGAGCAGTAGGAAATTTACGTTGAATATGTGTAATAACCATTTTAGTATCCTTAATAGTCAGAGTCATTATTTTCATTAACTCGGAAATAAATTCTCTAATTTCTTGTTCTGAAGGTTCTACAGGCATTATTCCTCGAATATAACCAATTTCTTTAACCTCCTTAAGTGCCAAATCTTTACGACCCGCCTTCTCATAAATAGCCATAGCTTTTTCACGCTCTTTAACCATCTTATGTAAAACATCTAGTTCAGAAACTGGTTTCTCGGAATGCTGATTATTAATCAACGCAGCTTTAATTAATTTAGCTGTTTCTAACATAAGGGTATTAGAAGTTTTTCTAGCACCTTCAATCAAGATATCAACTGTCTGTTCTATTGTTATTTTATTATCGTTCATCATTAATTGTAATATTAGGGTTAATCATATAATCTATTTCATCTAAATTAAAGTCCATTGACTCTAACCAGTCATCTATAGCAGCATCATTCATATTTGGACAGGGAAGTTTATAAATCCATACAGACCCATCATAATAATCTAGCACAATTATTTCTTCCATAATTATTCTAAATGAGAGTCATAATCGTAATCTATCATAGCAGTTAAATAATTAATAGCTGCTAATTCTCCACTATGTAGACTAATCTGTTTATCGTTAATTGTTATATCCCAGCCATCTCCATTGATCCATTCTGTTACTACTATATAATCAGAATCTTTGCCATATGTGAAATTGCGTAGAGAACAATTAACTGATTTAAGCTGTTTTCTTTCTACACTCATAGATAGAAAAAGGAGACCTAGTTACCTAAGTCTCCTTAACCATTTATAAATTGTTTTCTAAATAATCTAAAATATTTTGATGGGTAGAATCATCTATTTGCATACCAACCTCACCTACCAAATTACATACACAAGATTCTAGATATTCAAGTCCTTTGTCGGTTTCTAAATAGTCTAAAATCTCATCTATGTTTTTAGTGTAAAATTCTTGATGGATAAAGTCTCTTAGAGCTTCTTCATCAAGTGTTTCTTCTTTAACTAATGTTATTTCCATTATTTACTAAGTAATTCCTTTATCTTACTAGCTGGAACTGCTCCGGACAATCTGCCTACTTCCATTCCATCTACTAAATAGATAAGAGTAGGCATATTTCTAATCTGATACTTTAGTGTTTTCTGTTCTTCAATTTCACAATCTACTATTGTTAACTTAACATCAGGAAAGTCTTTAAGTACATTATCCAATGTAGGTTTGAGGGCCTTACACTGACCACACCACTCTGCTTCAAACTTTAATAACTCTTTCATTAAAAATCAATTTCTGTTATATTAATAATTTATTTCAGTAATACTGCCACAATATTCAACTCTAAAATCATCCACTTTCACATCTTCTTCATCCCAAAGCCATTCTTTTTGTTCCTTTAAAGACAAAGATTTAAATTTCTCAAAATCCTCATCATTTAACTCCATTTCTAAATGACCCATTCGTAAATAACCTTGAACATAATCAAGGTCTCCAAAAATTGTATGCATATTAAAGATTTGGTTTATATGTAAAGCTTCTATCTCCACTCTTATACTTACGTATTGCAAATTCTAGCTGTCTAGGATTACTCCAATTGTCTACACACACTAAATCCTTTATACCCTCTCTTTCGAGATATTTAGTTTATTAATAACATAATCTTTTATTTCAGCTTTTCGTTCATCTGAAATTTTATCAATATAAGATTTATATACTGAATCATTAGCTTCATTTCTATACGATTTTAACATATATATTTCACAAAGATACCTTTGATATACTGCTTCTTCTTTTAATGTATATTCTTTCATATAATATCTTTGTTTCATATAAGTAAAATCAGTCTTCCATTTGTTACTTTTTTTACAAAAGGAAACTCCTCGTATTCCGGAAGTATTAGTAGATTTCTTTTGCAGATTTAACATATTTTCTTGTACAGTTACTTCTCTAAGATTAGATTTCCTATTGTCACGAGTGTCACCACTTATATGATCCACTTGTTTATCAGTAGGCAATACCAGTCTATGAAAGTATATACGCTCTTTTTTCTAATTTCCTGTAAATAAATATGGTTTATCATTTTTATAAACAGTTCTCCATTTATGACCCTTTAATTTCGAAATGTCATTTACATCTAGAATAAATGTTTCCATAACATTTCCATAAGAATCATAAGTATCTATTTCTGCAAAATTATCTTTTAATCTAATTTCATTATCATCAAATACACCTCTTGGATTAGAGTCTTTAAATTCTCCATAATTTTTAAACTGCCTTGCGTGTTTAAGACAGAGTGTTTTTCCAGCTAAGTTATTAAAACTCACTTGTTTAAATTTTGATGATACACCACATACTTCACAAAAGCGTTCTTCAGTTATTTTTCTCATATTGTCAAAATTGTGTTAATAATAAGGGAGTGGACTATACCATCAACCGATTAGGTTGCGCATTGGTAGTCTCTGAGACCCATAAATTTTTATCTATGTCAAGTATGTACACGACTTGTATATACCACAATAGTATTAACATAAATTAACAATTTATATGTCTGCTGATTGCCCAATCCTAAGACTTGTTCATTTTTGAATTAAATTCAAATATACTTAGGCTCTAAGGGGTTTCCAGCATATTCTGCGTTTTCATCATAACATTACTGTTATAAGGGGCGTTTATTTCACCCAATAATTCTAGTATAATATTTGATGTGTCTACAATGACAAATAGGACACTCATCAATAGGGGCATTTACTACATGTCCGCATTCTCTACATTGAGACATTGGGATATTAAATGTGAAATAACTAGTACCCTCATCCTTAGCTACATCTAACAGATGTAAATACTGTTGTTTACTTAAATGAGCATCAAGATTTGCATGAAGTGCCTGACCTCCATCACAATACTGAGCTACTCCTCTACCATGAAGCTTAAATTTATCAAGAATAGAGGTCTCATCCCATGGATTATAGAAATAACAATTATACAGATTCTGATTTTCAGGTACTGCATAACCATCCTTCTTATCCCAATTATAGAGTTTTACACCTAATCCTTCCCCCGATTCTATTACACCCCTTCTAAAGAATTAATATATTTATGTAATTCTTTAATCGGTGAAGGGTGATTTAATACATAATACAGGTCTTTATTTGGACCGTATTCACCACAAAGTTCTTGCTCTTTTTTAAGCCTAGCAAGTAAGGCTTCTTCAGCTGTGTTATAATATCCCAAATAGATAGTTTTGTAATTATGACAAATTCGTGCAGTCCATTTAGATTTATCAGTTCCATTATAGTTTTTAATAAAGGAAATTCCAACAATTCTATTAGTTTTTCTTCCATTTTTAGAATTTTCTTGTTGGGTACAGATTCTAAGATTAGATTTTCTATTATCTAGGGAATCGCCATTTATATGGTCTACAACTTCGTTAATAGAATATTTACTATCTTTTAATCCCATTAAAAATCTATGTACAAAATATTTTTTACCAGTACCCTTTTCTGAAACTAAAGCATACCATTTGTCTGTTTGATGACGTGCATAAAGTTTAAAGTCTTTTAGTTTGTCATAATCTTCCTTATCTATTTTAGTTCTAGCTACTTCATTAGAGTTTTTGTCTTTTAGTATACATTCATAATAATCACCACAATCAATCCATTCATTCTCCTCATATATAGTATTAAATGTTTCTCCGTGTCGAGTTATTTGTAAATAATGTCTTCTACAATAAGGTTTTCCCTCAAATGAAGCCATTTTTAAATCGCCACATACGCAACATTTAAGTTCATCTTCGGATTTTTTTCTTTGTCTAGGAGTAGAATCAGTAATTTTATGATATTTATCTAATTGATTGTAATGCTTTTCACATAAACAATACTCATTATACCTTCTTAGTTTTACATAATCACGCCCACAGCCACAAACATAACATTTAGCATCTTTAGGCATAACTATTCTTTTTAATTTTTGTTTTTCAAGATTTTCTAATTCAGGAAATTCGCTCATAATTATTTTAAATTGATTATATGCAATTATAAGCATTCCAAAATTAAAACAAAATTTACACTTTGTGATTTTGTATTAAACGAATTGATATTTCTATCAATTTCTTAATGTTACCATTAAGTCTCGACTATTGCATATTTAGTACTATGTACTAAATCCTCTTTACTTAGTCTGTCACGCTGCACACAGTATTAATCAATACCATTGCTTGCGCCTCGTTGTCCTATATATAGGTGAATATAGGAGTTTCGAGTCAATCAAAAGAGGTTTTACATCCCCAGAGATTTAGGGATGGCTTCACTATTAAACAAGAATGGTCTTTTACTATCGTGGATAGAGTTTTTCTTATTTTCTTCTTTAACAGTACCAAATACTAATTTAAGAAAATCTTTATATTCCTTATTATTAGATACCGATAGTCCCAAGAATTGTGCAGCTTCACAATAACCTATCAATCCAATGGTAGAATACAATTTACGCATATAAATATATCCTGCATTACAATCAGAAAACATTTTAGCGTCTTCCATTTCATAAAGCATTGTCTTATATGCAATATGATACTTATATACTCTTTTAAGAATATTAATAAGATAATTTTTTAAGTCTGAAAAACTCTCAGAAAACCACTCAAAAGGAAAGGCACACTTACCATCAACAATATGATCCTCCCAATTTTTCCATGTATGTATATAATCCTGAACAATTCTATTAATATTAAGAGTAATTACATTACAAGAACCAGTCATAACTCCAGTCATACCTGTAGTAGAACTAAAGGTATTATCAGACATTTCATTTAGGACTCTACAACATGATGCCAAAGATGTAGGATTATCACTAGTATAGCAGAAGAAACTTCCACCTTTAGCCCACTCTTCGGCACATAACTCTTTGTATTCATGATCAAGATACTCTTTACCATTATGTACAAGAGCCATAGTAGTTACTGGAAATGTGAGAGGTTTAATTAATCTGATTTCTCTTAAAAGTTGCATAAAGATTCTCTGCAACTTATCTATAGCATTCCATTCAGGTTGTGTTCCATCAGGATAATAAAATTCTCCAAAGAGTGATTTAAAATATACTTTATCATAAAAAGATACATTAGAGAAAGGTGAATTGTAGCTTCTATTGCCTGCAGGTTGATTAACTCCATAAATAAACTGCTTCATACCCTTTCGGATATAATGTCCAACAGTATACTGATGCAGAAAGTGGGAATTAGTTACAACTTCATCCACCTTATCATACCATACAGGTCCAAACTCTTGAATTACATAATAATTAAGAGCTATAAAATAATCTCCAAGAGCAACCGCTCCCTTACACTGAGAACTAAACAAAAACACAGCATTAGTTACCTGACCACTAAAAGACTGAATATCATTTGGAGCACTAGGAGTAACTCCATCAATATTACCTACACCCTTAAGCATTAATGGGTACAATGTAACTGCTTTACAATAAGGTTTAAGTACCGGAGTACTTGCCTCATCATGAGTATAAATAATATGATTTTCCAAATCCTTAATATACTGTCTTCCAAGTTCTTGACCTGGATACAATTTATTAAGTTTATCTTTCATTCGTTGTCTTTGGATAATTCTATTAGTTACTTTATATACTTCACCCTCAAGATTAGCTACATTCTTAGAAGCAACATTAGCATTAGCATCTGTTTCTGAAGAAGTAGATGCATTTACACCAGAATCTTTATAAGTGTCCATGTAATTAAGTCTACTTCTAATAAATCTAGCTTTCTTGTGTTCTTCTCTATAAATGGAATAAGCTCTGGCTACATCAAAATATTCGTAATTATATAAAGTCTCTTCTACTTCATCTTGAATTTCTTCTACAGTAATATTATCCCAGAATCTCATTTCTGAAACCATATCCCGAATAACATTTTCAACAGAAGTATAACCGCAAGCTTTAAATGCCTTAGTTAAAGCATTAAATATTTTATCTGCATTAAACTCTTCCTTTGTTCCGTCTCTTTTTATAATGACCATATATTCTTTTTATTCATTAATTTTTTAGTATCTGAAGATAATTTATCTGGATTATAGTTATCTAAATCTATTGTGAAATTAATGAGTTTAAAATTATCAGCAACTTTATCCTTTATAAGCCATTTAACTAAATCTGTCAGGGATTCGTCAGCATAATCACCTCCTTGAGCATTTTTAACTATCATAGTATTATCCATACTATTAAAGAATGCCCAAGGGACTGCTTCACCACATGTATAAGCTATGTAACCGACAGCATCGTTACCTTTATAAGATATAACTATACCTCCAGTATTATCATCAATAGCACCCAAATCAATAGCATCTGAGGTTTCACTTGGCAATATAATATCTTTCATACTATTTATTTTAAAGACTCTAAAAACTCATCTACAGCAGGATACTCATCATCATAGATAATATCATCAATCTTGAAATCCTTAATAGTAAAGTCAGGTCTCCCATGAGATTGCCAATACTTTGTTACATACTCGGCATTAGAATTAGGACTTCCCACACCTAAAGCCATAGTCATGTCAAACTGATTAGACTCTCTAGAATGTCCACAATAGAAATTCTGACACTTTTTAATATGCTCCAGGCACTTATCGGTAGCTTCCTTACCAATCAGAGTATCTAATGATGGAACCTTTTTATAATCTCTATAAGCAGGTCTATCTTTAGTGGCAGGTTTATAATCGTCTTCCGTGCCCCCTTTGACTAGATAATCTATTAGTAATTCAAAAGTGTCATTCCAATCATCGGTAATTCCATAAGCATCTTTATATATGTCTCTCAGATAGATAAAATTCTTTTCTGACAAATAGTGTTTCTTATATAGGGGATCTTCCTTAGAATCTTTATATCCATCTGCAATAAGTTTATCTAAGTCTATAGCTGGTTGAGCCCATTTATACATTTCAACCAAGCATTTATGAATTGCTTCACTTAAAATATCACTTCTTGTTAACATGCAGTATTTGTTTTCCTTATTAAATGCTAATCTAGTTATTTCCCTTAACTGTTCCCATCAACATATCATCCTTTGTAACTACAGAATAATTAATACTCCATTTAGTATGTCCAAAATTAGCAACAATATAATTACTACTTCCATACATACTACCTACTGAAATATAATCAAACTGCTTACCGGTAGTATAAGCATAATTATGTAAATCTCCCTTTACTACATAGATATATTTATTACTGATATTCTGTTCTGCTATATAGTTAGCAAAATATAATTCAGTTTGAGGATTAAGTGTAAGTGGAAATTGACGAGACTGATTGTTATTGTCTTTGCCATGCATGAAAATCCATGAATGCTTACCAATAGTAAAATGGTCAATGGGAAAGTTACTGATAAAACTCTTAACCCCTTCATTAGCTAAATATGCAGCTAATAACTTATTATTTAACCATCCCCAATTGCCATCATGATTACTTTCACCTATACAGAGATAATTAAACTCATCACTTCTTACATTAGCTTTAAGAGCTTTGAAGAACTCCATCATACACTCTATATAAGTCTCGCTAATTTCTTTATCATCCATTACCTCAGGAAGTTGATGTCCACCTCTAGTAGTTTCTTTATTATAACCATCAATAGAATCGCCAAGATTAACTACATAAACTGCTCCATAAGACTGTCCAGCAAATGTCCGTACAATCTTAGTTAATCTAGCTTTAATCTCCTCTTTATCATAATTAGGAAGAGTTACGAAACTACTATACTTAGCATTATAAGCTCCAATATGTAAATCAGACAACCATATAATTAATACTGGATATGTTGGATTACTGCTATTAATGTTAACTGGAAGCTCTTTATAGTCTTTATTAGTTTCTTTAATTAATTGAATTAGTTTTTCCTCACTAATAGAACTTTTCATTTGTTCTTTAGTGAGTTTAATAACTAGTTGTTTGAGGTCTCTTACCTCATTCTTTTCTACAGCTTTTAAGAAGTCATTCTCCTTCTCTCTAAGTTGCATTTCCTGAAGTTCTTCTGGCGTATGCTCTTCAATTACATGAGGGGCAAATGGACTAGAAGCTTTAGTTATATTAAAAGCCCGTAAAATTCTCTTAAAATCAACTAAAGAATAATCAGGAAAATGTCTACTTACTTGTCGCTGTGTGAGACTAGAACCATAATAAGAATAAAGTCTATAGATAAGATTCATTTCATCTCTAGTTAAGGCTCCTATCACAGGAGTCTTATCACGACGGAATACTTTAAATCTATAACTAACTATTGTGCCATCCTCATTACGAATCTGTTCAGTCTCTGCTCTTTCATCAGTATCAATATGCTCTACAGAATTACCTGTAGGCTTTTTTACAGAATCATATAGAGAAATAATATCTTCATCTTTACCAATACTACGAGTATATTTAATAGTATTCATTAAAGTACTATAATTATAGTTCTTTGCAATACAAGCTGCTTTTACACTACAATTATTCTCTTTAGCATAGTTCAATACTTTCTCAATACGATTTCTGGTTTCCTTTTTCATTGTTAAATGTTTAAATAAGCTATTAAGCCGTTAAAAATATAATCTATTTATAAACATCTAATTATTACTGAATCTATATTATATTTTATTATTTAGCTAATTCCAAATATTTCTTTACTTAATACCTAAAATGTCTTTAACTAAATAAATCTTCTCAAATTTATTAACTATATCTCTACCCTTATCATGAGTAATAATATCTGTAAATGCCTGATAAGCATCGAACATACAAATATCCTCATTATTAGGTACAAAATAGTCAGACTTCTCGTCAATTACTAATTTTTTATAAGCATCAATAGCTGTAGATTCTGCCAACTTTACAGTACCAAATCCCGAATTAAATTTGCTACTAATACAATTATCTACCCAATGTCCCAAATTGTCATAGAGTTCATTTCTCTTAATATATGTATTAGCTAAATTCTCTAACATCACCTTTGTATTATCAGTCATTTCCATAACTTGATTTACAAAGGTATATTCCATAGCTGTTTCTGGCTCTAATTCCCTAACTTGCAGCATATTTGGAGAGAATACACACATATTTAAACAAGCACTACGTACTGCATTTTGAAATATCTTATACACTGGTTTACGGGTATCTAAAGCATACAGAAGACTAACTGACTGAGTATGACCTTCATAAGCATATTCTCCTGGAAGTTGTGCTTCTACCCACACCCTATTATATACAATATTTTCAAAATTAACTTCACCATCATTAGTTAGACTAATCTGATCTGCAGGCTTAACCTGAATTTCAAACTTATCTGTAAACTTAGACATCCTGTCTATAAATGGCATTACATATTGCTTAGTTGTAAAATACTCCTTTTCTTTAATTCTAGTGGCTTTTCCTGAATAAAGTTGCTCTAAAGTTACTTGCATTTAATTTAATTACTTAATTATTTAAAGTAATCTAGCTATTAATGTATCTAAAGAAAAAAAGGTGACTATCCTCACGGACAATCACCTTACTTAATTCTAACAATAATGTTAGTTACCCAATATATGATTATGCATTTTCAATACCAAAAGCAATGTATGAACCTGGCTTAGTATTCTTAGAAGGAGTATACTTAGCTGTAGCTACAACTGCATTACCCTCTACTACATCCTTTGTCTTTACCAACTTAGCATCACCTCTAAATGCGCCACTCTTATAGAGTTCCTTGATTGCATTCTTAGCGTCTGCCTTATTAGTATCAACCTGACACACTGTCTTACCTTCAGCGTCAATCCACTTGTACATTGACTTAAACTTTCTCTTACCCTCGCTCTTTACATCTTCAATCTTATATGGACGCTCACGAGTGTCACCAATAGCAGCCTCTACTACAATAATGTAACCAGCACCTGGGCAGCTCTTACCTTTCTTCTCCAAATAATCCAACTTAAATGCCTTGTCATCACGCTCTGTCCAAACACCCTGATGCTTAGCCTTTGTGTTCTTGTAAGCCTGAGTTGCATCACCATTAATATGGAAATACTGCTCTTCAATGTTTGCGATTGCTACATCCTTAGACTCTGCTGATACTGCTACACTCTTAAAATTCAAAACCTTTGTACTCATAATTATTAAATCCTTATTAAACATTAATCATTTTCATATCATCTACGAAATACTTATCTAAAACCAGTTTTCTTGACTGATGTAAACAACAATAATCCATTTAGGAAATTATCCAAGGATTATAGTGTTAATTAATGTTAATCTAAATAATTGTACAAATTTTTGATAAAATATTATCAAAATGGTACATAAGAATCTAATAATTTTTTAAGCTGTTTTGGCATATTTTTGAGGGACACTCCATAGTCCGGAAAGTCTTTAACTCCGTACATAAAGTCCTCACAAATAGCACCAAGTGATTTCAGAAAGGTTTCCTTTTCTTCTTTTCCGAAATCTTTCCCTACTTTCAATAAAACATCATAACAAGTGATTTCTTTGTCTTTTTTCCTGAGTTCATTAGTTATATAACAAGTTAAGGCTATTACAGCTAATTTATCACCCAAGTTACTATTTAAAAAATGAACACTAAAGAATTTTTTATATATTGCTAGAGTTTTATTAAAGTCTAAATCTTTAAGTTCCATTAAAGAGAATATCCTTTATAGCAAATTAGATATGCTACATGACGTAACAAAGTTCCCAATTCATACATACCTTCCTGTATTTCTTTATTGGTTACAGGTCTAACTTTAGTATAGTATTGTGGAATGGTAGATACTACTAAATAATTAGCCTTTATTGAAGGTTTTGATATATTATACTCCTTTGCTACATACAAATTTAACAGATATAAATATTCAGCTAATTCTCTACTATAGTGATACCTATTAATATTATCATCGATAGCAGACACTACTTTACTAATAGTCTTAACATCATTTACAGTAATAATGTCTTGCTCTGTATCAATAGTAAAATTATCCAGTTTAGCTTTTAAATGTAGTATGGTTTTATTACCATTAGCACATTCAGCTTCTATATCTAGTAGAAATGCTTGTTCATTCATAGAAAGAGGAGGGTCTAAGAGTCCTGAAGGATTAAGTAACTCTTGAATTTGTGGATTCTTAGTTAATGCTTCTACACAATTATATACAGTATCACGACTCTTATCATCTAAATAGATAAGTTCTTTAGTACTATTTAATTGCGCATTCTTTCTAGCTTTCCAATATGGAATACATTGCTCATTTACCCTTTTAATGATATCTGGAGTAAGCTTATTTTTATAGTAATTAACCTTACTTGAAGCTTCTTCAATATCAGAAGTTCTAATGGGATGTTGCAACCATACTGGATAAAGTTCATCTGCCATAGCTCCCAATTTAGCAGTAGGTTTACCTAGAGCATGAGCAAGTTCAAACTGGTCACCCTGCAAAGAGAGACAATGAACTGCGGAACCTATAACTAAACTAGAAACAAACCCTTCGTCTTTGAACCCAGCAAAGAAGGCATCTGTTGAACCTCCTTGAAATGGATTAAGTAATCCTAATCTTGAATTACTTATGTAACTTCCATACTTAGAAGAGAAATACTCTGCATCATCAATTTTAACTAATTTAAGAGTGTCAATTAATGGAGTAAGTTTAACTATGTCTCTTAATTTTGCCATCCTAAGACATTTAACTCATTCATATATGCATCTAGGATTTCTTCATAATCTAAATTGTAAACGCGAAATTCACACTCCACATTTTGATTGTGTGGTCTATCAATAAGAAGGGCAGGTAACCCACTCTGTATAGCTTTAGTTACATTAAATAAACTATCATCTATAAGAACATCACACCTTCCCTTTATTTTATCAGCTTTATTACCATTTTGATTATAAGTCTGATAAATAGGTTTTATTGGTAAACCATTTTTAATTAAAGAATTACGAGTGTAACTCTTTTGATTTATACGCTTAGTTGAATAAATATGAGGTTCAAAATTAGGACGCTCTAGTAACTCTAGATTTTCCCAAAATTCTCTGTCATATTGTAACTTACGTACATTTCTGGTAATTATATGTTGCACCAAATTACGTTCACCAGGGAAACGTTTTTGATAAGCTTCAAACCACTTTAAAATGGTATCATCTATATCTAGTGCAATACGTAGGTTATTCATATTCTTCAATTTCATGAATGCTTCCCAAGAAAATATCGTGATTATCATATATCAACTGCATAAACTCTTCATAATCAGTACACTCTGCTAAAGCATCTGAATCAAATTCTTCTGCATAATGTTTAATTACTTTATCTACACAGTCTTCATAACTATTTGCAGTAATTTTGAGAATATCACACTCTCCTGGGTCACTCCAAGGAATCAAATAAGTATTCATTTTAATTTACTAATTAGTTGGTAAAAGTAATCTATCGGTATAACGGCAACTGTACCAGGACTTTGCTCTCCATCTTTGCCTGCCTTCTTCCAACACATTACAAAAGGCTTGTCCTTTAAACTACAGGCATCTCTAATTGTAAAATAATTAGGCATGTTCTGAGTATATTTAGCTTGTATATAACAAGGAACTTCCTCATCACAAATATCCACTTTGTTAGCGTCTAAAGTTTTATCTTTGTTACGGCTAGTCATGCAATTAGGATATCCAATTTCCCTTAATTTATGTACAATATCAAGTTCAAAGCTAGATCCCTTTTTCTTACTCTTTTTAGCAGTAAGACTCCTCCTAACAGCAGGATCTGCCCATTGAAATGTCATTCCATCTTTAGATTTAGCTCCAGAGCCAGGTTTATTAGCTCTAGACTTAATTGAATTAATTGTCAATTTAGTTACTTCGGAAGCTTCTTCTATTGTTTGGAATGTTTGTGTGTCGCCATTCTTATATTTTACTGTTACACTAGTATTTAGCTATGTCTTTCCCATTCTTTTATATATTTAATAGATTCTTTAATAAATTTAATAGTTCCCTTTCTCCCATACTTCTTATAGAAATCACTAATATCCTTAGCCCCATACCTTCTAGGTATAATACAAGGAATTAAGAAATCATATTTCCTACGCAGTACATTAGTATAATGTATTCCTGTAAGATCTGAATCAAATAAAAGTACTATTTTATCAAATCTCTGCCTTAAATCTTCTAAGATAGTATTAGAAATAAATTGAGTTTCACTTTGTGGAGCACATGCGGGTATTCCCATACCATATAAGCAAGCACAATCTTTTAAACTCTTAGTTATTACTAATAACTTACCATTTTTGGGTAATTGTCTATAACCTTGAATAGTTTTAGTAGATATATTACCTATAAATCTGTAATCAGACCTTTTCGGATAATATATTTTCCACTGTTCTACATGTTCTTTCTTTCCAAAATAATATCCATAACTAGGACACTTTGAAGTAGATTGACTAAATATAGAACCATTTAAAAAGACTGTTCTACAACTAAATATTCTATACTTATTTAATATAGGTTTAGTTATACCATACTGATTCCACCATTTTAATTCCTCTTCAGAAAATTCTTGTGCCTCTATTTGAATGAAAGTTTGTTTGCCCCCTTTAAATTCAGCTTGCTTAACTACAGGTTTAGATATAGGAGATTCTCCCTTAATAAATCCGAAGTCTTTAGCTATAATTCTCAAAGCCTCATGGTAGTTACAATTAAACTTTTTCATTACAACATTTTCAAAGGCAAAGCATTCCCCAGTAGCAAAATCTTTAAAGTAAAGTCTGCCAGATTTACCTCTAAAAAATCCACAAGTTTTATGATGGTCAGAACGTAGAGGAGACACATACAAGCCTTTATCTACAGGTATTCCTAGATAATAACTCATATATGTCTCCTCATTGTTTTCATTTAGAAGAAACTCCCTAGTAACTTTAGGTTCAAAACTAAAGTCCATAGAGAATTATTTAATTAAAGCAAGCTATCGAGATCCAAATCATCCTTAGGAGCTTCATCTACTCCTGCTGTATCTGCGACAGCTTTATCTGGGTCAGTAGGAGTTGACTTCAAATACTCATCACGCTTACCTACCTCATAATCAGACCAGAAAAGCTTTGGACCAATATAATTGTCACAAATAAATGCTTCTCCCTTCTTATTCAAAGCCAAGATACGTGGAATCTGAGCAACTACCTTACCGTCACGATTCTTACCTGTCAATTTAATTTTAATATCTGTATCAATAGCGGGTGTAGTTACTTTAATAAAAGTCTTTGCAACATCATCAAAGCTCTTAAATTTAACACTCAGCTTTTGCATCTGTTCAAAACCTTTAGGGTTAAGAACCTGTGCAGTCTGTTTTACTATTGCCATAGTGGTCTCAAATGAGGAAGCCATCTGAACTTTACCACCATTAGCACCATCAAATTCTGGTCGTACGTCATCACCATCTTTAGGGAAGAACAAATCTACATTAAAGTAGCCATCCTCATTCTCATATTTAATAGAGAGCAACTTATAATGAGCATTAGGGTCTTTCTTACCGTTAAACTCACGAATTTCAGCTCCTTTAAACTTTACATCATGGATTTCCCATGGTGTGAGTGGACGACGACTGTTACAAACTGCAGAATCAGATGAAATAGCAAAATTAAATGACATATATTATATAATTTTCAAAATTTAAGTAATCATAATCTAATAAATTAATTGTTATCTAATATATTTAATTAACTCTATTTATTAGAGAGTATAACTCAGACCAGATAGGTCTGTAGATTCCTCTTCTATAGTATCCAAGTTAGTTATATCAAGCTCGTCCTCAATATTAACTAACTCTTTTGGAACCTCTTGTTCTTCAGGCATTTTGTCTCCTACAAGCCAATAAATACCCTCATCTTCAGTTGGTTCCATTTTAAAGGTAGTACCATATCCTGCTAACTTCTTATTATTAGCACCTCCATATCGTACAGTATTCTTACCTGAAAGTAAATTACCTCCCTTAGATTTAAAAGCAGCATCTGTTCCAATCTTTGGAAGCAACTGCTTGCCTTTCTTGTCATACTTGATATCTATACGACAGTCTTCACAGACTTGTAATAAATCAACTGCTCCTTGGGTAAGCGTTAATTTAGTAGAATCAAGTGTTACAATAGGCTCAGGGTTTTCGTCTTTCTTAGTAGAACTCTTTCTAGAGGTAGAAGTTTTCTTAGCAGTGTCTACCTTAATCTCATCTTTACCAATAAAAGTGATTTCTCCTGTTGCTTCATCAACAGAATAGTGCATTACAATGTCCAGCTTCATATATTCAATAATTAGTTAATTAGTTAGTTAAATAGTCTTAATCTTCGTTTTCAAATGCATTGATAGTATCTATAACTAGTTTCATATCAGGCTCAATATATTTTTCATCAAAACAGCCTGCTACACTTCTACAAGTATCATTACCATCTGTTCTAGTCTTAAAACGATAATGTACTTCCCCATCTACATCATCCACAATTCTTTCTGAATAAATAATGTATGAAAACATTCCATCCAAATTAATCTGATTGGTTAACATCTTACCTGTTGTCCAAAGACGATATTGTGGGTCCAAATCAGTTCCAAAATTTTCAGTATGTGAAATAACTACAATAGTTAAATCATCACGAAGAAGTTGACACCCTGCTAGCAAATCATAATAATTCTTTGCCATCAATGTAAACTTCTCATATCCTTTGGTAGTAGCATTCTCAAAGGTTTCATTAGATAACAGATAATTAATATCATCAAGAACTACTACCTTTATATCTGGTCGAGAATCAGAAATCATATGCAATACATTCTCAATTTTAGTATAATTATTCTGAATATACCAATTGCCAATGAGCTTTTTATCTCTAATGGCTACTTTAGGATACTTCTTACGAAATCCTGGAATTTGAAGCTGCTTATTAGTACAACTTATAATGAATGTAGACTCTGGGTCAAGGGTACGAAGACTAGTTGATTTTCCACTATTTGATAAACCTGCCAAGCAAATAAGATTACTCATAATATAAATGAATATTTAGAATTTTGATTATCGTCATCTATTTCTTCTTCATCTATATGATTAAGTTCAACATTTAATTGCTGAACACCATCTTCTAATAAATAATTAGGACTAGTATATTTCTCCCAGTCAAATATATTCTCAGGTTTAGGTAAATCTGCATAATGACTACAATCACCATAAAAACCAGTAGGAATCATTAAGTCAGAAGAACCAAATCTACTCTTTAAGATAAATACACCAATAAAACACTGCTCCAGTATCTTGATATTATATTTCTTATAAGTAGATAATTTATATTTATGTGGACTAAATAAACCTATAGCTACTTGTGAATCCTCAAGTAATGATCCACTGTCTTTATAGTCTTCCATAGATGGGTCTTGTAGACCTTGTTTCATTCTCTCTTGACCATTAGCATTTCTATTAAACTGAGAAATCATTATAGGAGATACAATTTTAGTATTATTTCTGATTTGAACAGAATCTCTAGAAATTGCATCAATTTCATCTTTCTTAGTTCGACCGCCACTTGCCTTTACCAAGGTCATATGGTCAATCATAATACCAAGGAACATGTTAGGATTATTTGGAATGTATTTGCCATTCTCAAATTTACCCCATTTCAATAATTCCTCATTTACTTCCTTTAAATAGACTGCCTCTGTAAGACTACCCTCATAAAAAGATAATCTTTCATCAAGAATTCTAATAAAGTCAGTACTCTTAGTTAGGAGTTCATATTCTTCATCAGATAATACACAGTCCTTTCCTCTAGAGAATATCTGCTTAAATCGCAGTTCAACTCCATAATTGTCAAATATGTACATACTAACTAATTTAGCATATACTTGACTACGAGTCATCTCTAGTGAGAATAATAACCATCTAGGGTCTCTTTCTGGATTATCCCCATTTAAATAATGCATTAATGGTTGATATACATAAGTCCAGAGCGCCCAGGTAGATTTACCACTGCCTGAAGCACCTCCTATTAAATAAGAGGTACCTGGAAGAACTCCATCAGTATATAAATCTAACTTAGGTGAACCTGTACTAAGTCCTATATTGTGTCCTTCTCTTCCTTCTTTAACTAATTGAAAGAACTCCTCTAAACCACTAATTTTCTCTGCCATAATATTTAATTATACAACCTTAATGGCATCAAAATTAGTATTAGCTAAATCTCCATTACGAAGAGCTTCTAATTCATCCCATCTATGATCTATTACAAAGTTACACAGACTTACACAGAGAATATTATTCTCTCGAGCCCATTTAACTAATTCAATAATATGGTCATGAGTTTCCTGTTTCCACCTAATAGTCTTTCCATAGAAGCGATAAAAGTCTTCTAGACTATCAAACTTCTTAGAAACACTACGTATACCAACTGGATTCCCATTGATAAAACCGAATTGAGGATATTCTTCAAATAATTCTTTACCTAATTCAAAAGAACACTTATAAAAGTCTTTTACAAGATTTCTATTAATAGGAATACTAAATAAATCTAATCGTTCACCTTTCTTAGGCAACTTATAAGACTTTAATATTACTCCTACTTCTTGTAATCTAATTAATTGTTCCAATAGGCTTCCCTTTGCCTCTGATTGAAAATAAAGCTGGACAAGTTCTGCATCGTCACCCTCTTGAGCGATGAGAATAATTTCTAGCAACAATAATTGATTTGCATCAATTTTATATTTTTCACAAAATACAAGTTGCTGTTTAAGTTCTAAATTCTTCACGTATAATTAACATATTTAGATAGTTAACACTAGACTTGTAATACTTGTTATAGCTTTAGAGTCTAGTTACGTGAATATTATAGACTTATCTATTCAGCGGTTTCTTCAGCCACTGGATTCATTTCGAAGTCAGGTTCAAAAACAACCTCATGTGCATATTCCAAATCCTCTATTTTCTTTTGCAATTTTGAAATTTGCTTCTTCAAGGACTTATTTTCACGTAAAAGAGCACTCTTCATTGAATTATACTCTTTCTTTGTATAATATATTTCCATTTCTAATGTCTTAAAACCTAAATGTAAAATTCTTAATCTTTCTTTTATAAAGCTCGTATGGTTCGCCTTTAAGAACATGCATTAAATTTTCTACATCAATAATTTCAATCTGAGAATCCTTCTTGGCATTTTGCATCCATTTAGTTTCTACAGTATCATTAATTACTAATGTAAAAAATTCAGCACCTAGTTTACCCTTTGCTAATCGTACTACTCTTCCGAGAGACTGTACAGCTTTAGTTTTACTACTATCTATGCCAGTTTGTATACCTACTGATAAATCAGGTACATTTAAGCCTTCAATTGCCATCTTACAGCTGTTTAATACTCCGCTTGGCATTTTAGAAAACTCTTCTAGTGTTATTCTATTCTTCTTTTTACCTTCTTTACCAGTATAAACATATCCCTCTTTATAAGCTTCAGCCATAGCGGTATTAGCATTAAAAGTAACAATCTTCTTATCACTTCTATACTTAATTATCTCTTTAGCTATTCTTATTTTTTCAGGATGATTTTGTACAAACTTCTTTCTAGACTGCATAGTTTTCATAAAACCCATAGCATGAAATGTGACAGATTTTAAATAGTCCTTTTGCATAGCATAATCATCAGGATAGGTATCCTTACAATATTGCCATCTATTAGTAAAACCATTTTTACCTGTCATAGACATAACCTTGTTGAAGTCCCATTGAAAGAATTCAAAGTGTTCATTAAATTCTTTATTATATTTCTGATAAACATCAATATCAGGAACATCAATGACAACTACATAGTCTTTATATTTAGCTACCCATCCATTAAAGAGGGCATCTTCCATAGTTATAGTGTCTACAACTGGAGCATATTTAGCTAAAATTTCATGTCTTCCATCCAGTCTTTCAAAAGTAGCAGTTAAACCAAGTATCAATTTAAACTTAGTATTTGTAAGAACATTACTAAGAACTTCACTATTGATTTTATGGGCTTCATCAATAATTAGTAAATCACAAGACCATTCCTTTTTAGATGCTCCCATCATTACTCTTACATCAGTATTAAATCCTAAACCTCTCTCATCAAGTTCTTTAGACCATTGTTCTCTTAAATTATCAAAAGGTACTACTACTAGTATTGACATTGCAGGATATTTTGATCGTAATTTAGTTATTGCATTTAAAGCCACTCTAGTCTTACCAAATCCAGTACATCCTACAATAGTCCCGTGTCCTTTAGCTTTAATCCAAGCTTTAAGTGCTTGAGCCTGCCTTTCATCTCGAGAAACAGGCTCAAATAAATCGTGCATTACTGGCACTTATGACAATATTTTCACTAGTATGCTAACTTATTACAAGTCAGCACGTGTTACATCCCAACCTTTATCTACAGCAACTTTATTAATTTCATCAATCTTAGTAAGCCATTGTTTAGCCTGCTCTTCACACTGAATCTGAAAACGATACAGAATTTTATTAGAAAGTAACTTAAGCTGCTCACTAGTTAAGTTAGAATATTTATCTCTCTGCAGCATATAGATTGCCTTAAACTCAGTATAAGACAAACCAGTGTCACAAATACGTAAATACTGATTAGGTCTCAAACTAATCCTAAGTTCTTCCTTAACTACATCAAGACGATTTCTAGCCTTACCAGTCTCAGGGTCTTTACGATACAAATCCTTTTGCATCTCACGTGGAGTAAACCACAGACCCATTTTAAGAATAAAGTTAAGTGTGATATGGCTATTATCAAAAATTCCCAAAAGGTCAAGACAAGCATCCATTACCAATTTAACAGGTACCTGCTGATAATCGATAGGAAGACCATCCATTACCTTACTAATAGGGAATGATTTAATAGCCTCTGGGGTTAGTGTATCTTTATTGTTACTAATTAACTTTCGTAAATCTTCTAAACATCTTGTGTTAGAATACTGCTTCTCAGACATGAGCCATCTTACAAGAAGTTCTGCTCTACAACGACTAATTTGATCCTGTACAATCTCAAGTAAGGTAACTCTTCCTGGATTTTTAGAATCCTCATTATAAAGCATTTGCTGACAATGACGATACCACTGCTTAAGCTGATCAAAGGAAGCATCAATCATTAAGATTTCTTGCTGCTCTCCATTAACCTTTGGACCTTTCCATGCATAAGTAGTAATATCACTTGCCTTTTTACTCATAGCTGCCTGAAGCTTATCTCCTAATACTGTCATATAATTAAATTCAAATAATGTTTCATAGTAATCTAATAATTAATAATCTACAATATAAATTTAATCTAAAATAATTTCACTTATATCAACTTTAGGGTTATCCTCAATAAACTTGAGGAATATGACATTAGTATATTTATAAGGTATTAGGTTCTGACCATCAAACCATGTATCTTTTCCTCCTTCTACATATCTTATATTTAAATATCCAATTTCATCAATTTCGATACTTTTCTGCTCCCAATTAGGAAATCGGACACACATTATATATCTAAAATCTTCATCCTTAGGATTTAAATCTTCAAATACATAATTAGTATATCCCATTCCATCTATTTGTTCCGCAACTAGCTTAGCATGAATTGTTATTTGCTCCATTAATGAAACACATTCATATCATCAAAGTGCTTACATCCATATTTAGCAAAATCACTATATAACTTATCCATATTAGCTATACATGGATATTTTAAACATCTTTTACAACTTCTTTCCGGATGTTTATAGGTTAATCCATTTGGATCTTTATAGTTTACTTTACCAATAGGCATGCAAGAATGATATTTAATATTATACTAATCTTAGTTACAACTTTATATTTTTTGCGTGAACTTTGTAATTGTGTTATTTTAATACTATCCTTTTTAATAATAGTATTATATTGCTTTTCATTAATTCTTCTTATAGAATCAGTATGTAACCAAGATTTATTTATCTTTTCTAGTGTTTCAATCTTCTTATTTAATAATGGAACTTCTTTTGTATATTTCTCATGCTCTAGAAATATAAGATTAGTTGTTTTCAGTTGTTCCGGAGTTATTGTAATGGTTGATGTAGTTTGTGAAAAACTGTATGTCGGCAGAAGTATCATTAGACATAATAATAGCTTTCTTATCTTCATACGTCTCTCTTATTTTTACTATTTTAATTGTTAAGGAATCCTTAGTGTGATTTAGAGTATCCCTAACTAAAGAATCTCTAATTATTTCTTTATTAGAAGGGATACTCTGTATATTATTATTTAATTGTTCTATACGTGCAATTATAAATATGATTCCTACAATTATAAATAGTTTAATCAACCAGGCTAGAACCGTTCTCAACTGCATCTACTAGAGTCTTTGTTTTATCAATAACTCCCTGCACATCCACCCCTCTAGACATTAAAGTTAATACTGCTTGTTCTGCAGGAGAAGCATTCTGAATGTACTCTTTCTCTTTCTGAATCTGCTCATATTTAGCCTTGTTAGCATTATAATCCTTAATGACTATCTCAGGATTCTTAATAAAGTGATTAATTTTCTCTGTCAGGAGTGCATCAATACACTCTTTAGTAATTACGCCGCCTTTACCAACAAACCAACAAGGATCTCCTGCAAGAGCCTTCTTATAAGCTTGTTCTTTACCAAAAGTAAGATTAAACTCATCTTCCGGATTATATACTGCAATGCCGATAGATATGGCTCGTACAATCTCGAAAGAATCCTCAACACCTGGAATATTCCAAGTTGCAGTAAGACCCTCCTTTACTGGCATACTTACAGCACAAGCAACTATCAATCTTTCAACACCCTTAAAATCAACAAACTGACCAAGCTTATAACTAGCAATTTCCTTCTTCATTTTCATTTACTATTAATTAGTGTATAACCCTCTTTAATTAAGTAAGATTCTGGAGCAAATTCCAGAGTTAAAAATCTAATAAAATACTCATCTGCTTTTTTCTTTCTATTTATAAAGTCTTTCCTTTTAAGTTTCAAAGGTTTATTAGTACTATATTGTTTTTCCTCAAATAAAGAAACTCCACCTTTAAATACTTTATAGATAGAATCTTCATAAATAAAGGAACTATGTGTTTGAACTATTTGACCGTCCTTCTCGTAAATCGCTACTGAAGTTGTCATATATTAAATTAATTATATACTTAATAAACTTATTTTTAGCAATTTCGTAAAAAGAGTTCCAAACATTATTGGTATAGAAGTTGTATATATCTTGTGAAGTAATATTATTATAATGAAAATATTCTTCCTCACTATATGTACCTACATTTATCCTATACGTATCTTTAATAGGTTTAGCCTCCAGACATATATGATATACTGAATCATCTAAATCTTCAAAATCATCAGGATAACCATCATCTTCATAACGAGGTTCTGAAACTAATACTTCAAATGGAATATCTTCTCTTTCAAGTATTTCTGCTATTACATAGGCTACATAACAACAACCACCATAGTTTGTATGATATATTGTATTTAAACAATCACACAAACTATTTATTTTATTAAATAGGTCCGAATAATTATCTTCCGACTTCTTTATAGATCTCCTCTTGAATTTGCTTGAAAACATTTAAATATTCTTTCAAGGTCGTAATCTCATCTTTTCCATATTTGCTATTAATAGCATATCTAATTATTCTACCAATAGCAGAATCTAAAGGCATACCATAGCCCTCTAATTGAAATTCTTCTCTAGGATTAGTTTTACTATTCACTTTTCTAAGCAAATATAAATCCCATAGTGGAGAAGTATCATTTATTGGTTCAATTCGATAAAAATTACCTTGAATTATCATTTAAATATCGCGATTAAGCATTTTAAAGAATTTAGAAACTGGATTAGAACCTGCAAGGCTCAGCCCATCATGACACCAAATAGTTAATAATACGCCAAATACTATTACTTCTATGATGTTAAGTACAGGAACAAATAGCAGTAATAATGCTATTATAAATGCATAAAGAGGTATGCCTATCTTAGGCTTTAAATCTATGACAAGCATAAATTCAATAGCTGCCACAACTAAACAGAATATAAATAAACCAAACATAACAAATTATTTATCAAGTCCTACTAATGTTGATGAGTTACCGGTAACCTTAGGAAGATGTCCAGACCATTTTTCAATCCACTGCTTCTTAAGAAGTAATGGTGTAAGAGAAGCATTTACAATGGCATTAGCTTTGGCTTCTGCCTCAGCTACTACAATCTTCTTTTTTGCTTCTGCTTCAGCTACCTGTACTTCATTAGCTGCTTTCTGTGCTAACTGAATAGCTCTGTTCTTAGCATCTACAGCTTCTACAATAGTCTTAGGATATTGCAAACCACTAGTAAACTGGTCAAGTACAAATCCTTCCTTGTCAAGAAGTTTAGAAAGACGCTTCTCAATTGCCTGTTCTACAGCTTCACGATTTGACACAATCTGGTCTGTAGTAAATTTATTAATCTCAATACGACAGGCATCCTTTACATACTTAAATACAGGACCATTAATCACATCAGTTAATTCTTTGCGATATTTACGAAATACCTTTGGAGCAGCACCATCCTTAACTTTAAGATTGACATTTGGATCAACTTTAAATTCAGAACCGTCCTTAGCATTAATTGTAAATGGCTCATAGTCAATAGTCTGTACATAAGTAGGATACTCATATACTTCCTGAGTAGCTGGATTATAGAATACTCGTCCAGTTACCATAGATACATCATCTACACCTCTTTCAGAGCCATAGAGATTAACTAAGATACCTTCACAACCAGCATCGATACGTTCACAACTAGTAAAGCTTAATGATAACATTAAAGCACTCGCAAATAAAAAGACTTTTCTCATTTAAATAAACTTTTTAATTTATCAACACTTTCAACAACTAAGGTAACTACTAACACCGCCATAGTTGCTAATATTAACATACCCATAATGCAACAAAATGTACTCTCACTGCTAATTAAGTAAGTACACATACTTATTAAATACATCATAGCTATAAAACCAATGACATATTTAATAACTTTAAAAACCAATTTATACTTTCTCAAGAATTTTGGGGTTTCCATAAAATATAATGTTTTCTTTCGGTAAACCAATTATACCAAATAATTATCTTATCTTGTTGTATGTCTATATAAGGATTTAATAATATAAGACATACTAAAACAATAATTAAGATAATCATCGTGTTTTTACTGAACCTGGTTTAGTTGTTGCCTTCTGTACTGAAGCTGGTAATTTTGACCACCAATTCTGCTTCATCTGTAACCACTCACGCTTATGCTTTGCTTTCATTTTCAAATTAATTAGAATATTTAATTGTAATCTAACTAATCTGCAAAATGACTAGCTTCCACAGCCAATCTATCTGCTAGATTATTATATTCATCTATGTTATGTCCCTTTGTCCATTCAAATTTTATATCTGAACAAAACTCTTTAGCTATATTATATACTTTATCAAATAGCTGCCAATAATTCTGGTTCTTCTTGCGTTTCCATCCCTTATTTATACATCCTAAAACGTATTGTGAATCAGATACTACAGTAATGGAATCAAAGTTTGTACTAATGGCATGCAGAGCATAAATAACAGCCATTATTTCCATTTTATTATTAGTTACATTTTTGAAGTGTTTATTAAATTGATAAATTACTTCGTTATCTTTAATAAATACAACTCCAACACCCCCATTACCTGTAGACACTTGACAAGCTCCATCTGTATATATGGTTAATAATTTCCCCATGATTCTACTACGAAGTCAAGAGTTAAATTACCATATAAATAAGTTACTTTAAATGGACCTGAGGCTATACCCTGATAATTACTTTTAGGGTTTTTATGTACTTCTTTAATTACATCATTAAGTAATCTTTCTGCACAGCAATATAAATCGTAAACACTGGGTACTCTGAGTTCATGCTCTGTAAGTATTTTCCAAGGTTCATATCCAATAATTTCTGGTTTGTCCTCTTCTTCATTCTTATAGATAGGCAAACATGGAAAAGCCATAATCATAGCTACTTGCTCAAAACGAAAATTACTCAGAATATCCCTTTTTTGATCCTCTAAGCTACCTCTGTAGGCATCTTCCGAATTAATTACTTTTGGTTTTAACATAAATAAATAAAAAGAGCTACCCCTTTCAGAGTAGCTTAATCAGGACACACCATAGAAAACGATGTGCTATCTACAGAATTTACAGTATCAACTTTAGCAGAATCTACTGTATCACAAGTATCGACAGATGTAGAATCTACACTGTCTGTTGTCCTAGAACAACCATTACCACAACTTGAACAGAGGGCAATGATTGCGAAAGCAAAAATAAATAATTTCTTCATAATTAAATAAATTAAATAAATAATAAAGGGTGGAGAGTTTCTCCACCCCTCGATTGTAGGAAATCAACCTCCCGATTTCTCATCTTGAAAAGTATAGGAATTAAAAGTCACTATAATCTTAATTATAGAAGCACCTACAGTTTAAAGAAACATAGGACAAACTAAAGAATATCATAAGGATTAGCCGCACAGACTTAGAATGTGTCTTAGCTTTAGACTCGTTCCCACGACTTAGACTTAGACTTAGACCAAGTAACACCACATAATGCTTTTAACCCGATTATGTTTTAGGTGATACTTAAAAATAAAAATATGTGTGGAAACGACCATTAAATATACCTAATATGTGGTATTGCGACAATCCCGCTATAAATTATATTACTTTCCTGTAATATATTTAATGCTAATCCTTAATCTATTCTTATTAATTACTCAGCGAGTAAAGCCTTAATAGACTTATATGTTTCCATCAAAGAATCCGGAACATTAATTTTAAGTTTACTAATCTTTTCTTTCTCAGTAATTATATATTGATTGAATCTTGACTGCAAATCTTCAGTTTTGTCAAGCCAATCATTATATTCTTTAGAATAAGCAGTTCTAGCCTTCTGATACTCTTGCTCATTAGCTATATTCTGTTTATTTGCTTCTTCAATAGCATCAGCTTTAATATTATTAAGTTGAGCATTTAAATTTCTATGTTCAGACATTAAAGACAAGAACATACCACTAACTTCAGCGACTTCAACAGAAGGTGTATATCTATATACTACAGTATCTCTACCGGCTCCACTAATCTTATTTGGTTCAGCAATTACTTTATTTAACATTACCTTAGCTCTAGATACAGAGCCTGTTTCATGTATAAATTTACCAATAGCGGCAGCTCTAGATTGCAAAGTAAAATACTTATTTAATTTAATTGCATCTAAATTTTTAATTACATCATCTTTAGTTACCGTAGCTTTTTTACTTGGTGATTTAGGAGTGAGATAATCTTTATATTCTGACCAATCTTGAATACGTGTACTTGATAATTCACCAAGAGCTTCCTCCTTATTCTTAATAGCTTCTTTAAGCCAAGCAATTAATGAATTATATTGTCCTATCTTAATTATAGCATCTTGAATCCATGAAGTATCTGTAGTACCTTTTCCAGCATTTACTGCATTATCAGAAGATACAATACTAGTTATTGTAGTATTATAAAATTGAACAGTATTTAATGAATCTGTCAATCCTGCAATAACTTCGTTAGCTACATTACAAATATTTTGAGCTTCTGTTGATGTAAGAAACCCATCTTTAAAAAATACATTATTCATGTTCCTATGATATATAATATTTAATTACTTAGTAGTTAATAATTGTTAATCAATAAATTCAATGGTATCTACCATTGTATTATATGATACTTTACCATCTTCTAATTCTATAATATAATAATAGTCCTCCCAAGTTTCTTCTATACCTTTAAACACACCTACTATATCATGTGATTTACATTTGTGTCCTATAAAAGGCATTAATTCTTGTACTTGAGAACTACAATCTTTAGCATCCTCTGAACTCTTTATTATTCTTCGGGTTTCAAATATGTAAGCTGTTCTAACTCTTTCAAGAGCTCTCATCATAGCATCCTTCTCTTTCGAAGAAGCTTTATCCCAGTCCACAATATATCCCAATGTACTTACTTTAAATATCATCCAAAATTACCTCCTAATGGTGTTTCTGGTTCTAAATTATCTATAAGAACTTCTTGTAATTTAAAAGACTTTCCTTCAACTTCTACATTATTGTATACAAAGTTATAAAGATAGTCAATGGACATAAATCTAGTTGGAGTAGTAACACAATGATCATGTTGAGTATCTTTTTGATACTTTTCAACATGTTTAGTTATATTACCACCTTTATATAATCTATAAACTATAGTTCCTTCCCATTCATTTATAGGAGAGATACCTGTGATGTATAAATCACTATTATTTAAATGTACCTGTTGTATTATCACTATAATTGTATTTTTTGAATTTCATTGGATTCCAAACTTTTTATATAATTATATACTTTACTAAGATTTCCTCCACTAAATGGAGTTTTATTACTGAAGATTAATATCTTATATAAATTTATAGCCTGTATAAAACTTACCTTATTCTCTTTTAAATATTTAGTAAATATAGTGCTAAATCCACAAGATTGCTTAAAATATTGCATGATTGCTTGTTTAAGACACTTTATTTCTGAATTTGACCAGTACTCTTCTTTCTTTTTAAATATCTTATTTGTTGCAGAATCCCTTATAGGTCTTGGTATATATAAAGTTTCTGGTAAAATTAATTCATCCTTCTTGACAGCATCAGTAAATTTTATAGCCGAAGTATTTAACAATTCGTTAACTTGTGCATAGTGTATTATAAAGTCTATAGTATTAGAAGCATTAATTATCATAATCTTAGCACTTCCTTTTATAAATACAGCATAGTTAATAGAATCAAATACAGAAGACTTAATTATTTGTAAATCCCCAGTACTCTGCTTTGCCATATGGTCCGAATATCTAATCTCTAAGTTTTTATAATAGAAATATAAAGAATTACTATTCTGCCCATTGTCTTTTAATGTACAATTAACCCATAGCCATTTTTCAAGTTTATTCATTTCCTTTAATCTGTTAAGTATTAATCTATACAAAAATAGCTCACCTAAATTAATAGATGAGCTATATACTATAAGTAGGTTGACTTTGTAATAGGATCTTATTCTCTACCATTACTAGTTCTCTACTTTATTATTAGTTGTCTAGGAGAGATTCGAACTCCCGAAGCTAAATAGCAGCTGATTTACAGTCAGCCGTGTTTGATCACTTCACATACTAGACAATAAATTCTTTTTATGAGTTGCAGAGGCAGGATTCGAACCACTTTGTGCGACCTCTTGGTTATGAGCCAAGCGAGATAACCAACTTCTCCACTCTGCGATATTAAAAAGAGCTTCAAGTAGGATTCGAACCTACGACCTGCTCATTACAAGTGAGCTGCACTACCACTGTGCTATTGAAGCTAGAATAAAGGCGAATATGGCATTAGACGGGCAAACTATCGTGACCATATTCTAATAATACATTGAGCTATCAGGCATACTCGTGGATTGCCACCGCTACCTCTAACAACCACCCAGTTAAACGCTAGGTGCTCTCCATTATTTGTAGGTGATATAGGATTCGAACCACTTTGTGCGACCTCTTGCTTATCAGGCAAGCTATCTAACCAACTGATATAATCACCTAAATTGTTGGACCACTAAGGTTAGAATTCTGTAGTGTTTCCGGTTACACCATAGTACAATTTGTTTGCGGAATATAAGGGACTCGAACCCTTAGTTTTACTAGAGTGACAGTCTAGTTCCCTTACCAACAGGGCTTAATACTCCGGGCGCCTCTTGTGTACACATTTCTTTTCGAGAAGGTGATGAACCTTAGAAATAAGAGGCATATATTTAAATTTACTCTCCCAACATCAGTAAGTACCCCTTTGGCACTTACTAGTAGAAATCTAATTAAATAACTGTAAATGGTAATACTCGATAGTCTTTAACATCGTACCAAGCTGCTACAGTTTTCATTCCTTTCCACCATGATTTGATAATTCTTTTCATACAGTTTAAAATTTAATTGTTAATTAAATAATCTAATTGTATAGAAGGAAGAAGTAAACATCGTGCGAGATGTGGGAATCAAACCCACGCAAGCCTTCTGGTTGGAAGCCAGATATGCGCCTTCAGCTACACTAATCTCGCATATTTATTAGTGGACCACGGTGGGACTCGAACCCACGACATCTACCTTGCAAAAGTAGCGTTCTAGCCAGCTGAACTACGAGCCCAAATTGAATATAATTCTTTAATTAATTATTTATTAACTTAACACATCAACAGTATATTAAATTACTGAATTTAAATAGTTAATAAATATTAAATATATTTATAGTACTATTCATATAGGTAGTCTTTGCCTTAAACGGCAAGTTCTCTACGAGAACAATATAAGAGCATTTCCTTCTCTCCAAGTTAAGAAATGTTAAAAATTCTAAACAGAGATTAAGAAATGCTCTCCACCTAAATAATCACACTACTTTGCAGATGGATGACTATTTGTAGGTGTTGTCTCACTAAAATAATTATCTTGGTTCATAATTTAATCTTGTTAATAAATTCATTATATTTATCAATAAATTCTTGCTCTGTAATTATATCACCCCTATTAGCCAAAGTTAAAGATTCTTCGCAATATGAAATAGAACCAAATTTGTTAGATTCTCTTAAGTGCAATTCTAGAATAGTACAGTTACATTCATTAACCGAAATGATTTTATACCAATACATGTCTTCACCATAATCGCAATATCTATATCTATTTTTGGATAATTCAGCTTTCAATATTGTATCTTGTATCTCACTTTGTTTAACTAATAGGTCAGCTATCTGTTTACTTATGTCTTTTAAAGTTTCAGAATCAGTCATTAAATAATTTTTCAATAGATTTCTTATAATCTGCATTCTTATTCATAAAATATATCGTAAGAACAGTATTAATTATAGGACAGTATATAATTACTAGAATTAATAAATTTGCTTTAACACGTTTTTCTACCCTACGATCTTCCATATAGAATATACTAAAGAGATAAAAAACAAGTAAAACAAATGCTCCCATAGCTATTACAGGCATATTACAATTCCTTAATATTGGAATCTTCAGACTTTCCTAGATATATCTCATTTATAGTACAATTACTTGTGCGAAATTGTTCTATAAAACGTATTTTACCAATAATCCTTGGAGACTTATCTTGATAATCACATATAGTAGGAATATATGCAGTCTTTAAACAATCCCAATGAGTTATGACAATGTTAAATTTACAATGATAAGTTTCACGGTAATTATCTAAACAATGTCTTTCAATAGCTCTTTCGAATAAAGTATAGTCAAAAGGACCCGTCTTAAACTCTCCTTGTGGTCCATCATTAGTATTTGATGGTTCTTCTAGAGTAAAATATGTATCCAAGTCCATAGAATAAGGATTGTACCCATTTCCATGTCTAGTTAAATATGGACGCATAACTAAGTATACCTCTGCATTTTCTAGACACTTTTCTTGGATTCCATTTAATCCTACTTTGCTAGGAGTACAATGAGGCATAAATCCTCTTTCCATATCTAGAAGGAGACCTTGAGAACCCTCCCAAATAACAGTATCAACCTCATCAGGATAATAAGTTCCAATTATAAAGGTCTCTGGGTGTTCTTTAATAAAGGTACAAGCCTCTTTAAAAAGATCATCTAATTCAGTGTCTCGTTCTAGATTGTGATAATCCCTTATAGTTTGTAGAATTACATCTGTATATTCATTTATATAAGGGCACATATGAGCACTATAAGTTACATTATCTTTGTTTCTTTTAAAACAAGCATGTATTCCTTTACCACAAGTTCCATTATACTTTACTCGTCCATCCATAGAATCAGCTAATACATCATAAGGTGTAATAACTCTACAGTTAGGATTTATATATAACTTAGGAACTTCAATACCTTCATTAACTAAGACCTTATACTCATTATAGATACATATCGGGTCAATGAATACTTCTTTATATAGACAAGTTGGTACTCCTAGTAAAACACCACTTCCCCAAGAAGAACATACGTGTGATTTACCTTTATAAACCACACGATGCCCAGCTTGTGGACCTCCACTAAATCTAATGACAACAGGTTTATGGCTATTCATACATAACCATTGTACTACATTACCTTTACCCTCATCACCAAATAGAGATCCAAGTACTATCTGATTACGAATTTGTTTGCTGTCCATAGCTGTTAGAAACAATACGAGCAATAGATTCACCTACGTGCTCTTTATCTGAAATAATAAGATTATCCCCTACATAAGGCTTCCAACTGTTAGAAACCCTCTCTACACCATAGTAACCACCATGCTCAACATGAATATGATAAATATCCCACTTCTCAGCACATTCTCTATATATGAAGGAAGTGGCTAAATCTTCACCACACTCATCACCTATATAATGAGTTACTGCTTCTTTAGGAAGAGTTTTATGAATTGGCTCATCACTAATTGTAATTAAACAGCCTTTAATACCTCTTTTCTCTAGGGCGTCGGTCTTAATGTGATTAGTAGCAAAATACCAACACATATGAGGATCCTCTCCGTTATTACCGCCTCCTCTACCTTCAAGATCAACCTTACGGAGCCATTTCTCCATAAGTTCATCACTCGATTCAAACTGTCCTACTTGTAAAGGGGCTTCTTCATAGCAGCCTTCTACATCACCAAATGCCATAAAACAGATTTGAGGATTATCAATACCCGCCTTCATAATACTAGCTACACAATCTGGCAGGGTATTATCAATAAGATATTTAGGAACTTTACCCATAGAACCTGTCTCATCAAGGGCAATAATAATAGGAAATGATTCTGGATGCTCCTCAGAATCACAAGACTCTCTGAAATTAATATTAAGAGGATTCATTTCAGGGTCTAAATTCTTCTTACTAAATGTCTTTTCGATAGACTGAGATCTGTAACTATGACTTCTAGCTACAGCATCACTATATGAATAACTACCACATCCCATTATGCTTCCTCCTTTGCTTGTGATTTAATATTACTAGCTAATGCACTAACTAAAGCATTTACATTATCTATAAGTGTATCTACCTTAGCATTAATCTTATCTAATTCTGATGGTTCTGGAGTCTCAGCAGCGGGCTTGTTTGCTGCTCCGAACATATTACCAAACATGTTGCCACCTCCCATAAGCTGACTCATAAGCGTTATAGTCATAAAATCAGAACTACTCTTATCTGCAAGAGCCATAAGCATTATAGGATTAAATCCTTTACCTGCATTATTAAACAATCCACCACCATTAAAAGCAGACATCATAAGCAGATTCTTAACATCGAATCTGTTGCCGCTCATAAATGCAAGTGCCAGTGGATTAAATCCATTAGAAGAATCAAAGTTAAATGGATTGACAATAACTCGGAATGTTGCAGAACCCATCAACTCATCTTCAATAGCAATCTTATTATTGATATTACCATTGAAGTTCATAATCTTGATAGAACCATCTTCTGCTTTAGCCTTAACTACACCATAAGATCTGCCTGACTTTACAATATCTCCAATTACAATCTGGTCAGAATTCTTACTAATATTGTAAATACAAGGCATAGGGTAAGTCATCTTGTATTTCTTGAGTTTGCCAGAAGGAGACATACCTACATAAGCACCGTCACTATTCTTAAAGCAGAGTACACCATCAGTAATACTAATCTTAGCACCCTCTTCAGCCTGCGGCATAAAATCATCGTACATGTCTTTAGTTAAATCACCAAAGACATCACTCATATCCATTTTTCCAAATTGTTCCATACTTGAAATATTTTTACCTATAGTATTAATTTGTTTACCATTAATCTCAGAAATTGTTACTGTCTCATAACTTTCTTGTTCTCTAGAACTTGCATAAGTCCAGACAACTTGAAATTTACTGTCATAACCTACAAGTTGTACTAAATCACCTCTTTTAAGTCCCGGACACTCATTAGCTACTATATATGGTACAGTAGTTTCTGAATTCATTCTCTCAGGACTTAATTTAGTATTTGTAAATATACCTCTAATTATCATAATTATAAACTATTAAGTATATTTTTATATCTATCTAAATATTTAGAACCTAATGCAGACATTATCTTATAAAATCCTGACCTAAATCCATCATCAGAGCTAACTAATTGTTTTAGGCTCTTTATATAATAATCAGGTATATCAGATCTACATTCATGTTGCATTAAGTTTCTAACTAGTGCCATTTTATTTAATATTTCACCAGCTGCCTTAGCTTTATCTTCAGTCATACTTTATTATAGCTAAATATATTAATAAGATGACTAAAGTCATTCCTAGCATATCTATAAACATTCAAATAGCCCTAATAGACTTAAATGGATAACGTTTCTGATCATATCTACTAATGAAGTTTTCTTTTACTTTAGCTTCATTAATACCTGTGAGTCTAATGGTTTGTTCTTTGTTTTTTAAAGAATCAAAATAAGTTATTTCAAATTTCATATAAAAGATTCTCTGTTATTAAATTTATTTTGAGCATCAAGTACCCCTTCTTTATCTGTAATATCTACAATAAGTCCTATTTGTCGTAACCAAACATCAAATGGACCACTGTACCCCTGGTCACCAACCCAACCTCCTTTACAAAATACTATCTTCTTCCAAACGAAGATAGCACATAATATCCCATCAACTTCACATAAATGTTTGCCTTCTGGAATATCTAAGAATGTTGGAGCTAAACCTATCCCTTCTCGATAATATCTAGATATTCGAGTATGAAATACATCATCCTGCATAACTACTGAATCAGTTTCATAATTAGTAGACAGTTTACCGTGCAAATAAAAATCAGGCTGATAAATCCAATTCTCGTTTCGACTACTTAATGGCTTAAATTTAATCAT